CATATAAAAAATATGAATAAACTTTTAAATATAAATAATAAAATTATAAATATAATACATGCTAAGATATTAAAAATCAAAAATCCCTTATCATTCATTTTTTAATGCCTTTCAGTTCTATTTTTAGAAGATAAATAAGAAAACCCTAAACATTTTATATAGTTGGAAAAACTGATTGAATATTTTTTTGGAATAATAACAATTCCTTCCCTAAGATGTTTATTAGTTATTTCTGATGGACTATCGGCTAATTCTCTTAATTGATCGATTGACTTAAAAGTAGTCGTATGAATCTGAACAACAGGAATTTCCCTTTCTTTACAATGTTCTATAATTTCTTCAGGACTCCATAATCTATTTTTATCTCTGATAGCAAAAATTCTAATTGTTTCCTCCCCAATTTTTAAACCATAATTTAAATGTTGAACTTTACCACCATATAATTCTCCATAATAAACTAATCCAGGTTCAATTTTAGTTTTTAATAATTTAGAATAAACCTTCCAATAAATAGATGGCTCCAAATCTAAATTAATAGCTTTTCTTTTAGAAATAAATTTTCTAATGAAGTTTATAAATATAACAAAATATTTAAGCCATAATGGTATTGGATCATATGGGTTAAAAAGAGTTGAATTGTGTGTCCCGACAAAATCCTCAAAGGATTTAGATTTAGGATTTTCTAAACGACCACATCTAAATTGAGTTCCATGTATTTTTTCTGAATAATTGATTTCCTCTCCTTCTTTTAATAGGGTTGTATCATTTAAGATATTATTATTAACATGAAATAACTGTTTAAAAATATTAGGAACATTTCTTCTAAAATGAAAACTTAAAATTTTTCCAACTAAAGTATTTTTTTCAGAAGGAAATAATTGCTCCATAAATAATTCAGGTGGATCTTCCCATTTCATAATATATGGTAAATATTTTAAAACCTTTTCTTTATCAACAATCAATCCTTCAGAAATATTTCCTCTTAATTTAACGACTTTCACTTTTCCTCTGGATAGATAATTTGTAATATTTAGCTCTTCTGCTAAAATTTCAGGAAGAACTGATTCTGCTGGAATTACAAATACCTTTTTTCCAATTTGATGAAGTCCTTTTTGGGATATAAATCTCCAACCCATTTCTTCAACTATAATACATTCTAAATTATCTGAATTCTCCGCAGGAATAATTTTAGAAATTGTAACTTCTTTTACATATGGGGAAATATCACAATGAGACACATCCCTTGCATAGGATATGACCATTCTATTCATCTCCATCTTTTATTTCAGATGTTTGCCCCATTTGAGATTTCCATTTTTTAACATCTTGATATTTAATATCTGTTTTATAATTAATGCTTTTCCAAAAATCTAAAAAGAGCTTCATGTCAACTCTAAATCTACAGATTATACAATGTTCAATATTAATATCTACTACAAGAAATTCGTTTAATAATTCTCCTTCAACGAAAACAGATATATTATCCGTATGATCAAAAACTGAATGTTCCTTAGCTAAATCAAAACTTAAATAACATTTATAAGTTGCGCTTTCTAGTTGTCTAAATTCAATTTGAAGTACTCTATCAAATTTTTTCTCTTCTAATACCATAAAAATTTCTTCTATATCTTTTGTTCCAAATATCTTTTGATAACAAGTTCTTTTGAAATATCTTTATTATCAAAAAATATAACAAATTTGTGTGATAATTTTTTTAAATAGTTTTCTCTAATTTCATTAACCTTTACATCTTTAGAAACTTCAAGTTTGACAATATCATCGACCTTTTTTAGTTCAGGAATTTGTTTTTTCACTCCTCTTTTTATAAATTTCATTAGATTATATTTTTCATGATTCTAGTTTTATATATCTTTTTATTCATGTTACTTTGTTCCTTCATATTTTTTCTTCAGTCTTTCATATTCTTCTTTTTCTCTATGTTCATTAATTATTATATATTTTTTTTCTCTTTCAATTCTCTCTTCAAATTCTTCATCAGTTTCTAAACTTTTATAGCATAAATATAATGTTTCACCCATTCCATATTCTCCATGATCAACTTCAAAATAAGCTTCTTCTCCATACATATCTCGCCATTCTTCTATAGTTTTTATTGCCTCCCCTAAAGAATTATATAAAATATCAGATGCAGGAATCTTTTTATCAACCATTTTTCTTTCCATGTTTTATTCTCCTTGAAAAGAGTGAAAGAATTTCCATCTATTATTAAAATCTATATAAACGTCCAAACAATTTTTCTTGCAAATTGGGTCTAAAACTGTCCTATGATTTTCAAACCAATTTTTTCTTTCTTCTCTCATATTTTCTCCAACCTTCCCAATGGGCTTTCCTTGTTCTCTAAGATAAATAATGCAGGGATAATGTTGTCCATTTAATACCGCCATATCATCCAAAACTAAAGGACAACGATAATAATCTCCGCTCGTTATCCCTCTAACCCTTCGACCATTTTTAAAATTATTATATCTATATTTTAAAATAGGATGTTTATTTAAAATAATATCATCAATAAATAAATCTTCAAATAAAGAATTATTTTGTGATGCGGTTATAATCCTTATATCAGAAACATTCATTGATGAAGAAAATTTAATTATCTCGTTAATTTCATTCATATTATCATTTGTTAAAACCACTCCAATTGTAACATAAGTCTTTTTAGACAATTCTTTGATATTCGAAATAACCTTCTCCCAAGACCCTTGAATATTTCCTGAAATTTTATCTCCATTTGTTGAACAACAGGAATCTAATGAAATTGAAAAATCATTGATTCCACAGTCTATTAAATGAAGATAAAAGTCAAGATCATTAGAACCATTAGTGGATAAAGCAATTCTCTTAATTCCTTTGGTTTTTGAATATTTTATCAATTCAGGAAGATTTACCCATAGGGTGGGTTCTCCGCCAGAAAACCTGACATTTCTCAATCCCTGCCCTGTCCAAAGATCTATAATTTTAATTGCATCTTGAAGAGAAATATCACCTTGATCTTCTTTTCTTATTCCACGACAATAAGTACAATTGAAATTACATCGATCCGTTAAAATCAATTCACATCTCCATAAAGGAGTTTTTTCATTTGAGGTTTTTGCTCTTTCATCTTCAAGAGTGTAAAACCCTATATCTTCCAAGATCATATGAATAGCCTTTCTAGCTTTCAGTCCACATGTCTTTTTCTAAAAAATTATATGTCAAATTGATTTTTAATTCACCATCTCTTTCTTTTTCAGAATCTATATTTTCTATATCATTAAGAACTTTATCTCTGATATTTTCAACCTCAAATTTATTTATGATGATAGAAAGGCACCTAATTAATCTATCTAAAATTAAAGGAATTTCAGTTTTAGATTTTTCATAATCCAAAATTTGATTATTTGTGATTCCAATATAGGTTGACAAAAGTGTTGTAGAAAAATTTATATTTTTTCTAAGAAATCTTAATTCATTCCCAGTTAGTGACCAATATTTTTTAATTAAAAGTTCAGAAATCTTTTTATGTAATTCAGTAATATAACCTATACTTACATATTTTTCAGTACAATATTTGCATTTAGCAACAAAAACATTATTTAAATATATTTTATTTAACCCAGATTCAAGATAACAATGCTTATCTTGTTTGTATTCTAATGTGCTACCACAACTTTCACAGATTTTATATTTATTCATTATCTCCTCTTTTTTCTACAATCTTTTTAGAATGTTAAAAATTTCATAAATCAAAATTTAAACGTAATATATTTTTTAGATTTATTGAAAAATTTAGGAAACCAATGCCAAAATAAAGATAATGATAAAATAAATGAAAATGTCAATATCCAAAAATCATTCAAAAAAGCCGATATAATAAATGCTGAGATAGAACTTAACATCCAAAATAAAAGTAATGTTTTATTAATTTTTATTTCTTTCTTTTCTATGGGATATTTTTTAAGCGCATTAATGCTTTCATGAAGGTCACGGTCTTTAACTAATAATTTTCTTTCATATAAAATTAATTTTTCGGAGTAATCTTTATATTTTTCCTCATTTATATACCATACATTATCAATTTTCATATTAATCTTTTATGTACCTTCTGAATTCTTCTTTTAATTCTTCAGAAGTCATGTGTCTAAAATATATAAGTCTTAAACCATATTTTACTTTTTTATTTTTCACTTCTCACTCTCAATATTATGAGTATAGTAGATTTCTGGATTTTTGTTAGATTGAATGATATTTTCCAAAAATTCTATTTTCTTTTTTAAATCTTTAATTATTTCATCTCTATGAAGAATTTCTTTTTCCCATTCAATCCATTGAAAAATAAATTTCATGGCTTCCGCCGGAATGTACACAGAACAATTTCCTAAGTGTTTGTCTCCAGATCTATCAATTATTAAACCAAGACCGTGAATGATATTTTCTTTATCATCTTCAAGAGTCGAAAGATGATACTCAATAGTAGGAAATTCTTTAATTTCTCCTTTGAAAATAACCATGAAATCTTCACTAAGAGGAATTTTCTTTAGAGAGACTTCTTTCTGAAAATAGTTCATATCACTATCCACCGCGTATGTTTTCATAACTCTCTCCTTATCATATATTTTTCCTCATTTATATACCATACATTATCAATTTTCATATTAATCTTTTATATACCTTCTGAATTCTGCTTTTAATTCTTCTCGAGTCATGTGTCTAAAATATATAAGTCTTAGATTCAAAAATATTAATTCCTTATGGTCTACGCCAATTTTAAAAACTATTTGATTATATTTCATATTTATCTTTTCAAATTCTAAATGTTTTAAAACTCCTTCTTTATACTCATCAAATTTTCTTGAATTTCTTCCAAAAGATTTTTTATGTCCTTCAAAATGTCCAGGATTAGTTTCTTCTAAATAAAGCCAAACAATTTCTTTCCATTCTTCTATAATTTTTTTAATACATTTTTCTTTTTTGTTAACCAATCTTTCAATAGATTTTTCAATTGAAATTAATTTTAAAGTATCTTTAAAATTATCACTCATCGAATAACAAATCTTTTATAATTAGTAATTTTTTCAATTTTTCTCTTTACTAATTGAAAAATTTCTTTTATAAGTTCAAAATCCCGAAACATAATATCCGTAATAATGAGAACTAAAAGAATAGTGATAAAAGAAATAGAAATTCCAAGAATTATCTTTAACATTACTTCTAACATCGCATAGCCTAAGGTGATCATCTCGTTCTCCTTTTTCGGCAAACTATGAAACGTAGATTTAGAATTTAGTTAACCCCAAAATATATTCATTTCTCAATTTCATTAATAATTGTCCTAAATGGTTTTGTCCTTTTCCATTGCAAACGCCCCAATATGTATCATGCCACCAATTTCCTTCAATTAATTCATAACCATTTGTTTCTATTAACTTTTTCTTTAGTTCTAAGTTTTGATTAAATTTCATTCTCAATGCTTTTTCCATAATAAATATTTTTACTTTATCCCAGTCGTTTCTCATAACAACTTTTCTTCCTAATTTTTTAGCAATTCCCGGAGATGGTGAATTTCTTATTTTTTCTTGATCATTCAAATCTAAAGTTTTTTGAGCTTGATAATAATGTTCTACGGTTTTATATTTTATGCCATCATTATCTATAATTTCTGAATCATAAAAATTTGATAAAAATCCATAGTCTCCTATAAAATTGCTTATCTGCTCCATATTTTTCTCCTAAGTTTGAAAGAACTCCTGTCTTAAAAAAAATACAAATATGTATAAACTATTTTATAACTATTTTTCTATGTTTTAAAATTTTCTTTTTTAATGAATTGAAAATACCTTTTATCAATTCTGAATCATTAGAAATGACATCTGAAATTACAGTCCCAACTATTACAAAAATAATAGAAAAAGAAAGTAAAATTGATACATGAATAATTATATTTTCAATCATCTTTTTCACTCCTCGTATCTTTTATGATCATATTAAATTCTGTCTTTTTTTGATCATTATCCCAATAAATTATCACATTTAAAGAACACATATTTTTTGTTGGATTGTTAGATTTAATTTTAACGACTTCTTTAAATTCTTCATATTGATATATTTCATTATAATCTCTGGTATATGAGATATCTGTTTCAGGAAAATTTTCTTCAAGAAATATATGTGTGATTTCACTCTCTATGGTGTTTTCTGCTAATTTTGTTGATTTTGTAATATTCTTGGAAAGATCATTTGTTTTAATTATTGTATAGACTAAAGTTATTACTCCCAAAAGTCCAACTGCTAATAAAAATATAGATATTAAAATCTCAAGAAGGGTGAAACCATTTGTCTTTTTCATTTTATTATAGCTTAACTGTAAATTTTTTATAATTACAAATTCTTAACATATTTGTTTTTATTTTAATTATCATACATTTTGTTCTAATTATAATATATTTTTTTATTTCAGGAAACTCAATTAATAAAAATAGTGATACGACAATAATTAAAAACGCTATCGGAAATAAATCATTTTCTAAAAAATTCATCATTTTAATTAATTGTTTTATTAACTTCGTTAAAAATTATAGTTTCTACTTTTTCATCATTGATCAATTCATTATTAAAATATTCATCACTTCTGGATTTCAAAATCTTTCCGCCATTCATATGAATATATAAAACTAAATCAGCATATTTAGAACAATCAAAAATTATAGAATTAAAATGTTCTAACCCAATTGCATCATGAGCCGAGAGATTTGCTTTTAAATCTGAAGGCGTTAAAATAATTATCATGATATAAGCTCATTTCTTTTAGCTATCATCCGCAAATAAATATCACGACCATCCAATGAAAAATCAGATCTTACTTCAATATCCCTAAAATATTTTTCAAGATCAAAATAATAAATAAGACGATCTTCAGTCCAAATACTTGCATGAGGGTCTTCCGGGGTATTTAACATTTCAGTTGTCAAAATGATATTATGTAATTCCCATCCTGCTGTTCCTGGCGACTCATTTAAAATCATTCCTGATAATTTTTCATAGTCAGGAACAATGACATCAATAATTCCATTTGGTTTAAGAAGTTGTGACATGACATAAATAAAATAAGGAACCGCCGTAAATTCAACATGTTCCAAAAATCGATAAATACATATTTTATCAAATAAAAGAGTTGGATTTTCAATATAAAAATTATCCCAGTGATACTTAAAAAAGTATTTTTGATTTCCAATTTTTGAATTCAATATTTTTTCTAAACTTTCAGGGTATAAAGGAGGGGTTGAATATATTGGGTCAATATTTACAACAATATCATTTTCAGAATCAAATGGCATTAATTTTCCACTTGCGACATTCAGAATAGTTTTTGGCATACGGGATTGCTCAGTCATAGACTTTTCCTTTCGAATCCTCTAAGCATATTACTTTTGGTTTAGGTTGAGAATATTCTTTTCTTGGTTTGATCATATTTATTAAATATTCTATTTCTTTTCCTACTAAAGATAATTTAACATTTTCAGAATGTAAAATATTTGAAGATTCTGTTTTATCTCCATTTAAAAAATATGAGCCTGCCTCCTGAATCCTCTTTAATGAATCGTTCACATTTTCAAGAATATGTTGAAATCTTTCTATTTCGTTCATATAATTATATTTGGAATAAAATCAACTGAGATAAATCCTTCAGACATTGAAGGCAATTCTTGATGCATAGCAAATTTCATTATAACATCCTTTCCAACTATATGATCTTTTCTATTAAAATCTAAATCAATTGCCTGATTTAAGGGAGATAAAATATATACACAAGAAATTTTTATATTTCTTTTTATTTTATTTTGAATGAGTTTAATAATTTTTGATCTTGTTTTAAAAGTGGTATAAGTATTTGAAATTATAATTGGAAATTCATTCTTATTAACTCTCTCAATAATTTTTTCTCCTATTAGATTTAAAGCAATTTCATCAGTACATGTTTTATACGCTTCGCTATAAATTTCTAAATCGTTCATATGATTTTTTATTTTTGGGTGTTTGCTAATAAAATATTCAACCCTACATTTATCATATGTTAAAACTTCAAAATTAGATCCAAACATTTCTGAATAACCATTTCCATAAAAGTCTTTTCCTACCCCTGGAATTCCGCAAAATAAAATCACTTCTCCATAATTATCTTGTTCTTTTTCCTTAAAATGAATAATACTATTTCTCAATCTTTCAGCCGTCTCCAATTTGCTTATTCTTGAATATAGATCAATGCTAATTTGTCCTTGAATATCAGCATTCCTTAATCTCAAAAGAACATCAGCGAGATCTTTATTTTGATTTAAAAATGATATGAATTGTTCAGGTAAATAAAGTTCATCGAGACTATTATGTGCTGAAACACAATAAACCACAATTTCTAAAATATCTTTAAAATATTTTCTATTTAAAAAAAGTTCAGAACATGAATCTTTAATTTCAGCTTTATAAAATAAATCAAAACAAACATCTATTGCAAATTGAACTCCGGCATATTCATGCCCTCCAAAATTGATTCTCCCTGGTTTATGAGATTCTCTTGTAAATTGTCTTCCAGCGTCATGACATAATGCAGAGATTAAACACGCTATGACTTTATATTCTTCATTTTCGGTAAAATCATGAATTTTAATGGATTCATAAACCATCATTGTATGAGACCAGCAATCATCCTCTAAATGATAAGGAGATAAATTTTCTGAAGAATAAGAATGTAAACAACTTCTCATTCTATGAGGAAAGGTTGGAAATCTTTTAAGAAAGATACTAAGAAACTTTCCTTTATCTAGCATATGATCCCCTTTTTCTAAAATCTATTTAAGATATCATTTCTTGTTGGCCCATAACTACAAATAAATCTATCAAACCCTAAAGTTACTTTTAGAAAATTAGGAAATAATTCTTTTCTTAATTTTAAAATATCATATAAATCTTTGAAAGGTATATCTTCATCTACCTGATCCATACAAGTAATTACAATATTTTTTCGTATTATAAATTTATTTGCATATATTAAATCAAAATTTATTGTGTCATTCATTAAGGGAATATCTAAATATCCGAATCTCAAACTACCTTGAAAATTATTAGGGATATTAGTTTTATCAATAATTTTAGAATATATTTTTTCTGGTTGTTCTGTCGGAAATGGGCCAGCCCCATGTCTCGTCATATATGTTCTTGTAATATAATAAATATCTAACTTAGAAATTTCAAAATCATTACAAAGTTCAATTACATTTTTTAATCCGGTATTTGATCTGGTGACATGAGGAAACCATTTATGATTTTGATCTAAGAGAAGCCCTTGAGCCCCTTCAAAAATAATATTCTTATTTTTAACAAAATTTAAATCAGAAGGAATTATAATTTTTTTAATAAATTCTTGACAATCCAAAATAAAATTTTCAATTATATTTTCATTATATAATCTTTCCTTATATTTATCATCAATATTTTCTATTCCTAAAATTCGTAATCTATTAAAAAAATATTCTTCTTTTATTAATCTTAATTTATCTTTAAGTTCTTTTGGATTTTTTAATAGATCAGAAACTTCGATTAAATATCTGTTATTATTTAAAGATCTTTCAATTGTTTCATTTATTCCTAGACCACAACTACCATGTTTTTTATCTCCTCGTTTTTCCTCAATTATATGATTTATCAATACATCAAATGGGGTTGTGACAATACATTCTTTATCAACAAAAACAATAGGGTTATAATTTTTAAGTAATTCATATTCATCTAAAAATACATAAGGATTTACAATAAAATATCTACTTAAAAAAGTTGGAACATTATTAAAAGTTCCTGCACCAAAATGTCCAAAAACATGTCTTTTTCCATTTTCTAATTGTACAGAATGTGCTGCCTGAGAACCTCCATTAAATCGTATGACTATCCCACTTTCTTTAAATTTATTAGAAAGATAATCTGTAAAAAGTCCTTTGCCTTCATCACCAAAATTAGAGCCGATAACAACCTTAGCGTCTTTCATGATGGTTGGGGGACATATCCCTTTCGAGATATGCCCCCATTCCAATTATAAAGAAACTATTTCTGAGGAATCAATTTTGGATACAACAAGATCATTAATTGATTTACGAACAGAAACGGCTGTACTGCCATCCCAACTTGATAAAATTTCATCCTTATCTTTTCCACTTCTCAATTGAAGGATCGAAACAATGGTTTCAGAAATTTTGGTATGATCAGGAAGAAGGATCGCATTTTGTCCCAAAATATCACGCCATTTTTTTGTGACTCTATCACCATAACTCCGAAAATGATTTCCTTGTTCAACCATAATATGATAAACATCATATTGACGTCTAACCATAGTTAACAATTCTTCAGAGTTTAAATCGGTTTGGGGTCCAGTTCCCATAACCTTTTTAATATCATTTGCACGAAGATAAGGAGTGGGTTCTTCATCACCGATGGTGAAAAGAACTCCTTTTTGTCCTCGTTTTTCAAAACAATCAATGCTTGTTCTTGTCGCGGCAAAATACCACGCCAATGCATAAGATTCATAATGATTTCCGCCGCCACCATGTTCAAGAAAAATTTTCTGAAGCTGTTCAGCCAATTTAATATCAGCCTCAAATTGAGTGACTTGAAGGGGAACTTCATCTCCCACTTCAACATCATCAATGCCCATCAACATTACATGAGGATCTTCAACTGGTTTTCTTGCATAAATTTCTGTTAAGAGAATATTGAGGCCTTCTCTGATCATTGCGTCAGCTAAAATTCCCATTGATCCAGACACATCCAAAGCGATGATAATTGCATTTGATTTTGGATTTAAATCTGAGTCTCTTGATTCACGAATAGTGATTTTTGATGGATCAAATTCAGGATGTAAACGACTTGATGTGAAAATTGCCGAAGTTGATTTTCCTTTGGTTTTTGTCGAACTATATGCCGACCACGATTTATCATCCCACCGGGAATATCCCATTCTATTCAACCCTTTCGTACAGATCTTTTTTTTCTATGTCCATTTTGACAAATTTTCTTTTTCCAAAAACCTCTGTTAAAATTTCTCCCCAATTTTTATATTCATCGACTGGATTAGATGTCGATGGCATTAATAAATATTCACAAATAGGCAAAGGTATTTTCATGGTTCTTAATTTTATTCCTGTTGGATCTCCTAATAATTCTCTACCGATTTGTTTGATCAATTCTAAATCAATAATCGAATCATAAGTTTTTTCTTTGATAATTCTTGTGGGTAAAAGTTCTTTAGTTCTTTTTGGAATTAATTCTATTTTTGAGCCAATATCAGAAGAAAACCACCATCCTCCCAAAAGTAATCCACTATGATATTTTGGTGATAAAAATATTGAGGTTTGGGAAAAATCATTATGAACCAATTTTGCATAATTTAAATAACAAGCTATATTGTATAATGAATTTAAAATCCAGGCAACATGCACAGGGTCAATCTTTCCTTTAAAATAATTTAATATATCCTTTAAAACAAAAACATCTGGAGTTTTCTTTAAAATTAAAACATATTTATTATCATCCGTACTAAAAGATTTTTCAATCTGAGGTAAATATTTAATCATTTCATTTTTCATATCTTCAGAATAAAATTTAAACTTATTTATATTTTTAAATCCATTCAAATATAAATCTTTTTTATCCTGATCAATTACAAACATGACAAGTGAATTACCCACATACATTTTTCCTACGTTGATTTCATGTTGAGTTAAATATTTAAACCTTATAATTTTTCCTTTAATTTTCAAAATTAAAAGATTTGGATAATCCCAAATATTTTCTTTTACTTTTTCCTTTGCTAATTTTCTTAATTTATTTATATGTTTAAATACTTCACCAGCATTTTTTTCTTTACATTTATCAGGATGCCATCTATGAGCCAACTTGATAAATATTTGATCTATTTGATCTGGCTCCTTGAATAATATCTCGGGATGCTTGATCTTAAGTATTTCTTCTCCAGATAAAATGGAGTTTTTATCTCCTACCATGGAAAAAGTATTTTTAATCCTTTCCTGATAAAGTCTTCCCAACTTAGAACTTTAAAATATACACAATACTTAAAACATTCAACACTTATATTTAATTTTGAACATTTTCCATCTATGGATCTTTTTTTAGATTTAAAAAATTTACAATTTTCACATCTTTGATATGAGAGAATGCTAGAAAGATAAAATAATCTCTCTCTTAAATTAAGACTCATGCTATGTGATTATCTTTTTCTTGTTTTCAAACTATTTTTAATCTCTTCAAATTCTTCATTGGTCAATGGCTTAAAACAAGGTCCAGCGGGAATTACTTGCATGTTAAATCCAGAACTAAACTTTTTTCCATCTTTTTTAATTTTGAAGATCTGAGGAAATTGAAGGGCACAATCCATTGTTTCATCGAGATTCCATAATGCCTTACACCCTTTGCAATAAAAAGCATCTTTCAGTTCAAGACTTAAACCTTTCATTCTATTCTCCTTTTGATAAGTCTGGTAGCCTTCTGAGTTTTTCAGCATAATTACGAAAATCGAATTTCTTAATTGTGATTTCTAAAATAAAATCATCATCCCAAAAACCTCTATCTTTCATTTCTAATAATATGCATCTTGGACAGTGTCTTTTATTAATTTTATTAACGTCATTACAATTAACATTTTCATGATCTTTAAAATATTCTAAAAGGAGATCTATATTTTGAAATCCAAATGTGTTTCTTCTATGTTCTTTTTTAAGATTCTCAAGTTCCAATTCTTGTTGTCTTTGATTCAATTCATTTTTTAAATCTTTTATTTTATTGATTATCTCCTGATTAGTCATCTTTTTTTCTGACATCGTTTAGGAAGGTCCTCTCCAATCGTACTTAGATAAAATATTTTCAAGGTCTAAAAATAATTTTTGAAAATCTCCCAATCCATCTAACGATTTCATTGCAGAATCCAGAGAACCATAATGTTCTTCAAGACATGACATTAATAAATTTTTCAGCTCTCTTTCCCTTGGATATTGAGGCAATTTACTTTTCAGATATAACCCTTCTAATTGTTTTTCTTTATCAGATACATATTTAATTAATTCATCCATTGTCCATTCGCCACGACGTATTGCCTTTAATTGTTCACGATCTCTTTGAAGATCTATATCCCCTTCATTTAATATTTGCTCTACTTCTAAAAGAAGTCGAACCGCATGGCTACCAAATTTTGTATCCCATCCATATTTTTCAATTAAGGATTTTCTTTTACCAATCGGATTTTTAGTTTTTAATTTATGAATTTGTGAAAAAGAATACCCTTTAAAACTCCACCATGCCTTTTTACTTAAAAATATTTTTCTATTTTCTCTAACAATATTTCCAACCTTTGTCATATGATTAATACAATTGAAAGGGACAAACAAACTGTCAATCATGTTTGGATTATTGTCCATACATAATTGAAAATATTTAACAATATTATATATTGTAATATCAAATTCTTTCTTTTGTTCTTTATCTAAAATATGATGTTGTTGAAATTGATCGAATCTCTCTCCTTGATTTCCAAAACTACGAATAATTCCTAAAGTATGAGGAAATACAATTTCTCTTGGAGGGATACAAAAACCGTATAAATCAACATCAGATAATTCTTGGGAAATGCCGTACGCATAACTTCCCATGGTCACTAAATAATGACAATCTTCAATAATCCATTTTTTAATTCCTTTGGGTAATAAACCCTTTTTAAATAAGTCAGCTAAAATATTCATTTTATATTTTTAAGGTTTATAATCATAAATAAAAATTGGAATATTATTTTTAGAAAAATATTTAATCAATAAAGGTTCAATTTTTTCCCATTTTCCCCCGGCTAATCCACAGCCTATTCTTGGGGCATGAATTGATATATTATTTAACTTTTTATATAAAATAAATTCTGAAATTTCTTTTAAACATTTTTCTAACGCATCATAACGTATTGGTGAAATATTATTTTTTGATCTTATGCCATGTTGAGCGATCATATTTATAACTGTGATTTCATCTGATACTTTACAAAATTGACAACTGCCCAAAATAGAATTACCAGCTTTGGATATAACTAAAAATTTAGCTTGCGGAAAAGACCATTTTTTAGAAATTGCTAAAACAAACCCAGCGCCCCATTTTCCAATATCATTGCAAACATGAATAATATATTTTTTCCCAGATCCTATGGGATTTGTCGCATCTCCATTTGTATATGTTATATCAATCATTATATTCCTCTGGATGAAACTTTCTATTTATTTCATCCCATTTTTCTTCAATATAATTTCTTTCATCCCAAGAAGAATCTATATAAATTATACCAGGTACATTATGACAAGTTGCCCCATGCTCAATAATTTCTTTTTCAAAATCTTCTTCATTGTTTCCATCATAATCTTCTGAGGTAAAAACTCCAGCAAATGCACCATGCATTATATTTCCTCGTAAAATAACTTGTCGTTCTCCAAAACCTTTATCAATAAGATCTTCAATTATTTCTTTCATTTCTAGAAGAGTCATAAAAATTGATTCCTTTCTTTTAATCTTTGAGATTCAAGAAAAATACTCACTTTATTTCAGTTTTGATAAATGTTTCATAAATCCAATTTTTAAAATCCATAAGTGAGTTGAACATTTCAACCTCATAACCTTTTTTAATTGCTTCCTCTAAAAACTCCTTAAGATCCTCAGATGGTTCAATCCCTAATAATTCAGTTCTTGTTTCCAAAGAAATAAATGAATAAATATTATCATTAGTTTTGATCAAAAATCCACTTTCATCGTCTCTTCTAGCTATAAACCATTTTTCATCATCACATTGATCAGCAAAAATAACTTGTTCTTCCCCATAAGTCGGGATGACTTTCATTCTATATTCCTATTCCTCGAGATTTGGCTCTTCAATAATTCCAGTGAAAAACTTATGCCATTCTTCCGCCCAATCTTTTCGATAAATATTTGGATGAACTGTTCCCATTCTTCTTAAAGGATTTAATGCCACTGAACATAAACGAACAGGACATTTAGAACAAATTTCACAGTCATTCAAAATTTTGAAATATTTGCAATTAGGAGGACAAAGCATTGGAAAAGAAAAACCAGAAACTTTGATTTTACAACGATCTTCACTCATTTGCTTTTTATCCTTTCTACTCCGTTTTAAAACTATTTTTTAGTTTTCTTTTTTAAGAAAATTGCCAAACAATACTTTTTGAAAAAGGTAATATATAAATATCAAAATATTTTTGTTTGTCAACCTCATTTATATCAATCAATTTAAAAGAATTTTCGTTTAGATAAACTTCTCCATATTCTTTAAGGAGAATACTATATTTATCTTCAAATGGAATGCAAAATAATTCTATATCATCGCATTCAAATAAATAATTTTTTATTTTTTGTAACCCTTTAAAAATTGAACCCCTTTCAGCAAAATTTAGTTTTATTATTTTTTCATATAGATAATTCATTCTTTCATATTGATGTGAAACTCCTTTTATTTTAAGTTTGTTTTTTTGACTATCAAAAGATATATACATATTTCTATTTATCGAAATCAAGAATTTATCAAAAATATTTTGTAATTCTAATGGTAAAAATAAATCTATTTTTTCTCTGTTTAATTTTTTTGTTAATAACAAACCATCATATTGTCTTATTACGATTTCTGAATTATCAATATTATTTATTCTTATATATTCGTCTATAATTTTTTCTGTCGTATTTCTAAGTAATTTAATAAGTTTAGGATTATCCCTCATTTTTTTACCGATTTCAATATTTCTTTGTTCTTTATCATTCTCATTTATATTAGATAAATCTGTACATAAATTTTTTAAAATAGAATAATGACAAGATCTTATGTCATAAGAATAAACATTATTTAAATAATATGAAACCGATTCATTTATTTTCATTCAAGACACGTTCTATTTCTAAAGGGGTTACAAAGCTAGTTCCAATTTTTCCAACTACAATCCCTCCTGCAATATTTGCAATTTTTATCGCTTGAAAAATTTCACTTTGTTTGGATATCTCTAAACCAAGTGTGGCTAGAACTGTATCCCCAGCCCCGCATACATCAAAAACTTGTCTTGGCCTTTTTGCTGGAAACTGTTTTTCATAAGTTTTTCCATATAATGACATACCATTTTTTCCTCTGGTTATTATTACATTTTGAACATCTGCTTCATTTAAAATATATTTTCCCATCTCTGATAATTTTTCTTTTTTAGAAAACTCTTTTGCTTCTTTTAAATTTGGTGTAATTGCATAAACTTTTCCATATTTCTTATAATCAGTTCCTTTTGGATCAACCAAAATATAAGAGTCTTTAAACTTATTAGAAAGATAATTTATAATTGAACTTTCAACAACTCCTTTTAAATAATCAGAAATTAATATGACATGAATTTCTACATTTATTTTTTCAATAATATCTTTAAAATTTTTTATTTGACTATCAGACACTATAGTTTTTATTTCTTCATCAATTCTTAAAAGTTGTTGTCTATTTGACATAATTCTAACTTTAGTCGTTGTTTTTCTTTCTTTAGTTCTTAAAACTCCATCTGTATTAATATTATTTCTTTCACAAATCTCTAAAATTTTTCTTGATGATTTATCATCTCCAATAATACTACATAAAAAAGCATTTCCACCCAATGAAGAAATATTATTTGCAACATTTCCACACCCACCAAGATTATAAGATTTGTCAACCACTTCGACAATTGGAACTGGAGCTTCTGGGGAAATTCTTTCAACATTTCCCCAAATATAATAATCTAACATTAAGTCTCCAAAAATTAAAACATTTTTTCCTCTGTAATCAATTTTTTTATAATCATCTTTTTTTTCTTTCATTATTTTTCTCCCTTCAATTCTAGGGGGTTGGGAGAAATTTAGTTTTCTCCCAACCCCCTTTTATCGTTTACGGGTTTAGTTGTTCATATTCGCTTAACTTTTTTCAACATTAAAAAACAAATTTAACAAAACTTCATCAATCTGAATATAATGATTAACGTCAAAAATATTTGTAAGTCTTTCATTAAACCATTTAACCACTTCACCCAAAGTTTTAAATTCAATATTTGTTTTTGAAATCTGGGGGTAAAGTAAAACGATATCTTCCATATTTACAGGTTTATTCATTTGAGATTGAATCGCTTCAATATTCTCGATTGGAATAGAAATTGAAGCTTTGCCGATATCTTTTCTTTTGATTTTATTTCCAATGGGAAACGGTACACACCCATCTTCAGTGATGCCACATAAACGATAAAAAAGGCCAGTTTTTGTTCCATACGTTTTAATAAAAAGTTTTTCATTTATTCCATAAAGAATAAAAAATCCATTATTAAAAATTTTCATTCCAACAGGAGGTAGGGACAAAACCGGTGTGGTATTTGCCCTAGTAATAACCTTAATCAATTTCTTTGGATTTCCTTTGAATTCCCCACCTTTTGGATCAAGGTATGAACACACCATAGTTTCCATAGGGTCAATGCCCCTAATGTCAATTTGAGAATGATTAATATTTGGAAGTTGTTTACTATATTTTAAAAACCAAGATGAAAAATCTATAATTGGCGCAGAAAAATTATTTGTCGTTTGACTAATTTCTTTTTTTTCTTCGACAGGATTTTTTTCTGTCTGTTCAATTGATTCTTTAGATTGATTTACCATATTGTCTGGATTCTCATTCTTCACAAGATCTGCTAAATTCATTTTTTCTCTCTCCGTTTTTTATTGTTGTCTCTCAGTGAAAAGTATTCAGATAATGATAAAATATTATCGTCTTTTTCTGTGCTCAATACTCTTTTAACAAATGTGAAATCTTCAATTTCCTTTGAAACATCTCTCCTATAAAATTTTGGATAACCTAGTCCTAATTCTAAAAATGAACACAATTCAGAATCAGGTGGAATTTTTATCATAATATTTAATTTGGTGTCTTTATATACATGAAATATATTAGACATTTTTTATATCTTCAATAACAATATTTTTAAATCCTGGCCAATTTAATTTTCCTGCTAAAGTTAAACAAGAATCATAATATTCACAATCTTTTTCATATTGATTTTTTCCAGATTTTAAAAAGTTAGAACAACGATCTTCGACTTTTCCTGAAATCAAAATACACTTCCCATTTTTAATTTGTTGTTTTTCAAAATAAGGATTTTCTTTAATAGCTTTTACACATTTAAAACAAATGTTATATTTTTCTAAAATTTCCACTTGAGACTTTTGATAAATTGGAGATGAAACCATTCTAGATTCTTGACAATTAGAACATTTCAAAGAAAAAGGTTTTAAATTATTATCACTTCTTGTTTTGATTCCTGTTGAATTCTCAATCCTTCTACAAGAAATACAAATAATTTCTCCCTTAATATATCTTTCTTTTTTAATATTAAATTCATTTAATGAGACTCCTCTTTTTATATTACATTTTGGACATTTAATAATTTTAATTTCTTTTTCATTAACTACAAAAACTGATCCCTCTTCAACAGTTTCATAACAACGTTTACAAATTAAAAAATTCATATTTCGGCTTGGCCAAAATTTATCTCCTTTGACTTGAAATCTTTTATTGCAGCAAGGGCAAAAAACAGAAAAAATCCGAAATGGATCGGGCATCCAAAGATCTTTCTTTTTAGATTTTTTCTAAAAGGTTCTTTTTTAGATTCTTATTATTCATCCAATGCTCATCAGTTTGAACATGATGTTTCCTAACATATTTAACAACTGATTTATTAAAATCTTCAAATTTAAAAGAGTCAAATAATCTTATGACATACCCTTCAGTTTTTTCAAAATTTAAATCATTTTGAACATGTAATATTTCTTCTTCATCCCATAAAAATATTTTAAAAATTGGAACAAAAGTTAAACCAAAATAACTACATAGTCTTTTTGTATCATCCAAACTTAAACATATATTATTTTCCCAAATCGAAAACACTAAAAAGAAATCTTTTAAGTTATCATATTTTATACTTTTTTGATAATGAAGATTCTCACCACATATTCTTATATTTTCTGGAATTAAAGATTTAATATTTCCATGAATTCTATTTACATAATGTCTTGAAAAATGTCCAGAAAATGAATCTAAACTTCTGTGCCAAATTTTCTCTCTAGTCATGGATGTATTTTCACCATCCATTTTTTCAGTCATCACTACAATTTTGTTTTTAAAATTTTCTAAATCAAAAAGAGTCCTATCATCTTTTGTTTTCCCGGGACTCCATGGAAGATGAAATGTTTTTGGATATTTTTCTAACACTATTCCCTCTCTTGAATTGTCCTTTCAAAAGTTCTTTTTCTAATTGCAATTCCTGGTTGAAATGGCTTTGGTTGAAAAAGAACTAATCTTTCCCAATCAGTCCTCTTTCCTTTTTCTCGATAACCTTCTTCCCATTTAACATTTTTCAACCAGGATGGAAATTTTCCCTCTCCATATTTATAGAATGCAAATTCTGTAAGTCTTGTATTAAATCTAAGCAATGGAAGGGCTGTATACAAATAATAATTTCTTTTATCAATTAGATCAAGCATAATTTCTTTCGTTATATCATATTTCTTAAAATCTCCTGAAAAATCTATATCAATATCGCATTCAAAACACTGAACTTTATTTGATACTAAATCTGAGGTATCTTTTTTAGGCGATGGAGTAAAATCTTTATCAGAGGAAGTTAAAGGAATTTTTTTCTTCATCTCTTTAATCTGTTCAAAAATATTTTGACATTCTTCTGTGAGTCTCTTCTCTAAAATTTTTGTAATGAAATAATATTGACCATAAAAACTAATCCATCTATTTGGGTGAACAAAGTTTTTAAAGATAATTTTGTTCTCTGTCAAAATTTGGGTTTCTTGAAGAAATTTATTTTCATCATTATTTGGCAGAAATTGAATTTCATGCCACCCATCATAAAATTCTCCAGAAGGATCTGTGATGTTGAAATTTCTGGGAAACCCGACTTTATCAGTTGTCATGACATTCATATCAATGACTCTAACTGAAAATGCAAATGTTTCTTTATTTGACATAACGCCAACTAATTTTCCATGTCGATTTTTCGAAGAAACAATCATTTGTTCTTCGTTAATGGTTTTAGCGGTTCTACTTTTATAAACTGGAAGATTGATAATTGCGGAACGTCCTGATAGAGAATAAAGAAATGTCGCCAAATCTAAATCAGTACTTTGAAAAGTATTTCCGTCATTATAGGCTGGAGAAGGTTTTCGATTCATTAAATCGTATTTCCAAAAATTTAATACCTCTGGAATTAAATCCATAACATCTTTTTCTCTATTAATAATGTCAAGAACCATTGGGTTTTCAAGGATAGAAAGAAGCGCCATTGAAACTTTCTTTTTCTCGGTCATCTTTTTTCCTTTTTCAAAGATCTTTTATGTTCTAAAGAAGAGGGAAACCTAAATTCATATAGATGTTGGATTAAATATACAAACTATTTAATAGTATTTCTTCTTTTAATTTTATAGAGTTTTGATTATAAATTTCTGGAGAACGAGTTTTTAATCTTTCCATTAAAATTGAAATTTCTTCTTGAGTTATATTTTTATTAACAAACAATTTTAAATTTAATCCATTTTCTAAAATCTTTTTTCTATCAAAATTTATATTGAACTTTTCTCCTTCCAAAATTATATCCTGCATATATGTTGATAAAGTTTTTAGAGGAAACTCCGTAGTTAAGAAGGATTTAACACAAGGATGATTTTTACAACAATGTCCTTCACCATTTATTAATTTTTTTTAAAATTCCCTGGACTACAATTGAGTCATACCACAAACCTTGCAAACCTTTTTTATCTAGATATGATGGGTGAAAAGTCCATAATCTCAAAAGAATAAATATGAATATTTAAAGATCAAATACATGAGAAATAAATGGATTGTGTTATCTGCAATTGTTTGAACCAAAGAAACAAATGATATGTTTATTTCAGTATGATATTTTTCTAAATTTAAAGGATTATCTTTAATGGTTTTCCATGATCGACTTTTAATTTTTGAAAGATACCACTCAATAAAATTCGTCCCATCTAAAATTGCATGAGAAATAAAAATTAAAAATAGAAATATAAGTCCATTATGAGATTTATAATATGGACTTACAAAAATTAAAACTGATATAGAATATATCCAACAATGTAAAAGTAAATATTCTATCTTTTTCTTTTTAAAAAAAGCCATCTTATTTGTTTGAAAAAGATAATCTCCGAATAAATGCCCCATGATTAAAAGGAAGAAAAATTCTCCATCTAACTTCGTTTCTTTTTCCTAATTTCATATCCGTGTTGATCAGCAAGTTGTTTTAAAATTTTAATTTTATTATTTGATGGGGTATAATATAAATTTGCAATTGTTTGCCCCATGTTTCCACCAATAGAAATTATCTGTGTTACATCAGCATGTTCAGAAGATATCGCTGAAGCCGCATTTATAAAAATTCCAGAAGGAATGTCAACAATTTTTTCTTTCAAAACTGATAATTTTAAAACTGCATGATATACCTTTTCTCCAAAATCTTTATCTTCTTTTATTTCATTCAAAGCATCATTTAAAACTAAGATACAAGAATTATAACCCATCTTTTATATTATCCCCTTTCAAATCACGACATTCTAAAAGAGTTTTTATCCTTTTTAAATTTGATATAATAATTTTATTTTTCAATTATTTCTTCCTTCTCTTTATGAAATACACACCTAAATGTATCTTGAATATAAATTTTTTCTAAAGAAATTAAACTATAATTTTCTATCTGTAGAAGTTTTAAAAGTAATTCACAATGTCCATCAGATCTTGGGCCTTCATCTTTTTCAGTATTCATATTTATGTATCTACCTCTTTTAAATATAGAACATGTTTTACATTGCTTTTCATCCATTAAATTCTCCACTTAAAAATAACTCAAGCACTTCTTCAAAAGGTATATTTTTATTTATTAATAATTTTTCAGCCTTCTGAACACATTCTTCAATTGTGTCTCCCTTAAAAAATATTTTTGGACATGATGATTTTCCAATACCCAATGTCCATTCGCTTCCAGTATATTCTATTTCTTTCAAATTTTTTTGTAAGATCGTTCCAGGAACTCCTCCAACAATTTTTTCTAAATTTATGATCCTTTCTTCAAGATTCATCTTCTTCTCCTAAGGTTCAAAGTTATCATATTTATATCTATATTCTTCATCCCACCATCCATTTTTAATCATATAATCTGCACTTTCTTTATATTTTTCTTTCCAATTTAATCTAATAAAAATAACATCATTGATATTTAATTTTCCTCTGGAACATTGATCGACACTTCCTATGTGTTTGACCCCATCTATCAAAGATATTCCACAAATAACAAAACCGTCTGTTTCAGTACAAATAGTTGGGTGGCTATTACAAGCTAAATAAATCATTCCTGGAAAAATAATATTTTTTCTATTTCTATACCCAGACAAATAACAAAGTATATTTGTAAGAAAAACAATCAGATAATGAAAGAAATAGAATAAATTCGGATGTTTAAAATAAAGATTATTAACCTTATAATTAAGCCAATCTGATTGAATATGAAATATAAAAAATTTCAAAATCCTTTTCATCCATTCTCTCCCTCAAACTTTTTCTTTAAATTTAAATATAATTCATATTGAACTTTTTTAACCCTATCTTCACTTTCTTTTGTTCTTTTTTCAAATTCAGCTTCACGTTTTTTTCTACGTTCAAATTCCAGATCCGTTTCTAAACTTTTAAATGTTATTCGATAGTTTCGTTCTTTTTCAGGATCATCATCTGTTTCTAAAAGATAATCAATTCCAAATCTATCAATTAAATTATTGACATATGCTAATAAATTTTTTAATGATAAAACTCTATATTCTTCTTCAAAATCTTCCATTGAAACATCAACTCTTCTTTCTACCATCAATCTTTCAGACATCTTTTTTTCCCCTAAACTTAGTTATCATGACACATCTATAGCAATTAGGAATAAAACAAGAATGAAATTTTTTATTAAAATCTTTAAAACTTTCAAGAAAACTATTTTCCTTTATATCATTTTCTATATCATCAATCTCCCATAATCCAAAAGGACATTTAAAAATTATTCCTTTTTCATCAATTAAAAAACTATACTTTCTTATTGGATTTCGACAATAACAACTAAATTGAGAATATGGCCCTTCAAGGAAGAAAAATGATCTTCCGATGGGAACAATTGAGTTTGAGCTTCCTTCTTCTTCAGTCGTAATTCTATAATTAAATTTATATTTTTTTAAAAGTTTCTCAGCTCTTTTAACATTTTTATTTGAATGCCACCTATCTTTAGAAACGGCTATTCTTAAATTTGTTTTAAATTCTTGAAGTTTATCAATAATATCTTCTCCAAAATCTCCATTGGTAACTAAACGAACATTTGTGTTCATAGTGATATTTCTAATTATTTCTAACCAATTTGGATTACAAGAAAATTCACCACCCATTAAATTCACAGTTGATATTTCATATTTTTTCAAAAATTCAGAGATTTTTTCAGACATTAAAATTGACATGTGACTTTCTTTTTGAGGAGAACACTCATAACAACAATGTGAACATTCTTGAGTACATTTCAAAGTCATTCTAACCGTGGGTTGTAAAATTCTATAACATGTATCGAACCTTTCACATGTTTCACAATTACAAGAAAATGGGGTATTTGTTTTCTTACATTCTTCCTCAAAACAAAAGTCACATGTTTTCAAATTTTCGAATCCTTTTCAAACTTTTTCCTTAATCTTATATATTCTTTACGTTCGTATTCTTCCTTTAATTCTTTTTCCCTTTTACATCTCATTTTAATTATCTCTTCTTTCCTCATTCTCTCTTTAAATTCATCATCAGTTTCCAACCGTTGATATCTCAAGATAAGTCTACTATAATCCAACTCTGTTCTCGCATTTTCTCCAAAGTTTTTAATTAATTCATTTATTTTTATGATATTTTCTTTTAATGTATGTCCAATAAAATCATCTTGATCTAAATCTACAACTAAGGTGACAACTTCTTTTTCTGAAGAACATTTATTTTTATTTTTTCCCATCTATGATCTCCTTATCGAACTCTTTTTTTAATTCCAAATATTTATTATACCGGTTTTTCCTTTCACGTTCTTGCATTTTATTTCTATAGATTTTAATTGATTCCTCGTCTTTTTTCCTTGCCTCAAATTCTTCATCTGTCTCAATTCTTTTATAAGATAATTCTATTGAACGATCATGTCCAGTCATATTTACTACAGCAGATTCTCCATATTTTTCCGAAAGATCCTCTACAGTTTTTATAATATCTTTTAAAGAGATGTTAAAAACATCATCATCCAGATAAATTTCTTTATATAAAAGTTTCTTTTCTTTTCTCAAAACGTCATTCAATTTTTAACTTCTCCTTTAGGATCTCTTTTTTCATTCTCCTTTGTTCCTTTCTTTTTTCAAATACTATTCATAATCCCTTATCGCTATACCCGTAGCATGAACTGGAACTCCAGTTTCAGATCTTCCAATAAATCTAACCGTTAAAGGCAATCCCTTTAAAGATTGAATATTTTGGAGCCATGATTTTCTTAATTCTCTTGAACCTTTTGGTCTAACACTAAAAGTTTCTGAAGGATTGACGTCTAATTGTACTATAAAAATAACACAACCTTTTTCGACACCAGTTCCCTCTTCTCCACCAACAATCATAAATTCAGAATCTTCAAAAACTTTATATTTTTGCAAATCTTTATTTCTATAATCAAATGTGTATTGACCATTTATATTTCTTAAAATAATTCCCTCATACATTTCAGAAATAAATTTATCATGTAATTTTAACATTTCATTTTCATTATTTATTTTTATAGTTGGAACTTGAATTAATTTTTTGAAATTTATTTTAGAAAATTTATTTGAAATATAATCTAATCTCTTCTCAAAATTCATTTTAGGAGCCAACTCAGCCATATCATAAATCCAATATTCAATCTCATTAGATGTTTCTCTTTGTTTCTTTACGTTTCTTATAATTTCTTGAAAACTCCATGTATGTTTATATAATTCCCCATCTCCAAATATATCAGAACGTCCCTCTAAAAATTCACTTAATTCTTCATCTAAATGTTGAACCGTATTATATAATTTTCCATTTCTTGAAATATATTTTACTTTTTGTTTATCAATTAAATTTGAGATACTTCGAACCCCATTCATTTTTGGTTGGGCATAACATGGATAAACAATATGTCGTTTACTATTTTTATAATCTTGAGCTAACATAGGAAGATATAAAATCGAACCTATTTCAGGAGGATTATCTTCCTGATAGCCATGATCTTTTTTATTTGTCCAGGTTGATTGAGCCTCAGAAACCGCTTGCTCAAACGGAGTTGTTTCATTCGATTTTCCAATATTTTTTCCTTCTGTAATTTCTTTTGCTGTGGTTATAATTTTCTTTCCTTGATAACCATGTTTTGTAATAATGGTTGGAACTCCATTTTTTTCTTCTACAAATATTTCCCATATTTTAACAAGATCTTTTGACGATCTACCATAAAGAATAGGAAAAGAAATCATATGTATTCCGCCTTAGGTTTTGATTTTATAGGTGAAGTTAAAAGAAGTTTTTTAAAAGATTCTGATAAAAATTTTATACAATTAAATTCTAACATAGAGCCCATGTTATAAGAATTTCATCATCTTCAAATAATGTTGTCCAACTGGAAACTGGTTTCCATTGATCTATTTTTTTAAAAGATTTTAAAATAACAATTTTAAATCCATAAGTTATTAAAAATAATCTAGTATATCTTATTAAATCCTTATAAATTTTAAAATCAAATTCAATTTCAAAAGAACATTTTGAACAAATTCCATCAAAAAATTCAATATGACTATGTTCTTTATCTACATTAACATTAATGTTATTTTTACAAAAACAACACTTTATAATACAATCTTCAATAACATTTAATTCAATAAAAGTTTTTATATCAAAATCATTTAAAAAATTTATACAAGGTTCGGAACAAAATTTTTGTAAAATGCAATTATTGCAAGGAAACAACATCAAACCTGAAGAAAATATTTTTCATCAAATCCTCCTTGAATTCCTTTCCAAGAACTTGCAACTGCCTCTGATGTATGGATTGATTCCTCATGAGAACATTTTATGATCCAATCCTCTATCCCATCTATCGAATCGATTTTTTGAGAAATAACTCGAATTGCATCTTCAACAAAAATGGGATTTTCTGCTGCGATTCTAGCGATCTCTTGCTCATCTATTCTTTTGATTATAGGGTATGGCTGAGTTCGTATCGAGTTTTCGACAGTAAATATTAGATCCTCTAACCATATATAATTATTCTCTTTTATTTTTGCTATGATTGATGAGAAAGATCTCTGTGCATGAGGAAAACCTTCTAAGCCATTATTTTTTAAATCTTTACATAATTCAGCAGAACATGGACAATATGAAGAATATTGAACTGTTACGCCCTGATAAAATGAAAATTTATCATCTAATAGATGCCCTTCAAACATACTTTTATAATATAAAGGAAATTCATTGTTTGAAATTGGAGATTTTTTAATAATAGGAAGTTTAAACTTAAATGTTAACATACTATTTTTTGTTTCAAGATTTTTTGCAATATCTTTTAAAATTTCAAGAATTAAAAAATGTTTTAACGGTTTTCCTAAAAATGGTTTTAGGGTTAATAAAAGTCTTGACATGGAAATGCCTTTAATATCTTCTTTTAAATTTGTTTTTAAAGAAACTGAAGCTAAGACATCCGTATAACCACCTGATTTTAATTGAAGAATAAACGGAAGCTCAATATTTTCAACCCCAACCTGATTAATATATCTTTTAATCTCTGGCTCTGTTTTTTGAATGTCCGGCAGTGTCATATTTATACGCTCCTGATTTCATTGAGGAAGTTCTTCGTTAAACAATCATTTACCTTAAAACATAACAACTTTATTTGTACTTCTTACAATTTTATTACCTTTTTAGTGGGATGGGAGAAATGCCAAATCTCCCATCCCACATTATCTCACGGCTCTATTCCGATTGCCTTTAAATATGAATATAAGAGATTTACAGATTCAGGGGAAATATTTATTTCTTCATCAAACATCGTCATTCCAGTATTTCTAATACTATTTTTAATATGTTGATTTTTTAAATCTATACAATCAGATTTTGTGGTAAACATCTCAAAAAGATTTGTGCTCGCTTCGTACCCAATCAAACTAGCGGACTCCATTTCACCACATCTTTGTCCGCCTTTATTCTTTCTTCCACCTAACGGTTGAAGAGTTTTCTTTGTATATGAGCCGATTCCTCTGGCGGCGAGCTTATCTTCAGCAATATGTGCAATTCTAAAAAAAGTTAAAAACCCTACTGCAACCTCATTTAAAATATCCATCTTAGAAATTGGATCAAAAACCTTATACTTAAAATTCTCATTTGTATATTTTAAAGCGTCTTCAATTCCCTTCATATCTGTTGACTCAAAAGGTGGCTGATGAACTGAAAAATTCTCTAAAAATTCTTTTTCAATATTTTCTGGAAAATTTTCAATAAATTGTTTTGTATACCAATTGCCTTCTGTTCTATCAATTATTTTAATAAACTCAATTAAAAATTCCTTTATTTTTTCCTGAGGTTCTGAATTTTTTAACATCTCTAAAGATTTCATTTTAAGGGTATTAACTGCCATCCCCAAATGAAGTTCAAATAATTGTCCAATATTCATTCTGGAAATTATTCCAAGAGGATTTATACAGATATCTAAATGTCTTCCATCTTCCAAAACAGGCATTTTTTCTTCAGGAATTATTGCTGAGATAACCCCTTTATTTCCATGTCTGTTAGCTATCTTATCTCCAACCTGGATTTTTCTAAAAAATATTCCTGACATTTCAACAAGTATACCGCTTATTCTTTCTCCCTTAATTTTATATCTTCCAGCCTGAGAAAATTTATTTAGAAAATTATCTCTAATAATATCTTCAATATCTCTTTTTTCAAAATGATCTTTTAGAGATTCTCTAAAAATATCTTCATTTCGTATCTGTTCATTTTTAACGGTTTCAACCCATCTTGAATATTCTGGAATTTCTTTGTTCCAATCATTTATATATAAATTGAGGTCTGTGATTATAACATTTTTATCTGTAGTTTGTTCTTCCACTTCTTCAAAAACACTAGTAAATTCAGTTCCAGATAAAATACTTTTAGTTTTGGCATATGCTTGCCCTTTATAAATTCTTTCAAATTTTTCTGGAAGAGGTTTATATGAATTTTTTTCTAAAGATAAAAGAACTTTATTTGATGGAATATTAAAAGATAAATCTTTAAAATGAACTGAGGTAAATGAATCATCTTTTATCAATCGATCTGAAATTACAATGCCGTCTTCATAATTATATCCATAATAAACCATAACTCCGGTCAGAAGATTTTTTCCAAAATTTATTTCACCATTTCTACAAAATAAACTCTCCGCTAAAATATCTCCTTTATTAAATGTATCTCCAACTTTCACATAAACTTTATAAATGTCTAAATTTTTTACATATATTTCTCTATGGCCAACCTCAAAAAAGTCAGGCGTTTCATCCTCATATTTTACAATTAAAATCTTTTGATCCAAATAAATTACAGTTCCTTTATTTTTTGCAGTTTTTACAAATTGAGTTTTATCGGTATATAATCCTTCACAACCTGTTTTGATTAATTGTGAATCATTATTTTTTAAAAGAATTGTTTGTCTCATTTGTGATGATGCCATTTGCAATCTCGTCTGGTCATCTCTTTCAAGAAATGGGACAAATGATACTGGGATAGAAATTGGTTGATTGCTTCTCTCTTCTGAAAATCTTAAATTATTATCTAATTTTGTATTTATTAGAAGATTTTGTAAAACTCCACAATTTTCTCTATCTGGGGTATCAACAGGACAGATTCGATTATACATAGAGTCATTTATATCTCTCAACCCCCTTGGAACATTTTCTCTCTTAAAACCACCAGGCCCAACTAAACTGGTTCTTGATAAACTGGTTAATTCTTCAATTGGATTTATCGCAAAATCAAATTGAACAATATCTGAAACATTACATTCAGAAATTATATGGCTAGTATTAATATTGAAATTTGGATTTCGTGTTGTTCTATTTGTAACGCATAAATCAAAAACGGCTTTAGCAACCTTTTCTAAAACAACATATTCAAAACATCTTATTCTTTTATTTCTTAAATCTAAATCATTATAAAATCCATTAATTAAAGGATAAAGAATTTCATCTAAAACATTTTCAGTTCTGAAGAATTGGGAAGACATAATATCAACTTTTGGAATTATATCAAGAGCATATATAACATCATAACCTTTTGATTTAATATTATATTTTGTGTAATGCCGCCCTAACATTTCCATCAAAAATTCTTCTTCAATTCCTTCATTTTCAACCTGAAATTCCTCAATATCTTTTAATAAATTTTCTGAAAAAACATTATGCTCTTTCATACCTAAAAGTTTTTGTTTTCTTTCTTCCAACTCTTTTTCAGAAAAATAGCATGCCATCAATAAAACTAAAGGGACTTTTTTACCCAAAAAAGATGCTTTTATAAAAGGCTCTGTTTTTTCATTTATTAACATTAATGTAGAAACACAAGTTCTTAATTTAATAATTTTTCCTCTTGTCACAACAGGTAAATCGAACATTTGAAATAAAGGCATTTTCTTTCGACCGTTAATATAAAAATAATTATTATCAATTAATTTTGGAACAGACATACTTAAATCAATCGTTGAATTTCTTTTCTTCAATTTGATAATCAAATTTCGTCTCAATGTTCTATGAAGTTCACCAGAAGTAAATTTATGATCATAAAAATCCAATTCTTCGACAATAAAATCAAGATCTCTAGCAGGTTGTAAAATTATATTAACCTTGCTAAGTATTTCATCATATTCATTTTTTCTGATTGAAAACATATTATTTACAGGATCGTCAATCTCATAAAAAGGATTTCGAATCATTGAATCCTCCATGAAAAAATTAAACTTTTTCCCCTTTTAATATTCGGTCCATAATTCCAGTATATAAACCTTTATATACCATTCCATTTAATATGCTCTTTTTTGGATTAGAAAAAGCTAAAGCTAAAAGCCAACTTTCATAACTGGGAACCGATTGGACACTTTTCATTTCTAAAGATTTTTTATCACGATCTTTGGTTAATCTCCATTTTTTCATTCCATGCCACATTAACTGAGAAATCACACATTCAAAATGAACATGATGTATTTTTCCAGAAGAGGAATATACTTTAAATAAATTATTTAAAGAATTCATAAAATTATTATCTTTAAATCTATGTAATAAATCAGAAGCGGTTTCTAAATCCCCAATAATATCCATCTGTTTCATCTCATCAATTTTTTCTTCAGATTTTTCATTAATTATAGCAGACCCAGAAGTATGGAAAGTTCTTAAAACTAATTGAGTTCCTCTTTCACCAAGACACTGAGCCGCAACTACGCCAATAAATTTACTATTGATAATTTTGTATAAATCTCCATAACAAGTTTTACAAATATTTTCAGATTCACAATAAATAGGACTTCGTAGTTTTAAAGTTTTTCCAACTAAACTTTTAAAATTTAACATTGTAATTTTTTTCAATTCATTATTCTCTATATAATTTCTGCCTATTAAAGATTTACTTTTATCTGCATTTTCAATAAAAAGTTCTATACAATCTTTAGTTCCACAATCTTCTAAATTTAAATCAAGTTGAAGATTACAACAGGTAAAAATCAACTTTCTTGAAAGATAGCCTGAGATTCCAGTATTTAATGCAACGTCTAATAAACCTTTTCGACATCCATATGTGGATATAAAAAATTCTCTTTTGGTTAACCCATTCATTAAACTATTTTTAATTGGTTCAGGTAAAATTTGTCCTTCAAAATTTGAGATAAACCCTCTTGATAAAACAATTTGTCTAACTTGGTCCCAAGTTCCTCTGGCTCCAGATTCAACCATATAAGAATATTTAAATATTTTCTTTAAAGTTTCTATAGTTTCATTTGAAGATATATCTTCGATTTGTTTTCTTATATTTTCTCCTGAAAATATTTTATCTACATATTCCTTAGAATCTTTTGATGTACAATCAATTAAAGACATAGTGGTTCCGAAAATTGTTGAATATTTAAATCCCAATAATTTGATCTTATCTAAAACTATGGCTAATATTTCTTTAGAATAATTTTGTGAAATATCACTTAAGATTTTTAATAATTCATTTTTGCCTACAGAGTAATTTATTATAGGATAGTCTTCTGGAAAACACTCATTGAATAATTTTCTTCCTTCTGTGATTTTAATATTTTTAAAAATAGTTTCTTTTGTTAAATCAGGAAATTTATCATTTGTTAACATATAAATTCCCAAAATTATATCTTGATTTGGCATAGTCGCTAATTGTCCATTTGATGGACTGTTTAAATTATTTGTTATCAATAACTTATCAAGAACTTCATCTTTTGCCTCTTGAGATATTGGTAAATATACCGCCATCTGATCCCCATCAAAATCAGCATTAAATGGCTCACATGCTAAAGGGTGAATTTTTATAACATTATCTGAGGATATTTTAATTTTGAAACCAAGCATTCCTAATCTATGAAGCGTGGGTTGCCTATTTAAAATACAAACTTCACCCTTTACAATTTCTTCAGCTTCTTTATATAAATCCAAACTTTTAAGATCAATGCATCTATCAACAAAATCTATTGCCTCGTTGAGAATTTTAAAACTTTCATTATTCACTAATTTTTGTGCAATTTGAATTTTAAATAATTCTAAAATCATAACATAGGGTAAAACACATTCGTCAATATTAATAGTTGGAGATGGGACTATTACGGCTCTCCCTGAAAAATCAATTCTTTTTCCTAAAATATTTCCTCTTATCAATCCTTCTTTTTTAGAAAGTTTTTCCAATATAAAAACATAAAGTTGATTTACAGTTTTTTGAATTTCTTTAAAATACATATAATATATCTTTTTATTTTTTTGAACTTCGACCAAAGTGTTTTCAATGATCTTTTTATTTGTTAAAAGTTGAACATAAAATCTATTTATTGGATCTGCGACAGGAACATTTTTTACCGTAGTTTTTGATGGGGGTCTTAAATCTGGAGGTAAAACAATTACTTCGTTTATTAAAATATTATTTAAATTTTCTTTTATTATATTCCAATAACTTAATTCTGGATTTTCTTCATCCTTTAAAATCTCTTTTGTAATTTGTGTAATAAATTCTTTTATTGCCTCAGTTTTTTCAAAAAATATTTTTTCTTTAGGGATGCTTTCAATATCTGTGGTTATAACAAATTCTCCATTATCATCTTTATATAAAATACTTTTATCATTTTTCATTAACATAGAAATCATTTCTTTAACTTTCTTTCCGCCAACAAAACTTAATAGTTCAAAAAACATTGGATTTACAATTGGAAAAGGCAAAACAATTTTTCCAAATCTTCTTCTTCTTACATTACTATTAACTATGTCAACATTACAAATATTACATTTTCCTCCGGATTTTGAAACGCCCCTATAAATTTTACATTGACATGTATAATTTCTTATTGGTCCAAAAAGTTGTTCTGAAAAAAGGCCATTTGGATGAAATTTTTTCTTATCAATAATCTCAAATGTAGTTACCTCTGGAAGATTTTCACAAAACTTAGAAATATCTAAGAGTTTGGGCATTGATCCTCCACAATATATATTTTTGGTTTGTGTGTTACCTTTTCATATTTAAGATAAATAGCTTTATCTATAAAATAACTATTATCCAAATTATGTATTGAAATAAACCGATTCTCTATTATGTTTAAAAATTTTTCGTTAAAATGTTTTCCAATAAAAGGCTTAGGTAAACATAATAAACCAGAATATAAATCAGCGTTCGGATGAACACCACATAAAATAATTGATAGAATTCTTTGATCTATCACCCTAACATAATAACCATTAATAATATATGGCAAATCTATTTCTAATATTTTAAAATATTCATTATTCAAAATAAAATAAGAAGGAATAATTTTTTTATTTATCTTCTCAATTTTTATTTTAGAATCTTTGTTTATAACTATCGCTCCATTTTGAAGGATGATATCATTCATGCTGCTCCCGATTCTCTTATTAATTCCACATAAAAATCATTCCCTTCATCTACGATGTTAATAATATAATTATATTTAACAGTTGGAAAACTAGAAAAGGTTTTTAATAATTCACAAAGATCTAAAGGAGTTTGTAGTCTTTCTTTTAAACATGTAGTTTTAATTGGGAAGGTAGAAAACTTAGAATCTAGATAAAAATCTATATCTTGCCTCTTATTCTTTTCTATGATCGGTTTTACTGAACTTGAAAAATTATAAAATCTTTCTAAATTTCCATCGTTTTGAACTATTAAATCATCTTTTTCAGATTCATTTTTTAAAGTCTTTTGAAGATAATTATCTATTCTAGGAATATCTAAAATTTGAACTAATTCCTTAGTCAAAATATTTTCAAAAGATTTATTAAGAATTGTATTTCTTGCTAAAATTGCCGCTTGTTCTAATTCATATTTTGATAAATCTTCAAAATATCTTCCTTCAAATCCATTGCTATAATTCAAATTTTTTCTGCAATCTAAAATAACTTTTCTTCCAGAAATATAACTTTTTATATCTGATTGATTTTTATTATTTAATACATCAGTACAATCAATAATTAATAAATTTTCATAACTATATCTAAGTATTTTTGAAAAATCAAATCCGTTCTTCGAATCAATGGGCTTTATAAATTCATAGCCCCTTGTTTTTTCTATTCTTTCAGATAAATCAAAAACTTTTCTTTTTCCTAACGTGGTAAAATCACCCTTTAAAATATCATTTTCATTTACTAAATCATAATCAATAAGTATTAATTTTTTTATTTCTTTAGCCTCTGAAAATTTGATTGATAAATGACTCCCGAACGTTCCGGTTCCAATTATACATATTTCACGAATAATCATTTTTTCAATCTTTCTTTTTCAATCCTTTTGTTGATTTCTTGTTTTTCTTCTTCCGTTAAAAATAAAGGTTGATATTCAGATTTATATTCATAATATTGTTTAGCAAAAAATAGTAAATAACTTTTAGGAATCGTCAGATGTAAAGTTAAGTTTCTTATTTTTAAAGAATATTCATGAGGTAATAAAAGTCTTTCCAATTCTAGTTCAATATCTTTTATAAAAATATCTCTTTCTTCAATTGTTTTAAAATTATATCTTCTTGTATAATTTTTCATTTTTCTTGGAATTATTCTTTCTGAATTTTTTGTGGTGATAAACGCATTATACGCTCTAGACGCAGATAATGAAATTCCTCCATAATTTGTCATATTATCATCTAAGGAACAAATTGAAATACCCCTGGACAAAACATTACCTTCGCTATCAAGAAAAAGACATATTGTCATAAATTTACCTAAAAAATTTTTCCTAAAAACATATACAATTCTTTTACTAAAATACTTTTCCCATAAATTTAATGAATCTTCTACAATATAATCAGCTTCTATAATATTATTATTTTTCTTCAATTTTAGGATTTTAAGTAAAAACGCTGCCATAAACAACACCACAATAGAAAAAATAAAAAATGTCATTTTTATTCCCTTTTAAAACATGAGGGGGGCCGAAGCCCCCCTCATGGTTAGATGGTTTAGAAACCCTTCCGTCCGGCAGGCTTCAGGAACTCGAGGGAGTCGTTGGCCTGGAGAACGTAGTTGTCGTCCTTCACGTCACCGTTCACGATACCCTGGGCCATCCGGTCGATGTTGAGGGCTTCCGCCAGGAAGCGAGAAACCTCGCCCACGGTCTTCCCGACGACGGGGTAGTTCCCCGAGCTTGCACCGGAGGTGACCCGGATGGTCGTTGTGATCTGGTTCCCACCGGACACCCGGGTGCTGGTCGCGTCATACTGGAGCCCACGGATTGCGGTGGGGCCAGGCTGACCCGCTTCGTCGTTCCGGGTGTTGGCCAGGATGGCGCTGATGATCTCATCCTTCCGGCGCTTGGACATCCCGGTGATCCCACGGCTGACGCAGATGTCACGGAGTTCACGAACGGTCATGGCGGACAGCTGTTCGGCGGTATACATGGTGTGAGACCCTTTCTTGTGGTACTTCGTGGTTTTGTTTTTGCTGCGAGGAAAACAGAAGGTAAAAAAACGAAAAACTTAATTTTTAAGCATGCTTTCTGACATATGGAGACCTAATTTTTGAATCAGACACAAGTTTCGGAATATCAAAATAAACTTCAGAAACATTAAAATCTTTTTGATTTAAAATATTATAAAATGAAAAACACATAAAAATTGCGACTCCAGCGTTTGTAAAGAAAATTTGGGGTTCTGATAATCTTGATAATTCTTCGCAACTCATATCATTGGGGTTTTTATCCAATGGCTCATTGATCTCTGGATGATAATCAGTTATGGTTGGGGTAATATTTTTGTTATCTTTCCTAATAAAAATTTGAACATTGCCATCCAAAAGTTCATTGCCACCAGATATTAATATTATGTTCCTTAACAATACACAATGATCTGAGACTAATTTTCTTGTTGCGTGATTATCAACACACAAAAATACAATGTCATCCTCAAAAATAATTCTGTTGATATTATTTTCATTAATATATTCCGGAATATATGTATAATTAATACTTCCCATCGGATTATTAATTTCTCTAAATTTTATCTCTGCTTTATTCCCAAGATTTTGAAAAATTTGTCTTTCAGAATTTTTTCTTTCAAAAGAATCACCGTCAATAAAACAAATTGAAATATTATTAATTCCAGAATATGTTAAATATCTCGTTACCAATTCAGAAAAAACTGTTCCTATTCCACCCAACCCTATAATTTTTATATTCATGAAACAGCAAGACCTCCTTCTTCAGCATCATCCTCAACTATTTCTCCATTAAAAAATGTATCGATAACCGCTTCAAGTTGATCCCTATCAATTTCAAAACAAAGACCTCTATCTATCAATTCATCGACCAACATACTTGGTTCAAAATCTTCAGTTTTATAAAACTCAGTTAGTGCATTTATTTTCTTTTGATTTTCATGTCGTAATTTTTGATCGGTGGTTGGCGTTTTTCCAGCCCAATCAATTAACCCATAATTTTTATAATAATTGGAGCCACCAGCTCCAAATAAATAATCTCCATAACCTTCATAAAATTCTCTATAAGCCCCACTAAAACGTCCACTGTATTGAAAATCATTTACTTTAAGTTCTCCAATATTTTCTTTAAGTTGAGAAATTTTCGGCTGATTTATTCTTCGATCCCAACAGGTGGGAATATTAATTTTCTTTAAATCTTTTTCTTTAAACATAAATTTATTTGAAGGAGTTGTATTATATCCTTGGATGCGATAATCCCATGTTTTTGTAAACTCCTTTATAACCGTTAAGCCCTCAAAATAATCTTTGGGATCATACATAAACCTTTTTCCATTTACCACACAACTACAAGAAATTGTAAAAGTTTTTTCATCACTAAAATTTCCAAAAGTGACATGTAACCCATCAAAACCAAATTCATCTGAATCATCGACTCCGGAATGAAATGCTGAAAATCCAGCATGACTATGAATAGTTCCAATTAATGTATACCCCCTAAAAGTTTTAGGCTTTAAATATTTAATTGAAGCAGATGAAATATTTTGAAAGGGACAATATAATCTAAACCCTTTTTCCGGAGAATAAAAAAGCATTACAATACTTTCTGAATGATATTTTTCATACATTTTTTTCATAAATTTATAAGTTAATCCCCCTATTTCTTTAGGTAATTTTGGAACGTTTATTACCCCATAACTTTTGATTTCTTCCAGACAAGAAATTTTATCGACCGGAACCAAAGCATCAACGATAGGAGAATGTTTTTTAATAAAAATTCCATTTTTTCCGATAAGATATGCAATGTCTTCTTTTGGTATTAGTTTTTTATCATCGTATAAATATATTGGGAACATTACTTTCCTTTCTTTTTCGAAACAAACTTATCAAGAACTTTTGAATCTATAAATTCCGGTTTATAAGGATATAAATATTTTTCTTCTAAATCAAAAGTTTTAGGACAGTTTGTAATACATCTTTGTCCAATAAAAACTCTATCTTTTGTTCCTTCTTCATTTAAGGGAACTCTTGGATACACAATTGGTCTTAAAAATAAATTTATACTTTTAATCTTTGAATCTATTGCCGATTCACAAATAGTATTGAAATTATACCAATCAAATTCATTTGAATCTGGTTGATCATCATGTAAATAAAAAGCTGATCTTTTAAACAATAAATCTCCTTTTTGAAAAGTCGAATGAACATGATTAGTGAATTGAAACTTCTCTAGATCAATTTCATTCTTCTTTTCTGTAAATTGAAAAAATCTAATCAAATCTTGAGGCCATATCGTAACGCCATTTGACATGAAAATGGCTGGAATTCTTATATTTTTGGCCATATCAATAAAACCATCAACAAAGCCTAAAATACAATATTCTTCATTTTCTATAAAATTAGGCAAACCTGAAATATATCTCATAACCATTCCAGTATGTAAATTAAAATAACTTGTATAAAATTTCCTTATAAAAGGATTAAAAATACTACAATTTGAATCTATGACGGCATGTCTTTGTTTAAGTCCAGTTATATACTCAGAACTATATTCCTTAAATCTATCAATTCCAAATAAAAATTCATGCCCAAAGAAGAATATTTCGTTAAGAGGTAAATTAAAATCAGTGATTCCACCAATTTGTACTTTATCGTCTTTAAAGAATTTTCTCAAATTGGGACAAAAACTTGACGTATTTTTTATTAAATATATTTCATCCTCATATGTACAGACATTTACGCCCATAGATATTCTAGAACGATTATCTATGAAACCTAATTTCTTATCAATACATGTAAATTTTTCGACATCCTCTGCTAAAATAATATTTTTTATTGCTATTAAATTTTTATTATAAGAAAGATATGTATTGCTTCCATTACTTTGAACTTTCAAATCTCTCCCATAAAATCTCATATCTCCAATTAATAAATTAGTTCCAGGAACATTATCAAGATTATAATATATTTTATTACCATCTATTGGCTTATCAAAACAATCTGTTAGAATAAATTTTTTAATTGTATTATCATTATTAATGAAAAAAGTTAAATTAGAATTATCTTTTATATAAACATTATTTCCATCAGAATCTGTATAAACCATTGAAATTAAAGAAAAATTATCTTTAATATGATTCTCATTTTTTACCATATCATCTTTTTTAAATGGAATTCCCCCAACTATAATTTCTGTGTTTTTATGAAGAATACCTCTTTTTTTAATATAAAAATCCATATCCTTTTTACCACTAAGTTTAATAAGAAAATATTTTTCACGATCTGTATTGCCATATTTATTTTTTTCTAAAATAAAATATAATCTTCTATTATCATGAACACAAGCTAAGAAAAATGTTTTTTTCTTTTTTGATAAATAAAATGGCTCCCCATAGTAAAAATTTGTAGAATATACATAATATTCCTTGCCATATAAAGAAATCTTTTTAGGTTCCATTTTTTTTAAAATTGAGTGATATAAATCTTCAAAATTATTATAATTATAATCTTCAGAACTTTGACGTCTTACAGGTTCCTCAGACGGTCGATTATTCTGAGATCTTCCAAAAACTAAAGCATCATATAATGATCCAATTTGGACATATTTAGATTTCAAAGCTATATTTTCTTCTGAGCTTTTTGTTAGAATTTGCCACTGAAAAAAGTTTTTGAATGTTGGATATGATGAATATGCAATAACATTTTGTAAAATATCATCATTAAATGTCGATGTCCAAAATACCGTTCGTATTGTTTTTATAAGTCCAGAAATATTTTTGCTTCTAATTCCTGTTCCCATACAAATTTTTCCACTAGGCTCTATATTAGGTAATGGAACTCTAAATACTTTTTCTTCCATAGATTTAATTGGAGTTTTAGAGACAAATGCACAAACCCTTTCAGCATGAATATCACCTTCATCTTCAAATAATTTTGCTCCAAAATAAATATAAGGAAACGAAAGAAAAAAGTTCATCGGTTCAATCAATTCATTCTTTTTTATTTCACGTAATGTTTTAAACCCTTCAGGATTTATTTCATTTAATTCTTCTAAATGTCTCTGAACTAAATAGCTATGAAGGCGTATTGTTCTTTTTTGTGGTTCATCATGAAAAACAATATATTTATTTTTATTAGAATCAGAAATATAAAAATCCAATTCTGACATTTCTTTTGTTAATTGAAAAGGTTTTTCTGCTATTGGTTGATAGAACCATGATTTTTTTGCAAAAATAGTCGTACCGTTTAAATAGTTTATTCCAGCTTCATTTCCGCATATGAAAATCTGCTTTTTCAGCATTAAGCTGCTCCTTTTAAAACCTCTTCAGGAATAAAATAATTCGGAATCAGCCCTAATAAATTATGTTCTATGTAATTTTGATTTAAAAATACATTTTTTTCACCAGTCAACCTTGGAAAAATTATTCCTCTACAAATTTGATTATCTAAATCGTCTTCATCTATTTTTGGAATAAAGTTTTTTTCTCCCATGTACAATTTTATTTGTCCATTTATAATTTTTTCTGTAAATCTTCCGTTTATATATTTGAAGGACACTTCTCCGTCCAAATGAGGGACTCTTGCTTTTGGGCCTTCAACTTTAGGAAATTTCTCTCCTATTGCATGACTATTTAAATCTTCAATTTTCAATTCATTTATTGAAACGACATTAAAAGATTGAATTAAATTGTGTGGCCAAACAGTCATTCCATTTGACATGTAACACAGTGGAATATTTTTAAATCCATCTACAAAACCTATTAATTTGTATATTTTATTTTTTACAAAACCGGGAATATCACTATTTATTGCTTTAAATTCTATACCGCTATATAACTCATTGTATTTCATATAAAATTTATTTATAAATGGATTAACATTTGTATTATAAATAAGTAGAGGAGATATTTTACCATCTTGATAAGTGACCTCTAAATTATTATTTCTTGAAGATGTAATTTTTTTGATTTCATATACTTTATATTTTGTATTTCTTGTTTCGATAACAAGATCACCCTCTTTAAAAGAAAAATTCTTTCTACCAGAAATATTTATCGAATTATTTTTTAAAACATTTGAAAAATCTAAAAAAAGGTCGAAGCCGTTATCTACAAACTTATAATCATCGATACTATAATATTCGCTTATATGAAAAATCTGTGCTCCGTTATAGAAAAACTCTTCTTTGTGTGTTTTAACTTTTTCTATAGGAACGAGATTTTTTGTATCTGGGATAATGGTATTATTATTATTATATCCATCTCTTAAAGTTTTATACATTATATTTCCATCTTTTATAAAAATATCTGACAATTCAATTTCATAAGGAGTATGACCTGACCTGAAATAAAAATATTTCTTATTTAATTTGATTGACTCACCACAATAATCTTTACTAGAATCTTGATATTTTTCAAAAACTAAATTTTTGATATTAAAATTAAAATAACTATTATCTAATTTTAAATATTGACTTCCATCTGCCCTTTGGACAATTCTATTAATCGATCCAAAATAATTCATAGGAGAAGTGATATGAATTAAATCTCCTCTAGAAAATTCTAAATTATTAATCAAAAACTTTTTCTTAATATAATAATCATAAGTATCATGAGAAATTTTCTTTGTTAATTTAATTTCTTTCGTTTCATTTGTGTCATAATCTATAACAGATATATTGTTTTCTAAAAATATATTTAAAATATATAAAACTTTATCCCCTATTACAATCTCATCACCAATATCCAACCTGATAATATTATTATCTTTCTGAATTTCTAAATATGTCAATGTTCTTTCTATCCTAGAAAAATTATCTGATTCAATATTCGAAAAAGAACTTTGTATTCTTTCAAAAAGAGTTTTAACAGTTATTAAATTTTCACCATTAAAAAGATTACTCAACAAAGAATCCGCTTGGACAAATTTTTTATCATAAATAAATAATGGATCAATCTTTGTATTATAATTCCAAGCTAAAATTGTTCCTAACTCATTTCCACTTTCACTTGTATATTTTCTTCCATTATAATAATCTGTATTAAATTCAGATTCCCAAAAAACTCTTAATTGATTTAAAATTGTGCTCCCTATCGTATCTCCAGAAGTTCTCGGGCAACATACCGATCCAGTAAACATAATATTTGACAAAGGTGGCAAATATAATTTATCATCAAAACTATTTAATTGTCTTGGAGCAATGTAAGCTGATAATGACATTGAGTCAAAAACATTTTCCTTTATTTTTCTAATTACCCCAGTAAAGATGACAAAAGGAAAAGATAATCGAACCGCATATCGTCCCTTTATTTTATAAATATTTTTCAAAAAGAGTTCAACAATTTCTGGATTCTGTATCATTCCTTTTTCATAATCAATCAATGCTGGTGAAACATAAACTGTTTTTATTTGAGGAGGTTCCTCAAATAAAAATTTCCATTGATTTCCAGAAATTTTTTTCAAAAACCTAACCCCAGGTAACATCAATAAATCTTCTGAATCTTTATTAATAAATTGATTTGAAAATTTTGCAGCAGGAAATTTTACATCTCCAAGTTTTAAAAATAGATCATCTTTTTTATAACCATATTCCTTTATCACAAAATTTTTATCGATAACTATTCTTGAATCTAACTTATAGATCCAATTATTTTCCATCCGTTGTTAGCCCTTTCGTTCTAACCTTTTCAAAAAAATCTATTATTTCTTTTTGAAGTTCTTCATTGTCTATTTGAGATAAACAAAATAAACTCTTTTCTAAAAACGTAAATTTATTTATATTTTTTTCACTTCCTATATTATTATTTAATACAACAGCGCTATTACTATCTGAACAATTAATATCTATCATATTGAATTTTTCTATAATATTTTCATCCAGTTCTTCATTATTATTTCTTACAAAATTAACATTATTAATTCGTAAAATACAACCACCTATTGAATTGATCCAAACTTTTTTTCCATATATATCTAAAACTATTTGACCGATTAAAGGCTTCATTATCATTTTTTAAGCCCTTTCTATCTTATGCTTATTTTAAATTTTTTATTCCCGTTTTCAACATATTCAGTCCTGTCAAAAGGTATAGATCTCCATTCTTTTTTCTCGAGATCAAAAACATGTAAAAGATTTGACTTGCTTATCAAACTTAAAATTTTTGTAATATCAATTCCTTTTGGTCTCTTTTCTTTTGGTATCTTATCAAAATCTAAAGTGCATTTCATTATTCTTGCAGTTCCGTCTTTTTTAATAAAAGAAACTTTTGATTCATCAACTCTCAAAATACGAATAAAATCAATAGCCTTGTCAATGATTTCCATTTTCATTCTCCCTATTTTTTGTATGGATGACTAAATCCCTATATTCATCTTTTTGAGAAAGTTTGCTAAATATCGGGCATGTCCAATTACAACCTTGACAAAATCTCTTTTTATCCTCTTTTAATAATTCTAAAAAACCTTTATTAAAGGTTAAATCCGAATTAAAAATATTTTGAATTTTAAAAGGTAACCCAACGTATCCCATAATTCTTAAACACAATCTCAATGAACCGTCCGAATCAATTGTAATATTATGAAGATCTTCTTCTAATTTACAATCGTAGTTTGAGGGTAATATTTCAAATAATCTATCTAAAAATTCTTTTCCCATATGAATATTAAAGTCTTCTTGTTTTATTTCATCAAAAATTTTCTTTGTGTTTTCATCAGGCAATACTAATAAATTTTTATCTGTTACATTTGAAAAATCATAAAAATCATTCTTTGCAATATCTATAGATGTCACGCTGCTAGAAATTTTTCTGTTGGTTAAATCTTTTAATAAAGGCTTTAAATAATTTATCGTTTCTCTATCTATCGTAACCTCGGCTACAACGTCTTTTATTTTCTCCGTTAATTTTGTTAAACGTTCAAGACCTTTTTTACTTTTTTCATATCGATCTTTATCATAGTTTGTAGAAAATAAAACTGGATCAACGGATGAAGTAAAACCTTTAACTTCAACATTATCAATCAATTTAATTATTCGTTCTTGAACTTGATCACTATTATTTGAGATAATTGTATAATGAATATTTTTCTTATTGCAAAAATCAATAATCTCAATTAAGTCTTTTCTTAAAAAAGGCTCTCCACCATAAAAAATATGAAAACAATTTGGATTATGTTCTTTTAAAATATCTAATGAATCAAGAACATATTGGGTGGACATTTCATAATTTATAAAATATTTAAATGATGGATAATTTCTATTTTTATATTTTGGATCAGATATTCGACAATATGAACAATTTAAATTACATCGCCTCGTTAAAAGCCAATTTACAATTTGAATTCTATCCATTATTAATTTTTTCTTTAAGATCTAAATATTGTTTAACTTTTTTATCTTTTTCTAATTCTTTTAAGATAGAATAATACTCTACTTTTTTAAGACGTAACGCTTCTTCTTCTTTAGTTTCTTCCCTACATGTATGTAATGAAATATTTATATCTCCATAATCTTCCCTGATAGCAATGGTAGAATCTTTTCCGTTCTGATCAATGAGAAAATTAATTTTTTCTTGTATTTTTTCCAGAGATTCGTCAAAGAAATCATAACCTAAATCCAAGGTACGATAAAGAATCATTCTAAAGACCTTTCTTACAGTTTTATGAGCTCATCATATTCTATTTTTTCATTGTGCATATGGCTGATGATATATATCGACTTCTCTTTAGACTTTTCTTTTAAAAGGAACGAAACACTCTCAGTATTTTCCTCATCCAAACTATCAAATATTTCATCAAATAAAAGAATATTAAAATCGATTCCATAAATATTTGATTGAAGATCGCTCAATGTTAAAATAGTTGCCAGATCAATCAATCTTTTTTGGCCACCTGAAAGCATAGATACGGAATTTGCTTTTGTGACATTATCAAAAACATTTACCGATATTTTATCTTTTAATTTTTCTTTATCTTTTGTCTCAGATAATGTATCAAAAGAAACCTTATATCTTCCATTAGAAATTTCATCTAAATATCTCTTAACATTTCGATTCATAAAAGGAATTGATTCATCTATTAATAAACTCTGAATACCTTGGCTAGAAAAGCCTGTTGACCAAAAATCTATAATATCTTTTTTCTTTATATTTTTTAACATTAATAAATCTATATTCTCAATAGAACCTTTTTCAATCAAAATTTTCTCTTTAATTTCAATGATTTTAAAATTATAATCTTCATAAACCTTAGAATCTTTTAAATTTTCCAATTCTTTTTCAGTATTCTCAATTGTCGAATCTATTTTAACTAAATCTAATTTACAATAAGGTAGCATTTCTTTTTTTCTATTTAATACTTCTTGTTTTTCATTTAACTCAGATAAAAGAAATCTGTTAGTTTTTAAATCAGAAAGAAATTCTCTTGTTAAATTTTCTTTTTCTCTTAACATTAAATCTGATATTAAATTTAATTTATTATCTAATGCTTCCTTTATTCCTTTTATATCATTTTTATTTTGTACATTAATTTTATCTTTTTCTTCAATAAACTTTTTTCTATTTACATCTTCGATTTTTCTTAATTTTGTTTTCTTTTCTTCTAGATCGAGTCTTTCAGCTTTTAACACTTCTAACTCTGTACATAAAAGATCTTTTTCTGTTTGATATTTTTGCACTTTTTTCTCAAGAACATCTTTTGCTTTTTTATCTAAAAGAGATTCACATGTTGGGCACTGTGGGACATCTGTTTTAATAATTCTCTCAGTTATCTCTTTTATTTTATTTTCTAGATTTTTAATAAAAATATTTACCTCTTGAGAGTTTAAAAGATTTTTAGAAATAGCTATATCTATTTCTTTATTTTTTTCTGAAAGATGCTCTATAAATAAATCGTATTGTTTTTGACATTCTAATAATTTATATTCCTTTACTTCTTCAACGTCTTCCTTTAATTTATAATATTCTTTATTCGCATCATTGATCTTAATATTTTTTTCATTTTCTATCTTTAAAAATACAGTTCTTATTTTTTCTTCAATTTTTCGAATTTTATTTTCCGTCAAATTTATATTTCCTGATAAATCATTAAATGATTCTATTTCATGTTCCAATTTTTTTATATCATCTTTAATAGTTTCTTTTTTAATATTTAATTCAGATATTTTATGATTTATATTTTCAATTTCTTTTTCTCTTCTTATAACTATATCTCGTATATTTCTATTAAAACTCATTATATCATTTTCATATTGATTAATCAATTCTAATTTGATTCTTTTTTGAATTTCAAGATCTTTAATTAAATCCTCTAATTCTTTTAAAAACTTATTTGCTTTCTTTTGATATTCAACATATTTTTCTAGCTTTAAAATGGTTCTAAAAATTTCTTTTTTGTTTGAGTCTGGAAGATTTGTGAAAAATGTTTTTACTTGCTGAGCAAAATAAAATGTATTAAAGAACAGATTTTTTGGAACTAAAAGACGTTCAATTTCAGCTATAACATCTCTTTGTCCAACTTTAATTTTTTCATTTTCTTTCAATAAAATTACTGTGTTCCCCATCTTATCATATTTTTGATATCTTTCGATTGTATAATTTATATTTTCTGGAGCCAAAATAAATTTAGTCCATGTTTTGCAGTTTTTCCCTATTTCTCGATTTACACACTCGTCTCCAGAAGCTTCAGGGGTTGCTCCATACCAAGTAAATGGAATCGAATCAAAAAGGGTAGTTTTTCCAATCCCATTTTTCCCCATAATTAAAACTAATTTATTATCATAAATGGGCAATGATATTTGCCCTTTATATCCTTTAAAATTTTTCATCCCTATCTCAGTAAATTTTACTGTTTTCATTTTATGTCCTTTTCTATTATTTCTATTCCAACTTGAATAAATTCTTCTATATCCGAATTTTTAACTTCTTTAAATTTACAATATTTTTCCATTCTTTCTCTCTCACTCATATTCATTGACATTCCTCTATTCGTTAAATCGGACGTTTCATTTTTAATAAAAATAATTCCTTTATTGTCAACCACATCAATATTTTCTTCACTTTCAATTTTTACATAATGTCCTTCATCTCTTAATTTTAAAGCATTTTTTAAAATCTCATTTTTATTTTCTTCATTTAAACTAAAATAATAATGTTTTTTATAACCTTCAATAGGGATACTCTCGACAGATAAATTATCTGTATCAATAATTAAAAATCTTTTTTCCTCGCCTTTTTCACCCCAATCTTTTTGTATAATAGATCCAGAATAATATAATGATATTTCTGGAAGAATCATTTCTTGGGGTTTATGATAATGTCCCAACAAAACTAATTTATATTTTCCAATAAGATCTTTTACACTTATTTCAGATTTTACGCTAATCCCTGAAGATAAAACCGCTTCAGAAAGTCCGAAGTGGGATATTAAAATATCCGCTTTATTATTCTTTATGTCTTCAAACATCCCAAAAGTCCAGGGAACATGAAAAATCTTTTTATCTTCTATATTCATAAAAGAAGAATTTTTTATTCTAACTACATTTGATTCGCTATCTAAACATTCTAGACCTGATTTTAAATATTTTCCTTTATCCGTAACATCATGATTTCCATCTATAATAATAAATTTAAAGTCCTTGTGATTTCGAAAAAACTGTAATAAAAGATTTTGCGCAACTACATATATTAAAGATTTATCATTTAATAAATCTCCACCAATTTCCAACGTATTGATATTTCTTTTTTTACATTCAAGAATAATAAATTCCAAACATCTTTTAATGCTGGCGATTCTTAAAGGTAAATTTTCAACTGAGTCTATAGGATCATTTCCAAAACCAGAAAGATGTAAATCTGCAATAAAAGCAAATTTCATTCTATTTCCTTCCAAGAATTTTTATTGCATCATTTTTTGTTACTTTTTCTGTTTTTCCATCCTGAAAACATACTATAAAATTTATATCCCATTTTTTAGATTCATAATATTTAATCCTCTGAAATAGAGTTTGATAAATAAATCTGCACCCAATATCAACAATATCATAAATCTCTGCATTCATTTTATCTTTAAAAGTTCTTGAAATTCTTCCTGAAATCTGATTGATATTTTTTATTGGAGACGTCATAATTAAACAATCTTTTTCAGGTTTATCAATGCCATCTCGGACTTTTCCAGGAGTCGCAAATGTAATTTTATTATCCATATTCTCTAATCCACCAGGCCCATAAAATTTTCCTTTATCTCCTTCAATTATCTCATACATAAAATCTAATAATTTTATTCTTTCAGCAACAAAAATTATTTTTCTTTTTTCTTTTAATTTATCAATTAAAGTCTTTGATAAACTCAAAAATTGAACTGATTTTTTCATTAAATTTAAATATCTTGATCTCTGAAATTGTCCTCCCCACATTAAATACCTAACTCTCTTTTCTGTATAAATATTATAATCTAAAAGTAAAATATTAACGGTAGGATTTATTGTATTTTCTAAATCCTCTCCTTGAAATGTTTCTCCCAAATGATATTTAATAATATCAGTATTTCCATCATATCTATAAGGGGTCGCGCTCAAGCCATATGATCTATATGAAGGAATCCACAATGAACATTTTGAAAACTCATATGCCCCAACAGATATATGAATTTCATCGGCTATCAAAATTCCTAATTTCATTTCAATTAAACTTTTTATAAATTCTTCTTTATCTCTTCTAAGTAAAGATAAAATAGTCTGAACTGTGGTAACCATTATTTTTTTATTGATTCCTTCTTTATAATTATTAGAGGTTAACCTCATAATATCTTCTTTTTTACAATCGGTAAATTCTAAAATTCGATTCATCCACTGTTCAACAAGAGAATCTCTATGAGCAATTATCAAACTTCTTTTCTTTAACATAGAGATAACATAAATAGCAATTACCGTTTTTCCAACTCCAGGATCTAATTGTAAAATGCAATTTTCATTTTTTAACATATAATCAATTGAAGTCTTTTGAACCTCACTTCTTGGAATGATATTATGATTAATTTCAATATCTTTCCCCTTTGGTAACATATTTTTTATTTCAATTTCATCACAAAAATCTTTTATTGGAAAATTTCTTGGAATTAAAAGATAATCTTCTGCTTCATAAAAATATTCTTGTTTTATCTTTAGAGAGGGATCTTGCCAATCAACAGAGAGACGAGTTAGATCATTCTTTATATTTTGATAAAAATCTTCTTTTTGATATTTTGAGGGAATTAATATTCCCGATGTTTTAGGAAACTCTATAAGTCGCTTTTGAATTTTCATTTTCATATACCGTTACATAGTCCATGTATATTTTATTGCTAAATTGATAATTCTTCAAAGCCCATTCTATCTCATTATACAGATTACATGATAAATTTTCAGCTGTGGGTTCTCCATCAAATACAATAACCTTAAAATTTCGCCTTATATACAAATCTATAAGTTCCTCATCCAATGAATTTAACATAAAAGCGTGATCAAATTTATCCAAAACTTTATTACAAATTTCTTTTAACACTGTAAAATCCATGACCATTCCTTCATTATTTACTTCTTCAGACTTAATCCCAACCAATATTGAGAAATTGTGGCCATGAGGGTTTTGGCACCGATTCTTATTCAAATAAAGTCTATGTCCAATTGGAATGGAAAACTTCTTTTCTATATAATACATATTACCATCTCCTTGTTGTTTGTTGATATTCTTCTAAAGCGCTTTTTCTTATCTCTTTTAACTTTTGATTTTCAAATTTTAAAAGATCTAACATTTCTTCAGTACGTATATCCATATTTAGAATTTGTAACAATTTATATTTTCCTAATATTTCTTTTACTTCTTCAAATGAAACACCGGATTTTTCAGAAATTATTTTAATTTCTTTGTCAGAATCTTTAATGATTTTTAACAATGCTTGTGATAAATAAGGCCTAATTTTTTGTAATATTTCATATTCTTTAATTGAACCTTTTAATTTTTCTATTTGATCCTCGATAGAGATTTTTAGAAAATTTTCATATCTCGAAAAAGTCCTTTTTAAATAATCATCGACACCAATAACCTCAATTTCGTCATTTTCATTTACAATTGTAATTTGAAAATTTTGTGTTCCGTGTAATTCCCTTAAAATCTTTTGCTTAACCTTTTCATAAGTGACTTCTTTATTTCTTTGTCTTAAAATTGAAAATACTATTTTTGTTTCTGTTGTAGAATCATCTCTAAATCCAACATCTCCGTTTTTCAATTCTGTTTCTAAACACTTTAAAAATTTTTCAAATCTTTTAGGAAATGGCCAAGAATAAATTTCTATTTCAAATGCTTCTTTATTTTCTTTATATTTCCCCATCACTTCTAATTTTGCTTCGCCAGTTGTTAATAATTTTTCAAGTTCTTCAGGTGGTGATAAAATATCCAATTCCATTCTTGGTAAAATCAAAGGCTTTTCTTTCTTTTCTCCTAAAAGCCATAATAGCCTTTTATATAAATCTTTAACTTCATAACTTGGAATTACAGTTCTAAAACCAAAACCAATTCCAAAACTTGTAGTTTTTCCAATTAAACAAATAGGATATTTAACTGGTAAAATTACAGGTTCATTTTGACCCAATGGATTTAAAAAATATGGAACAAAATTAATCAGATTAAAAGCCAATTCTTGTGTCTTTTCAGGCAAACGGCACTCAGTATATCTCGAAGCGGAAGCCTCTACCGGTTCGATTCCGGTATTGCATCCAAAGCTTCCCTGGCCTTCGAGGATATCCTGTTGAGCTAACTGTACTATTGTGCCATAAGAAGAACCGTGTGGGTGGAATCTACCCATCACATCTCCTTCTATTCTGGCAGACTTAACATATTTATTTTTTGCGATAAGATACGACGAGTAAAGTACTCTGCGCTCAACGGGCTTCAATCCATCGGGTCCAGGAAAAGCTCGATTGATATTTACATACATTCCATATTTTTTATAAAAATATTGAACTGTTTTAAACAAATCTTTTTTAACCATTTATTAAAACATCTCCTCTATTTTTATATCTTGGTTATAAATCAAGCTTCTTTTTTCCTCTGCGTCAGAAAATAATTTAAACATATCTTCAATATTTTCCGAATATTCAATTTGAATTAATCTGCGATTTTTTTCATCTAATAAACATTTCTTTAATTGTTGAGGAGTTAATTCTCCTAATCCTTTAAATCTCGAAATTGGCTCATTATTTTTTCGAGCTTTTTCTAATTCATCTTTTGTCCATAACGGAGTAAAAACAGTCTTTTTATTTATAGCGAAAAGAGGAGTCATCGCTAAATAATAAAATCCTTTTTTGATAATCTCAGGAATTGTTGCAACCAAATTCAAAGTCAACAAACAGAATATATGAAATCCATCGTCATCAGCATCGGCGGCACAAATAATTTTATTATATCTAATATTATCAATATTAAAATCTGGCCCATACCCAGTCCCAATACTTTGAATCAATTCAAACATTTCTTTATTTTGTAATATATCTTTATTAATCGTAGAAGGGGGTTTTCCTTTTAAAGGCAATATTGCATGTAATGAAGGGTCTCTGGCTTGAATTAAACTTCCGCCGGCGCTTTGTCCTTCGACAATAAATAATTCACCATTTGGTTTATTACAATCTCTTAATTTTGTATATTTAACAGAGACTCTTCTATTAGAATCTACGGTAATGATTTTTTTAGAATCTAATCTTCTTTGATAATTTTCCATGTGCGTTAATAAAGGAATTAACAAATCTTCTTCATGATCTTTAAAAAAATCTTCTAACCCAGTTTTCAATTGAGGAATAAATTTTACTAAATCTGTTTTTTTATTTGTCAAACTATCTTTTGTTTGTCCTGAAAAATCAGGCTTGACTAATGACAAAGAAAAATAACCTCTTAACCCACAAATTGCACAATTTGGCTGAAACTTAAAATTATATTTTTTAGCCTTAGAAATAAAAAATTCTCTTAATAAATCGATAAAAAGATTAACATGAGTTCCGCCCTTTTGAACAGGTAATAAATTTACACTAGACCGTATTTTTGGAGAAGAAGATCCATCGAATGAATAACAAAAAGACGCTCTAAATAATTCTGGAGATTTATCAGAAAATATCTCAATAATTGGAGTACAATCTTTATCTCCGTTGGCTAGACAATATTCTTTAAAAAAGTTTTGTTTGGAAATATTTATAACTTCTTTTTTATTATCTATGATCAATACAAATTTAACTTTCGGCATCTCTACTGAGGCAACAAATAACCTTTCCCTAATTCTTTCGATAGAAGGTAAAAGTTCTTCAAAAATGTTTTTCATTGGTTTAAAAAGAATTCTTGTTGAAAAGGGTGGCTCGCCTGTAAATTCTTCTTTTTTCTCTTGAATTAATTTTGCATTATTAAATTCGTAAATTGCGTGTCTTTTGTTTCTATAAACTTCAACAATATATTTTTCACTTAGGGCATTTACAGCAACCAATCCAACACCATGAAGGCCGCTAGAAATTTCATATGCGGTTTTTCGACCTTTAAATTTTGCTCCAGAAAACATTTCATAGGAAACAACTTTTGGCATATCTTTTTCTATAGGAATTCCTCTGCCATTATCAATTACAGAAAATTCATTATTTTTTGTATCCATATTAATTGCAACAATGTCAGCGTGTTTTCCTAAACACTCATCTAAGGAATTATCAAAACATTCTTCCAAAAGATGTGTGGGAGTTTCTGTACTCCCTATATACATTGTTGGATTTATTTGAATGTGACTTATATGATCTATAACTTCAATAGAATTATGGTCATAAGACATATTTTTCCTCCAGAGATTTTATACCCCATCTGTTATTTTAAGACTGGTCCACTGTGGTGCATGAATACATTGCGCCCATGAGGATGTTCCTTCAAAAATATAAATTCCATGATCCGTATGAAGTTCGACTTTAACACTTTCAGAGACCCAAGATTTTTTTGGAAAGGTTTTATTAATTATTCTTCTGATTCCCATTATAAAAAGATCAGAAGAAAATTGGAAAAATTCGTCATAAGATCCTTTTTGAAAAAATGTATCAAACCTTCTTGCACTACGTTGTATGTCATCAACGATAGATTCTCTAATATAAATAGTTTTTCCTTTAAATCTAATTTGAACATCATTTCTATCTATACGTTTTTGATGAAGTTTTCGATTAAACTTTTTCATATTCCTCTCTATTATATTGATGTGGTGGGAAGAGTTTCCCCTTCCCACCACATATATTTCTAACTCATTCTTCGAAAAATTCCGGAAGCCTAATTATCGGGCCTGTCCCTTCAATTTGAGATTCACTGCCTCTGTGATTTAAAATCCATAAAATCGAATGTGGCAAATGACTATCTCCACGAGAATGTTTATCACACTCTCCATCGGTAAAGACTAAATTAACATCAGAATTAATTTCTTTTAATCTTGCAAGACCTGGTTGTAAAGTAGTTCCATGCCGCCCATGAAATTTAGGTTGAATGTCTGATATTTTTTTAACTGAATATTCTTTTTGAACTTGTGTATCATTTTCTAAAACGGTGATTGAGACATCTGGATCCTTTTCTAAAATATTTTTAATCGATGATAATCCTTCAGCCATGTCGCGCAAACCCATTGATCCAGAGGTATCAATTAAAACCCCTATGGAAAAAGTCCTTTTCCTTTTATAGCCAGGATAAGGAAGAATCCTTGTCATTTTCTCCTTGACAATATAAATTTTCTTTTTATTTAAAATCATTCTTCGTTGCATTATAGCTCTTCTACTTTTCTTAACAAACCTTCGAATTAATTCATAATATGGCAATGACGCATTAAAAAATTGATTTAAAAGTTCTTCTAAGTTTCCCCCATCAGATCCTCTATTACTTATTCGTTTCCATTCATCTGCTGCTTTTGACATAACATTTTGTAAATTTCTTAATTCTTTTTCGATATCTTTAGGAATAAGATGCTCATCAAATTTGAATTCCTGGGGGATGGATTCATCTTTCATTTTCTTTTCTAATTCATGATAATACCATTCAAAAGCCATATTTCTTGGTAAATTAAACATTTCAGGTCTTGCGACAGGAAAAAATTTTCCCATGCATGTAACACCGCCTTTAATATCTCCAACGTCATTAGCTGCCATATCAACCGCAATAGCAAAAATTTCATAATTAAATTTCTCTTTTTTTATCTCCTTCAATTCTCTTAATCTAAATAAGTGTTTTAAAATTAAATGATATCCCTCATGAACCAAAACTTTCTCAATATCTTCCTTTGACATTGTAGAAAAATATTCAGAATTTACGCAAAGGTTTATCTCTTTATTTTCAAGCGCAACAGCACATATTTGTCCCGGAAAATGATATTTTTTATTGACCCTTGAAAATAGAAAGCCCCAGAAACTGTTTCTGACAATTAAATCACAAATTACACCCTCAACTTTTTCCTTTATCTGTTTCTGAATCTGATCCATTAAGGGTCCTTTCATGAACTTCGACTCTGAATTTTTCAAACCTCGTTAGATCTCTCATCAATAAAGCTATATATTTAAAAGACTCTTCAGCCTTTATTTTATTAAATTCAGACAAAAATATTTGAAAAATATCCCTTGGAATCATACAAAAGAATTCAGAGATGCCTTCCTTTTGAGCATCAGTTAACCCAGGGGTATTATTTTTCAAAGTCAAAAATAATCCAACTGTCAATTCTGAGGCACTAAAATTATCAGTTTCACAAATTACCTTCACCGCGTCCTTTATTGTTTCAAAATTAAAAATAATTTTATCAGGGCTAATGGTTTCATTTTTCTGTACATATTCAATGAATTGTGATGACATCCCAGTATTTATCAATCCAGAAATAAGTAAATCAATGCTTTCTATCTCCGAAGCATTCGTGCTTCTAATTTCCATCAATTTTAAAATTTCTGATACCTTTTCCCAAGATGATGGATTTGCAAATGCCTGCCCATTATGATGAGATTGATTATCATAAAGTCTGTCTGTAAAATTCATAATAAAGTTTGTAACAAATGGATGAAATTTAGAATTTATTGCATAATTGATCCATTCTGAAGTACTGCATTCACATCCAATATGCAACGACCGTCTCATTCCAGCGGAGTCGTCAATCGTATTCATTGAATAATTATCGTCATCTGGGTTATCAATAGAGACCACAAACCATCCTCTTGGAAAAGATTTTGTATGAATTCGGCATTCATTCTGAGCTTGCCAAAGAAGCATTTGAAGATTCGTGTCGCCCCTTGAAAATTCGTCTAAAACCAAAATTCCAAATTCTTCCTTTGAAGGAACAAAATCTGAATAAAGCATCTTAAATTGATCGGATTCCCCAATCGGATAAGGAATCAAAAAATCATCTCTTGTAATAACCGGGCACTTTAATTCAATAAATCCAAACTCAACTTTCAATTCTTCTTGAAGTTCCAATGCAATTTGCCTTAAAATATCAGTTTTTCCAATTCCCGCATTTCCAATCAAACGAATAGAAATTTTAATTGGTGATTCTCCATTAAGTATTTTTTTAGTCATTTGGGTAAAATATTTTTTCAAAATTATTTTAGCTTTACCTATACTTGTTTTTTGTATATTCAGCTTCTTGATATAGTCCATAACCTATTCCCTTCTGTGGAAAATAAGGCGAGAGGTTTCATCCCCTCGCCTTATTTTTTTATTTGGTTTCGTATTATTAAATATCTAAATTAAAATCAAACATGTTAGCGATTTTTTCTTTTTGAGAATTGGTTGAGGTATTTTCTTCTTTTGACTTTTCTTGCGTCTTTGCCGATTCAGAAAACATTTGATCCTTAGATACTTGCTTATTATTTTTTGACCAATCAAATTTTTCATCGAAGTCAGGTAAAAACTTTTTAGCAATTTTTAATACGGTGAGTACATTTTCTTTTGAAACTTCATTGATGGCCTCAAGTAAGAATACACTTTTAGGCCCGTAATTTGAATCTTCTTTACCGACTGTGATCTTTGTTACAACCTTCTTATTATTCACGACCCTTTTTTCAAATTCTTCTTCACCAGGAAATAAAACTAAATCAAAGTTTTCTTCAGAAAGTTTATCAAGATAATCTCCAACATTTTTATATTTCATTCCATTCGCTCGGATAAAAACTAAAATCGGTTTATTATCTTTATCTATAATCGGCTTTCCTGTTTGGTCAGTATAAATACCTGACAAAATAATATGTTCTCTACATGTTGAACAAAAACTATCATTTCTTCGTTCCGAGCTATTTTCTGGACAAACTTTTTCTGATGATCCTTTAAATGGAGAACTATTTTTATAAGAAAAACATTTTAATTTTCTCTGAGTTCCCATACTAATTTCATTTACAAAAACTTTTTTAACATGTAAAATTATCATATTTACATCATTGTGATTTGAAGAAACCCCACGTATTTGTAATTTGCCTGGTTCTTCTTTTACCCCAGAACTTTCATTAAATCTTGAGATTCCACTAATATAAATTGAATGAAAAATTTCATCCTCAGGCGCCACCATTTTTTTCTTACTGGAAGATTCCCCATACAGTCCTTCAAATTCATCCTTCATGTTTTATCACCTCTATTTATTTGGGGTTAGGAAAAAGTTTTCTCCTTCTGAATAAATTGTAAATACATCATTAAACCAGCACTTCAATCTTTTTCCAGAAAGTTCTGTTGAAATAAAATCCCTAATTTCTTTTGGCTCAGGAAGTTTAAAATCTGGGGCCATTTGAATTGTAATGGGAGATACCTTCTTTACATTATCTACGGTTATTGAGGGAATTAATTTTGTATGGGGGCAATACACAATTACCAATTTATCCCCAACCATTCGATAAATTTCGTTCTTGTAAAAAAATAAATTAGTATCCAAATCTCTCATAATTCGACCAGACCCCGATCCTATAATTCGAGTGATTGAGGTATGTCTGCGGCACAAAAGGTTCTTTTTCTTAGTATCTTTACAAGCTTCACAATCTGAATTATCAATTTTAATTTCAGTAAAGATTTCAAAATTTGGATCTGATGCCTTTTGAAAAAAGCTCATAATTCTCTGCTTCGACAAGATAAATTTCATTAAAGTGATAGGGTAAACTTCTTCATTCTCAACCATTTTTTCAAGGCTAAAAGCATCTAACATCGTTCTCGAACCTTTCAAAAAAAGTTTAAAGAGAAAATAAAAAGTTCAAAAAATAGGTTTACAATTTTTAAAAATTAGTTCATCAATTCAATTAAAAAAATTAATAAACCTTCTCTTCATTTATTAATATATATAGATAAAAGGTTAATACATATTAGGTTTCGATTCGTGCAGGTTGCCTATAATTTAATAAATCAAAAAACAAATTTCCCTTAGGAATTTTACTTGAATTAGAAATAAGATGTTTTGTATCAATGGGCATCTGGGTATCCACAAAATAAAGAAAACTCCCATTTGAAAAATTAAAAACAACACCATCATGTGTTTCTTGAACTCCAGTTAATGTTTTTCTGGGGCACGTTAAAATAACGTTTCCTTTCTTAATTGTAACCATAAATTCTTCCATCGTCATTTCCTTTCTCGAATCCCAAGTTCAATTTGTGGTTTTTGTTTATCTGAAATATATACTATCCAAGATAATATTCCATCTTTAAAATATGTTCTTAAAAAAAGAAAAATGAACATATTGTTTAAATATTTATTAGATAATAAAGAAACTCTATTAATTATTTTATTTCTATTCTCGATAGAAAATTTTTTAATATCAATGAAAATTGTAGGAACAACGCCCTCCCATAATTCTATTAAAAAATCAAGATTTTTAAAATGTAAAAATTCTAAAAATTCCATAAATAATTTAATATCTTCTTTGGTATAAAATTCCTTCTTAGATGGAAAACTAAAATTATAAACATTCTCTATTTTATCTAAAATCTTTTCACAAAAAATTTGTAAATATTCATCTGGTAGTTTTAATATATCTTTAATCTCAATTCGATAAATATTTTCAAAAGTGTCTTTCCCAATATTATCAATTATTTCTATTTCTTGATAATTTAAAAGACCACTATCAATTCTTTGATCTATTTCTTTTTGATCTTGATCTACCGATGGAATTGGAGTCGTGTCTCCAATTAAAATTTGAGAATTTTCATTATTCATCTTTTCTCCAAAAAGTTACAAAAAAATTATTTTAATTTAATCTAAATGTACTATCACTTTGAGAGCATTAAAGAAATAAAATAACTATTCAAAATATCTTTTGTTGGACTCGTTTTTGATTCTTTCCATTTTGTTTGACCGGTTTGAATTATATCTGAAACCATTTCATTTTTCATAGCGTGATCATCAGAAAGAGGCCCAAATAATTCTGAAAGAATAGTGGGGCAATTGTAGCTCAGTAAAGCCCACGTATCACCCTCTCCAACTCGTTGTCCACCTTCCTTTTTCTTTCCAGCTAAAGGTTGTAATGTTTTTCCAGCGACGGGGCCTGTACTTCTTACGTGAACTTTCATTTCTCCAATATGTTCTAACTTATAAATATAACTATATCCAAAGGGAACTGGCTTAATTGTTTTTGTCCCATATTCAGGTAATGTTAAATAATAAGAATCTTGTAAGCCAAGAGATTTCAAGGCTTTTGTTATCTGTTCTTTATTTGGTGATTTAAATGGTGGAACTATGATTGGAACAAATGACTCTTTTTTAATTTGCTCAATTAATAAATTATAATTTTGATCTGAAAGATTTTTTATTCTATTTATAAAATCAACAGTATATTTTTTATTTTTTGTATTATCTAATAAACTCAATGTCTTATCAAAAATATTTAAAACATTTATTCTTTTGGGATTTTCGATAATCACCTGAGATAGTTTTTTAGAAATTAATCCACAATACATTTCGTACATTTGACCAATATTCATTCGAGAAATGACACCAATAGGATTCATAATAATTTCAACTCTTTCTCCCCAAGGTGTCCTTGGCATATTTTCTCTTTTTTCAACTAACGAAACTATTCCTTTATTACCAAATCTTCCACATAATTTATCTCCGATATTTATATTCAATTCTTGTTCAATTTTAAATCTTATAATTAATCCTTTAAAAGGATTTCCTTTTATTGTGAAATTTTGTTTATCAGGTTTTCCATATCTCTGATTAGTTCTTTGAATTAATTCATTCAATTTTTGAAACTTTGAACTTGGAAGATTTGACAAAACCTCAATATCAACTATTCTTCCACCCGGACTCTTTTTAATATATTGTCCTGAAGAAATTAAACTTGAATCGTCGTCATCAATATTATCAAACCCAATCAATTGTTCTATCTCTCCAACAGTTTTTCTTATTATTGGATCACCTTTTTTAATATAAGATCCAATTTCTGCTAAATATAATAATCTATCATTTTCAGACATAAATATATCTTCAATGATTCCATGGAGTGAAACCATTTTTTGACTTTCAACTAAATCTTCACTTATCACAAGACCATCTTCAAAATTATATCCCTTATATGACATATAGCAAGTTGCCAATGTTCTGCCTAACGCAATGGACCCTTTTGAAATGCAACTTCCTTCAGATATAATTTCATCTTTTTTTACATTATCTCCACTCTTCACAGTATGATTAAAAACGCTTAATGTATTTTTTCCAGAGCCTGATCTTAAATGAACAGGAATTGTACTAATAATTTTTCTTTCGCCTTTTTCACATCTTAAATGAATTTCATCTTTATTCACTTTTTCAACTTTTCCATTGCATGGAGATTTTTTTACAAAATTATCTGAAAGCACTCCGCTTAAAATAGACTCATAGCCTGTTTGTATAATTGGCGGCTCTGGATTTTTTAAAGGCAAGGCTTGTCTCGCTTGGTTAACTGACATGATAATACGAGCGCCTTCATTATTTTCCACGAATGGAATCATCACGGCAGTTGTCGATAAAATTCCACTTCTCTCTTCATTATTTATTTCCTTTAATGCAAAAAGTCCTCGGGTTGTAGTTAACTGTGAGTCAATTGTTAAATGTTGAACGACTCCAATATTAGAACCTTCCGGAGTGTCCAACGGATCAATATTTCCAAAATATGAAGGATGAATATTTCTAGCTTCAACTTGAACAACCATTTTATCTGGAATGCCACCTACCTTTTTTCCAACAGGGGAAACCCTTGTCATAGTTGACATTTCTTCTATTGGGTTTGCATATTCCATATCTGTAACAATTTCAGAATTTAAGAACTCGCTCAAAACCTTTGTTGGAGAAAGTAAAAATTTCGCGTTTTTATTTCCCGACAAAACCTGTTCTTTATATTGTGTATATGTCATTAAAATTTGTTTTTGTGCTAAATGCACAATAATTTCTGAATTTCTAATTCTCTGGTTTGAAATATCATTTCTATCGATTACAGTTCCTTTAATGACATTCTCTGTCATATATTGAATGATATCTTCTAAAATAAATGGTTGTTGTTTATCAATTAAAACTTCTTTGACAATTGGGTCAACTATATTTTCAAGGTTTGACTGAATTAAAAATGTAGAATTGATTCGTCCAGATAATTTAATTATTACTAAATTAAAAAATTCTTTTGATGGAAATGGTTTATTGATTTTTAAAGAAGAAAGATCGGCCCGTATCAATGAACTCACCAATTCTTTCTTCAATTCATTATCTACATTTTTAAATAAAATAAATTTATCTTCAGAAATCTTCGTAATAAATAAATCCTTTTTTGTTTTAGCGTTAACAAATTCATATTCTATTCCATACCTCTTCAAAGTATTTTCAAACCCAAAGCTAAATGATAATAAAACTAATAAAGGTAATTTATATGATGCCATATAAATTTCAAGATAATTTCCAGCTTTTAATCTACGACTCGAAATATGAAAAGAAGAATATGAGCTTTCAAATTTAGAATCGTATGGTTTTGGAAATGTAATTGGATCTTGTACTATTTGATTTATCAAACATTTCTTTCTTCCATTAATTCTAAAAGCCCCAGTATTTGGGTCAATTCTAGGAATTTCCATTTCGATTAAATGCTCATTATTTAATTGATCTCTTAAAATAGTTTTTATAATAGATATATCAGATTTTTCGACTTCTCCAGGTCTTTGCGGTTTATCTTGTATTTCTAAATGTTCAATCTTTAAAGGTATTTCTTTTCTTTCGAGAACTTTAAAAGAATTTATCATATCAGTTTTTAAATTCTTTTCAAAGTCAATTTTTCTTTTTTCAAAAATATGTTTTGGAGATTTATTATCAACTAACATGGGTATATTTGTTTCTTTGGTAACTAAATCTTTAGAGTTTGATACAGTTTTTTCTCTCATTAAAATTTTATCTGTATATGTTTTATCTATAACATGAACAGCTTTATTTAATCTTTTTATTGGAATATTTTTTACAATCTTTTTTGTTTCTAAGGGATTGTTATTAATCTTTTGTAATATCGATGATACCGCAATCTTTTTTTGTATATTTTTATCATCTGGTTTATTAAAGATTTTTTCAACTTCTTTCTTATTTGACTTTAAATAATCTTTTACAATGTTTTTTAACTTGTCAGTATTTTGAATTGGAATCTCATCTTTTCTCACTGTATTCAAAACTTTTTCAGAGGCGTCTTTTATTTCTTCGTCTTTTTCTTCCTCTAAATCTGTTTCTTCATATTTTAAAGATCTTAAATAGGGAATAATTCTTTGTAGATTATATTCTCTTTCTTTAACTAATAGTCTATAATTAGGTTTATCTTTTAATATACAAAAAAGTAAATCATCAAAAAATACCTCTTCATTTTTTAACATCTCAAGAATAGGATAAAACTTCCTGTTAATATATTCTGGAAATTCATTATTTACATTTATTGAATATAGAAAAACTTTTGTATAATTTGATGGAAACATTGAAAAAGTTTTTAATAAAATATTTTTAATAAATAACCCACCCCTCTGACGATAATTTCCTGGTTTTAAAGAATTATCAATTGCCTTTAAATAATAACTTAAATCAAAAATCAAAGGTTCATTGGGAGGATAATTTACAGATTGAAATGACTTTAAACTATATTTTCGAAAGGCTTTTTGAATTTCTGGATATAATCTCGATCTTGGAAAATTTGTATTTGGAATTACCACATTTTTCATATCGGTAAAAGAAATATTTAAACTTTTATAATCATCTATTAACATGGAGTTTTCAGGAAAATACACAATAAGATAAGGTTTAATTTTGCTCCTTTTATAACGAACCACATCGGTAGTTTGTGTATATTGTCTAAACTTATCTATCCAAAGCATTATTTCAATTCTCCAGTCAGAATTTTTTCAAGAGGAGACGCTTCTAATTGTTCCTCAGTTATTAACCCGGTGACAATAGCTTTATTCACATTTTCAAAAGCTAAGGACTGTAAGAATCCTGTTTGAAAAACTAATTCTTTTATATTCATCATAATTGGATTCCAAGTTTTTCCCATTCTAGCGGGAAAAGCTGTATTTGCTTGATCACGTAAAACTTGAGAAATTAAAGTTTCAATATGAACTGAATCCGAGCCAGAAGATTCAAATATTTTAAAAAGTTTATTATAAAGATGAGACACGTCTTTATAAATCTCTTTTCCGCCTAAAAGTCTCTCTACATATTGGACCTGTTCTTTTATGTTATCAGTCCCATAACTAGTTGATAAAATAATTTCACCCTCAGAAAATGTCAATATAATTAAATTCTCAGTTTTTTCCATATTGGAACCATTTATTTCAACTGAGTAGTCGAGAATTAAATCAAATTTATTTTTGTCACTAAATTGAATACGACTGATTAAAGATCCTAGCCAAATTTGATTTTCTAAAAATTGTATATTATTGTCAATTTCGTAGTCATCTAAATTTAATATTAAAGAACAATCTTTTTTTGCTATTAAAAAATTATTTTCCTGAGTTAAATAATCAGAGATTTTATACATTTATGATCTCCTCGTTTTTAATATAAATAGTGTAATTTTTAATTTTCTTTTCATTTCTTCATTTTTAAAAAAACATTTAACTCCACAAAATTTTCTGTATGTCAATGAAGAATTAATATATTTTAATATGTTTCCGCATTCACATTTAGGTATTTCATATAAATCATTTAAAATATGATATATTCTTTCACTAAAATTATCTTTTTTTAGATACTTAGTTTCACTAATGATGAAATCATATATTTTTCTATCATACTTTTTAATAGTTTGTCTAAAAGACCCAGGATTTTTAATATTCTTTTCTAAAAAATATTTTTTTACTTCAAATCTATCCATTAAAGTTCCAAATCGTCAGACGGGTTGTTTTCAAGAATATCTTTAAGCATATTTCTTTTTGCGATTGTTACTTTGCCTCCAGTATGAAAAACTCTCATAATATTTTGAGTACTCATTTGTCCCAATTTTAAAGCAGTAAAAATTCCAATGTACGGGGTTTTGTTAACCTTCAATAAATCTCCATAACATGTATGACAAATTTTTAAAGATTCGCAAAAAATCGGTGTTCTGATATTTGCTATATCGCCTTCTTTCAAACCAGATTCTTCAAATTTTATAATTTTATCATTCTTTAAAATATAACGGCCCATAAATCTAGAGACCATTTCTTTGGTAAGTCTAATATTTAAAGTTCTTTTTGTTTTGCAATCCTTTAATATAGGATCAGCTTCAACAGAGTTTAAAAGATAAACTAATTTTCTTGCAAAATAGCCAGTTTGACTAGTCGATATAACCCGTGAAATGATGCCATGTCTTGATCCAGAGGATGCTTCAAAATATTGTTTATTTGTTAACCCTTCAGAAAAAGAACTTTCAATTGGGGGCAAAACGTTTCCTTTTGGATCAGCGATGATACCCTTTGCCACTAAAATTTGCATAGGAGAATCCCATCCTTTTCCAGCACCAGATTCAATTATTTCATATAATCCAGTATCTTTTAAATGTTCGATTAATATTTTTTTCATTTTTTCTAAAAGGTCTGAAGCCTCTTCTATAGTGGCCCCACTCATTTTTTTCTTTAATTGAATTATAGAATCAGGAATTGTTAATTCATCTAGGGGAAGGCTATCTCCAAAAATCGTAGCCCATTTAAATCCTATATTTTCAACCTTTAAAAATGTATTTAGAGTTATTTCTTTTCCGTATTTTTGATATATTTCTTGAATTAAATTGTTGACAATTTTCTTGTTTATTTGTCCATCGACAAATCTAAAATCTTCTGGAAAACAATAATTAAAAATTGCTCTTCCAAGAGTGGTTTGTCTTTTTTTAAATATTACAGGTAAATATGGATTTGTTCCTTTTTCTAATAATTCCTTTGAAACCGAAACTGGGGATTTATTTACTTTTACATCTTTTGTTAAACTATAAAGTCCAAGAGCCATTTCTTTTGATAATTCAAAGGTCATACTATTTGTTGATGAACCGGCTGTTAGCCTCATCATTTTCATTTTTGCTTCTTCCTGAGCCTCTTTACTCAAAGGAAGAAAAACACCCATTGCATCTCCATCAAAGTCGGCGTTAAACCCACCGACTCTTAAAGCACATAATTGCATGGTATTTCCATGATGAATTTTTATATAAAACGCCCCATAACCTTGATCATGAAGAACTGGATCTCGCTTTAATAAAACAACTCTATCTTTTGAGGCGATCTCCGTGGCTTGAAAAAATATATCATACAATTCTTTAGGAACTTCATCACCTATTTTTATAGATTTTATAACCTGAAGAATTGTATCAACATTTAATTCACTTTTTGTATATTTTTTTATTTCTCTTGATAAAAGATTTTTATCTATAAGATTTGTATGTAAAAGAATATGAATTATAAATGGCTCTAATAGTTTTACAGCCATTTTAAATGGAAGTCCAACCTCACTTACTTTTAAATCTGGTCCAGGGGTGATAACCGCTCGCCCAGAAAAATCGACACGTTTTCCCAATAATTGATTTCTAATAATTCCATCCTTTTTTTGAACTCTTGTGCGTATAAAATCATCATGAGAATTTACCGAAGTTTGAAGACTAAAATTTAATAAATCAAAAAGTTCACCTTTTGAGCCAACAGATTTTATTTGTGAGGCTCTATACATAACTGATAAATAAATATCATTTAAACTATCATGAATCCATTGATTTGATTCATCTTTGAAGATAGGTCTTAAATCAGGGGGAATAACTGGAAGTTTTCTAATAAATAAAAGTCCCTTTTTATTAGATTCTTTTAATAAAAAGATTAATTTTTCTCTTGTACGTGTTTCCCCTCTAAATTCAATTTTATCAAAATCTTCCATAAAATTTTGTAATCCAGTTCTCCCTTCTTCTGCTGTTTCTATTTTTCCATCGGTTATAATATATTTTTCTTCTGTAGATATATATTTCTCAAATTTTCTATGTATTTGTTTTAAAATTTTATACGCGGTTGGATGTAAAACATAAGCTCCAAGATCTATATAAGAAAACTTTTGCCTTCTTTCAAAAGATCCTTCAGGTCCAAAAATATCTTCAGAAAATAACCCTTCTTGATTAAACCCACCACTTCTCGAAAAAAATTCTGTAGATAAAACTGGAGTCAGTTTTCTACAAAATTCTTCAACATTTAAAAAATTAAGATTGGCCATATTATTTTATTTCCTTCATCTCTTCACGAATCTTATTTAAGGACATGGTTTCTCTACCTTTTAAATATGCCATATCTTGAGGCTTAGGAATCTCTTGATTATAAACATTATATTTTCTTACAAGATAAGCGATAACTTTTGCAACCTCAACTGGAGAAAATTTATGTAGCTTGCTTATTGCGATCGCTAATTTTAAAGAGAATGAAATAACCTTTGGATCATGAATTCCTTGAACATTACAGATTGGAAAAACTGGACCTTCCTCTCCTTCCCCATGTTGAATCTTAATAAAACATTTAGGATTTTTTTCATACATATTTTTAACATAAGATGGATCCATCATATTTTCAAGAAACTCCTTATAACTATCAGGTTGTAAAATGTCATGAATCTTTTTGATCAATTCTGTGATGCTTTCCTTTTCCTTCATAATTATTTAATCCTCCAAAATATGAATGTTTCAACCCCATTTTAATATTTGTTCTTTAAAAAAGTTTAAAGAAAAAGTGCAAAAAAATGGATCGGGATAAACCATGCCCCAACCCATTTTTCTTTAATATTTTCTTGTAGTCTATTATCCGTGATATCTAATTGCTTCAAGCATTCTTCTTCCAAATTTATGAAAAGGACAATTTCCTTTTTCATCTTTGAAAAGATCAGAAGAAAATTTATAATTCTCATCGATTTTAACTAATTCCATTTCAACCATGGGACAACTACGACAATCATTCGAATGTAAATCATCACATATACCTGTCAAAAGCCCTTCAATTTGTTTATCGGTATAATTTCCAACTTTTGCTATCTCGACTATGATATTATAATCCATTTTTAATCCTCCTTAAATAGCTGCGTTTCTTCTAATTTCTTCAAAAGTTCGATCTATCAACAATTCTCCATTTTCAAAAACTGTTTCTAAAATATCTACGCCGGTTCCTTCCTTTACAGTAATATAATTTTCTCCTTCTTTATTTAAAGAAAATCTACCTTTCTTAGACATTTTGCTTATATCCTTTGGCTTCTTAAAAATTTCTCTCCATTCTCCATTTACACATTGTGCTGAACATTTAAAAGCAAACCTTTGATCGTCTCTATTTATTTTTTGTAAAAGACCACCACCCATTCCAAATACAATATTCTCAGCACTCCAAGCGGCTGCTTTCATCGCATGAAGAATATTTCTTATTCCAAGATAATCAATGCCATCTCCCCACAAAACACCAATTTTTTCATTTAAAACTTTATAGCCTTTATCATTAACTTGACATCCAAAAATAGATTTCAAAAGTTCAAGAACTAAAATTGTCGTAGATACTGGCTCACCGCTATCAGGACGAAATACAGTTTTTCCATTTCTATTTAAAATTTCTTCTTTACAAGATTTTGAAACCTCAGAAATAAAATTCTCAAAATCATAGCTATCAATGACAATACTTAAAATTCCAGAATTATACTTTTTACAAAGATCTTTTAACAATTCTTTTTCACCTTCTTGACCACGGCTTGTCATAATACTATGTTCGGTAGCGGGGACTGAATATCCACAAACATCAGAATGATAATATTTGATCGCTGTTTCGATGCCTCTAATTGTATCTGTGCCTTTAAAATTTACAAGATGACCAGCCCCTTCAATTCCCGCACTTTCGACTGAGCTAACTCCACGATAACCAAAATCATGAAGCATGAAATCAATTCCTTGAAAATTGGAAGACGCTGTAAGATCTAAATAATATTTAAAAAGAATTTTAATTTCTCTAGAAAGAGTCGCGCATGTACTTGAACTCCAAACATGAGTCAATAAAGTTTCTAAATGATTTGTCAACCAAAAACAATTTGGATCGGTATTTTCAACTGTCATTATAACATTATTTGTTGGAATTGCCATTCCTTCAGGAACTGCCTTAATTCTTACGGGCAATTTTCCATCAAAATTATTCAATATATAATTCCAACCTTTTTCATTAAAAATACCTGGGCCCAAATGTTGATCGATCAATTCTTTTCCCATCTTAATTTTTTCTTTTGTCACGACCTGACCCAACAAATTTTTCTTAATTAAATATTGAAGTCCAAAGAAAACTGTTGCATTGAATTTTGCGCCACTTCTAGACTCAAAATATGAATAAACATTTGTAATTCCATCTGGATACATTCCATAATGTCCCATTTTATAGGAATCAGATAAGGTTGTTATATTTCTCATGTCTAAAGTCCTTTCAAAAGTCCAACAAGGGGAAAATGAAATGGAATTACATATTTTTCAAAATCTTCAATTTTAAACCATTTCAATTCTTCAACATCATCCCTTGGGGTTGCCTTCCCAAAAAGTCTAATTGTTTTAAATAATGTCGTTATAATATTTGTAGGCTCATTTCTATATCTCCAATCATCAATTACACAACTTCCAATATATTGAATAGAGGAAACTTCAAGACCAGTTTCTTCAAAAGTTTCCCTTTTTGCCGCAGATTCGATTGTTTCTCCTGGGTCAACAAAACCACCAATAAATTGAAATTTATCTAAATTTGGTTTTCGACATAAAAGAATTTCTGTATTTTCTTCATTTAAAATTGCAATATCTACAGTAGGGATTGGATTGATATATCTATTTTGTGAAGACCAAATTATACCAGAACGAAAAGCTGAATCTTGTAGAATTGATTTTCCTATATGTGCTCTAATTTTAGTTCCTGATTTTTTAGAATTACTATCGACTGTTACATGAGAATATTTTCCGGAATAAAAAGAAATAAAACTATCTCTGCCCCCATATAAAATAGGCTCCTCATTTGGGCCAATAATATCATAGATTTTTTCATCTAAGATTTTAGACCAAACTTTATCATAATATTCATCTCTAATATATGAAACGATAGCTTTTGGAAATTTTTCTAAAATCACTTGTTTTTGATTTTCAAAATCTAATGGATTTCGAAATGAACTTTTAGCTTGAGAAATTCCAATAAAAATAATAACTTTCGTATGTTCATTAAATACAAATCGAATCAATTCTTCATGTCCTTCATGGAGTTTATCAACTTGAAATCTTCCGACTATAACTCCAACGGTGTTTTTCATCCTATCCTTTCAAAGATATATTTGTTTTAAGAAATGATAAATATTTCATTTTTATTTTTTAGAAATTTAAATGGTCTTCCAAATGATGTATATCCAAAACATCTCCAACAATTTATTTCTGAATTTTTATTAAAAAATGTTTTACATGGTCTCACTATTTCAGAATAATAAATTTTTATTCGATTATGATGTTTTAATATAAAGACAGCCTGCATTATTCCAGAGTGACAATTCCCTTTCGGATTACTAATGGCACTTTCATATACATCTTTCATACATTGACAATCAATTTTTATTCTCTTTCCGCAAAGGGGGCAAATATTAAAATTTTTGTTAAATAACCATTTATCGGAAATTTGGTCAAAAAATAAATCACAAAAAGAGAAGCAATTGATTCTTAAAATACATTTATCACAAAAGAAGTTTGATTGCATTTTAAAATATCATATATAACTTATTTTTATTTTTTAAATATAAAGTTGTCTTATCACTCAATATATAACCTATACAATTCCAACATTTTTTTGGATCATTTTTATCAAAATTAACACAATGTTTTTCTATATTTATTCTATAAATACGTAATAGCATATGTCCTAGAAAACGCGTACAAACTATATCAGAGTGACAATCTCGAAGGCTAGAAAATAATGATGTAAAAACCTTACAGTTTTTTGGTGATATTTCTTTAAATGGTTGTCCACAAAATGGACATAATACATATTTTTCTTCAAAAATATATTCTTGAGATAATTGTTCTAAAAAATTTATACAACTTTTTTTACATACTTTTTTCAAAATACAATTATCACAAATCATTAAAAAACAGCCGAAATTATATTTTTATAATTTAAAAATCTACAATAAATATCAAACTCAAAACCTAAACAGTCAAAACACTTTTTTGCATTATTTTTTTCAAACTTTTTACATGGTTTTACAATATATAAGAGGTAAATTTCAACCTCTCGATTATTAAATCTAATACCAAAATGGTATCGTCGTTCAATCCCACATTCTCTATGATAAGGTAAATCAAGAATAAGTCTTGATACAAAAATTCCACATGAACAAAATCCATTAGATATTATATGATTACAAAATGGACATTTTCCTTTTTCTAATCTCATCAGTTCAATTTTTTCAATACTATCAATAAAGTTTTCACATTCAAAACCACAAACATTTGTTAAGATACAATTATCACAAATCATAAAATAAAATGAATTCTTGATATTTAAATTCTGAAACATAATATCCAACCAAAATTTTATTAATATCTTTCACTCGTACTTCAATAAAACATTTGGGTATATTTGTCATATAATTAATATAATCTTTTATATTTTCAATTGTTATCTTATTGACTGGCTCAAATAAAAATTCTTCCATAACATTACTCAAAACTTCTTTTGTTCTTTTAGATATTTTCATAATTTTTTTTCTTTCTGTTCCAACCTAAATTTAACTCCTTTGTATAAACCGGAAAATGGAAGAAGCATTGGGTTTGTGACTTCACCACCAATAAATTTTTGCAGGTCTTGTGCCATCTTTGACGCTTTCATGTAACAATGAAAACAGAGATAAATATATTTCATATCAATTCTAACATTATTGGGACAATCCCAAGATCTAAAATATTATCAAAAGAAGGAACCAAATTTCCAAAATTTTCTTCAACTTCTTTTTCACAATGGTTACATTTAATTATTTTTCCCATGAAAAAGGTTCCCTTCTGTATCTTTTATATTCTCATCTTCTAAAATACCATGTATATTTTATTATTATTTTCATTTATTAAATACAATGTTATTGAACTATATTCTATATAATTCAGACATTTCCAACAATTTTTTGGATTATTTTTATCAAACTTTTCACAAGGATTGTTTATTTTCATTCTGCCTATATGAATTTCCTTCATTCCAATAATAAAACTTGTAAAACTAACTCTTGAGTGGTAGTCTCTTTTTAACTCAACAAATTTATTATCTGTAAAAACAATACAATTTATATCATGAATTTTTTCATAAAAATTTATTCCACATAAAGGACAAATATTAAAATTATCTTTACTAATATATTCTTCAGATATTTGATTTAGCAAATTTATACAATTTTTTTCACATATTTTATTTAAAATGCAATTATCACAAATCATCTATTCCTGAGATCAATAAAATTGGAAAAAATATAAAACAACCTATTAAAAATATTCCGATTCCAATTTCAAACCCTAACGAAATAATTAACCCAATAATTATAAACAAAAGTCCAACAAAAAATAAACAACCAGTCATAAATATGAATTCAAAATATATTTCATTTTATCAAATTTATCATCTAATTTTCCAGAGAAATAATCACTAAAATATTCTATCATCTCAGACTCAATTTTTGTTAAAGGAATACCTGGTAAAGGAGCGCCTGTGATCGTATGATAAAAGCCAGCTCTGGAAATTCTTCCTATAAAATAACTTAAAGTATTATATAAAAAGACTTTGGTTTTAAATCCAAAAAAGGTTGAATCATTTTGTTTTTCTATATATTCTTTAACTGACTTTATTGTATAGGTTGTCATCAATGCCGGAGAAGCGGTTGGATAATATTCCAATAATGTAAAGAGATTTTTATATTCATTATCAAAAACTTTTTGAAGAATTTTACTAACCAAGATTGAAACCACCGCAGAATGTTCTGGAGATAAAGTTTTGAAATGTACATAAGGAATATTTGTAATTTTTGAAAGAACTGGAAAAGTCAAACATTCACACAAGGGAGAAATAAATTCAGACTTTCCTATTCTTGTTTGAAATTCTAATAATTTTAAATCTTCATTCTTGCTATCAAAATGAGAACTTGATTCTTTTTCAATCGTGTCATAAATCAATTCATATGAAACGCCCTTAATTCTTCCAAGTCCACTATTATATGTATAGGTTTTTAAATTATCTGTACTTGGGGTATAAATATCTTCAGTTGAAATACTATCCTCATAAACGATTGTGTCTTTATAAACTGATCTCAAAAACCATTTTACCGATTCATCTGTAACCCCAATAAAATAAGTGATTGGGTTTTTATCTTCTTCACAAAGAATTAAAATACTATTCATAACAAAATTAAAAATCTCAACTACATGAATATCAATTGATTTACAACGAATTGCCATAATATAATCCCACATTGATTTATCTGTCAAATTATATCTAAATGTTTTTGTTTTTATTAAGTCAAAAATCTTTACGGCAATATCTGATTTTGAAACATCATCGGCTACCAAATTATAAATCTTTTTATATTGATTTTGATTCAACTTATCTTTTGAATTAGAAAAAATCGCTATAAGTTTTAAATAAGAAGATAGCTTAATTATTTTTTCGATCTCGTCAGGCATAAATAAAATACTTGTTTTCTTAGCTTTAGATAAATCAACATGTTTATTAAAATCCAAACCAGAATTTAAAATATAATCATCAACATATTTTTTTATGATTGGAATATTATTTTCAAGAATTTCCAATCTATTTTCCATATTATCTTGATATTCAGAAATCATATTAAAATACCATTTTGAAAATTCATCACCAAACATCTTTAAAAGATTGTTTATAAAATTTTCCACAATAAAAAACTTGTTGGTTACAGTTGAGCTAATTAATTGAACTTGTCTTTCGGTTGATCCATCACTGATTTTAACAACTTTTTCTTTGGGATCAAATTCGAACAAATTAGCCTCCTTCTTTTGGGTTCAAAAAAAAAGAAATGGATAAATATAGATCTCAAATATTAATATATATAGAAGACGGGAGGTCAAAGAAGAAATAAAGGGGATATTGTATTTGTTCTTTTTATGAAAAAAAATATCTATTTAATGATAAAACGTTTAACCATTGAAATCAAAATCGCTTTATCAAAAAATTCTCCAGGACAAGTAATTTTTTCATTAGTGCTAACTTCGTTATGAAGGAGGATTTTTTCTGGACGGAGTGTGTGAAATACTCGAATGAGAGGATTGATTAAACGATAAGCCAAAACTTCATAAAGGCGAGGCTCTGGAATTTTAAAATCATATGAACCTAAACATGCAATATGAATAGAATTTTCATTGATATTAAAAGGAATATCATCCCACTCACAAATATAAACAAAAGGCCTCCCAGCTAAAACTTGATAATCATCATCAATCTTTTCAATAATATAATGATAATTTATATCAGCTTGCTTTTTTTCTAAAACGCCTTTTAAAACTCCAGGCAATTGATATTTTCCATTGTCTATTCTGGAAGAGGGAATATCATATATTTCTGAAGTATGATGTATAATTATCCATCGTGGTTTACGATATCTAGTTTTCATCAAGCTGGGCTTAAAAGGAATTTTCATATTATACCTCTAAGAAAACTCAGAACGTTTTTCTTTTATAATATTTGTATAATAAGTTTTTTGAATCTTTTTGTCATTAAAATGTTGCAAACGATCAGGAAGAAGATCTGGAATAACTGCATTTACCATTGACTCAATTATAACACGAGTTCCTATATTTGTAATTTCATCTTCTCTTAAATTATTTATATTTTTCCATCTGTTATTCAATTCTTCAAATCTTTCAATGGTTAAAGACCCAGAAGTGTCTTCTCCATTTGGCAATCTATCCTTTCCACAAACTGGAGAAAAATCTTCTATCGTATTTGTTAACGTCGTATATCCAACAAATTTAAAATAATCAAAATTCCATTCAACAGTTCCCATAAGCCAATCTGTTGCTGAAATTGTCATTCCAGGATGAGGTTCAGAAATGACATTTCCAAAAATATCCATCCATTGAAATCTATATCCGCCGCCGGCTAAAATAATTCCTTTATGTGTTGGACTTCCCGCAACCAAAGCAATTTGATTTCTAATTTGTGGGGTGTTAACTAAATATATTTCATCAAAAGAAGTTGAGTCCTCATAAACAAAATTGATTATCCCCATCATCTCATCATAGATCTCATTCATATTCAAAACATAATTATAATCATTTTTTTCTTTATTATCAGAGGCTTGATCTAAAATTTTTTGATATGTATCCGCTGGATCTTCATAATTTAAATACATATATTCGGCTTGAAAAGATTCTTGGTCTATACAATATGTCGTTATCAAATCTATAATATTATTTGCTGTTGTCCATTCTCCACTAGTTCTTTTTAAAATAAATAGTTGATATAATTCTTGAAATTGAAGATCAGATAAAAGGGTCGGTCTATTACTATATGGCATTTCATAATCTTTAAAATATTGCCCAGTCGAAGGATTAATTGTAATTACCCAATTCGACATTGAGTCAATTCTTGATTGCTTTAATTCAGTAAAATTTAATTCTCCATCTGTCAAAGTTCCTTCGGTTGTTTTAATATATGAATCTAAAAAAGAAAGTTCATTTAAAAGCCACTCAAAATGATTTTTTGGATTTTGAATATCAATGTCAGATAAAATGCCTCCATCCTCTTCTAAAAATAAACCATCCAATACCCAAATTTTCATCTTTAAAATTTCTTTATCTGAAGAATTATTATAATCTAAAATAAATAATTGGTCTCTTATATATTGAAGAGGGTCTGTGAAATTATCTTGATTTCTAATAACAGCCATTTAGCCTCCAACCAAAACATTCGCCGCTCCAGTCACAATTAATCCGGTAAAACACCCAACAAAAGTTGAGCTGATTCTAGCAATTGGCACCCCACCAGTTATGGCTAAATTTGACCCTGAAACAACAACGCCCACATGTCCACAAGTTCCTATAATAATACTTGAAACTACCCCAGTTGGAAGGCCCTGAACAAGAACCGAAGAATTTCCTGAAATTATAAAACCGGTCATAGGAATGCAAGGAGGGTCTGAGTGGCAACAACACGTTCCCGTTCCTATGCTCGATAATGTCGCTCTATTCATTTTTATGAATCCCTATCCCCTTCTGGATTATTTATGGTTACCGTCGAAGGAGATAAAGCTGGAGTCGCTCCCATTTGCTCTCGAACTAAAGAACCTTGTAAGCTAACAATTCCACTTGTCAAAACATCGACATTTGTAGTTGATTGAATATTTAAACTTGATAAACTTTTAATATTCATTCCCGATGTTCCCTGGACAAAACAATTTAACCCAGCTCTAATTCCAATATTTAATATAGATTGTATTTGAATATTTCGATTGCATTTAATATTTAAATTCTTCCCAGTTATAATATTTAAATTTCCATTGGTTTTAATTGTAATGTCATTATCAAAAGACATTTCCAATTTTCTATCTGAAACATTAATATTTATAAAATCTCCTTTATAAGTTCTTACCAAAATTTTTTCTTTTCCTGTTCTTTCATCTAATAAAATTGTGGTTTGATTTCCATCAATTTCATAAACTGAATTTGTATCTCCAGAAGGAGGATTTGAAATATTTCTTTTCTTTCCAGTTATTTCAACTCTTTGATCATATGGGTCATCTGATACAACAATGCATCTTCCATTTGAACTTTTAAAAATAACCCACTTATCTTCGTAATTTGTTCCAACTTGACACTCCGGTAAAACTTTAGCATTTTCTAAATCTAAAGATGCAAAATAAAAAGGATTAGAAGGATTTCCTCCTTCAAAAAATATCCAAACCCATGAGCCAACCTTAGGATTATATGAAGTTCCTGAATAATAACAATCACTTGAAGATTCTGTGTTTCGCCCTCCCATCGGATTATTTGCGGGTCTGGCAAATATCCCTTGATCATCAGGAATATTTGACATTAAATCTGGAATCCAAACTAACACTCTTCCATATTTTTGTTGATCTTTATTATTAACAACCCTCGCTCTATAAAACCCATAAACCCCTTGTTTAATATCTAGTTTTTTCATTTTTTATTTCTTAAAAAAACCTATGGCTATGTTTTTAAATTTGCTTAAATTATTTGTTTTTGCAGCCTCCTCTAATTCTTTTGATTTTAACAAATTTTCAACTCGTGTTTGTAATGAAGGGTGTTCTCCTAACTCATTTGTTATTTTTGATTCGACTTTACAAATAAAACCACATTGTTGACTATTTATCAATCTTGTATAAACCTTATCAAGTTTTTTAAGTGAAGATATTAACTCATCTCCATATCCATATTTGGAAGCATAACTATCAGACATCTTTTCATATTTTCGACCAAAAATCAATTTATATGGAATTTCAAATATAAAACAAGAAAGTGAAAAAGCTATTATTCCAGAAAAGGGGATAACTGCATTCGAAGAAATTGCTACAAATGCTGCCAAATAAAAAATTATATATTTATAAGATAAATCTTTATATATATGTAAATCTAAGACATGCCAAACCTCATGTAATAAAACTGAAATGACTTCCCTTGGGGTTAAAATATCCACAAGGCCAGATGTTACAAAAATTACTTTAGGCCCGATAATAAAGGCGTTTGGAGTTTTTTCTTTTACAATTCTAACCTCAAATTTCTTTCCTAAAGGAACTAAAACTTTATTTAATTGATCAGTTAGATTTTTATCTGGACTTATTTTTTTACTTGAAAATAAAGTTAAAATAAAAGATATCATGCCAATAATACTTGACAACACAGCGATAGATCCAACCACCAAAACTAAGGATTCATTTTGTATTTCTCTATTATCTTTCATTTTATTTTAAAAACCTCTTTTTGTAATAGACCTATTTTAATATATTCATTCTCATTATATTTCGAAATAAAATTAGGAATTAAATTTGAACTTTTAACAGTGGAAGCAAAAATTGATGAACAAAATCTGCTAAGATCTTCAAGACTTGGTAAAAAATTTACCCCAAATAATTTTAAAAATTTAGATGTAAATTTATATTGATCTAAACCTGGCATGACTTTAAATCTTGATAAGGAAATTATCAAAGCCCTTATATCAGAAAAATCTAAAGTGTCTAATTCCTTTTTTATTTCCTTATAATTAACCAAAGATAATGAAGAAGATAAAATATAAGACTTCTCAGCTTTCTCATGAAAAAATGATTGATAAATATATACCCCTAAAAGAAATTTCAACTTTGGAATCTCAGAAGAATAAATACCTAAAAGTCCATAATCTTTTCCAAATAATCTGATCATAACAGATAAATAATAATTTATAATAGCCGATGCGTACAAAGGTTTTATCGGAGAAATGCCATAAATAAATCTATGAAAGGATACCCCATATAAAATCATAGCATAAAGAGTTTGAATATTTATTCGACTAAACTCAGATACATGAAATGGTTTTAAATTTAAAATTATTTGCTCAGTTTTAATATTTAAAGTGATTGGTAATAAGTAATTTTCAAATTCAACAATTTTAAACATGTCTAAATTTTCTTCTTTAAAAAGTTTAAAAATAGGTTCTTTAGCAATATGTAAAATTCTTTTTTCATTTATTTTTAAAAAAGCAAAAAGATTTTTTGTTGAATTTTCTGGGATAGAATAAAAATCTAAATCTTTTTTTGTAAGGTCAATTAAATTTGTTGTTCCTCTCAATAGGTCAAAAGACTTTTTATAATCTATCATTATAAATTTACCCTTGTTAAAGAATCAACGTCTTTTAAGGGAAAAAGATCTTGAACAATTTCAGTTAAAGCCCAACTCGTAGGAATAACAACCTTATCCAAATCAAATTCTTCCCTCGACATAACGCCATTTACGTACATAAGAATCTGCCCATAATTTATAGTTCCATATTCATCAAAAGATAAATCCATAGGTTTAAACTTATATTTTTTATTAAATGGTTTTTCTGAAGAATTTCTTAAAAGAAAAAATAAATTCTTTTCCAATGTCCAGAGGGATGGAGATTGGAAAATAAATATTTCATTTGACGTAACATATTTTTCAGACATATTAGAAATATCTAAAGGCATTCTTATTAATTGTCTGACATCTTGATCGATTGTTATCATTATGCTATTTTCCTATAATCATCTTTAGACCATGTACAATTACTTTCATTTATCGATAATCTTTGTTGTATTAATTGTAAGTCAGAATCCTCAATATATTTTGAGTATTTCTCGATAAAATATTTATAATCTCCTTTAATCAAACTTTGTGGGATTGTTAAAAAACCATTATGAAATTTTTCATGAAGTGTTTTTACCAAACAAATATATCCTATCTTATTCATAAAATGTAATCTTATTGCCTCATCGGATATATCAAAAGATGAAAACTTTTCCTTCTCTTCAATTTTTTTATTTATCAAAGTTTTTATTAAAATATATAAAGAAGGAACATGATGATGAACTTCGATAGAAACTTCATCTATTAATTCATTGGTTATAAAACAATGATTCATCCCTATCACATCTATAATATAATTTTTCCATTGTTTATATTCTAAGGAAATTCTAACTAATTTTTCACAAGATCTTATAAATTGAACATAGGCTTTTTCATCTTCAAAATTTTCAATTTTTAAACTTAAACGAAATGGAACTGTATCGCTATATAATTCAAGATCTTTTATATTTGATCTTAATTCAATATTATCACCCATTTAACCTTCCCTTTTCCTATCTTTGATATATTTAATAGCATTTAAAATCAAATAAATAATTAGCATTAAACAAATATTTAAAATGACAAATTCTGAGATTCCAGCTTGTGTAAAAACATCATAAAACCATTCTAAAGATGCATAAACAAATTTTATGGTATATTCAATTAATCCAGTTTTTTGAAGATCTTCTAACCATCCAATTTCAAAACTTTTTGAATATGTATTGTTAAAATTTTTAGAGAACCCTTTTATTGTGTCATTTCTGGTTAAAGGGCTTAAAGATAAAATTGCCGCCACGGGTTCTAAGATAGATTTATGAATATTATCTCCGTAAGAATCTTCTAAAATTGATAAATTCTTTTTATAATCAGTTTGAAAAGAAGGTTTATATTTTTCTGCCTTTTGTATTAAATTATCGTAACTTAAAACCTTTGGTATAAACCTGAATAAATTTAAAACCTTATCGAGCTTCCCTTCTCTTGAAAAATTTAACACTGAATTTTTTAAAGAGCTAATATATTCAATAGGTATTTTTTTTTGTAAAAAATCAGAAATATCTTCTTGTAAAACATTTTCAGTACAAATATTTTCAAGATAAAAATCTAGAATAAGTTTAGTTTCTTTCATATTATCTACTCCCTTTATCAATCATATCAAGGAGTTTATTTACAAGATAACCAATTAAAATTAATACCAAACCAAAAATCGTTACCTTCCAATAAACCAAAGCGGCAATCGCAATATAAAAAATTGCCTTTCCGTAAAGTATTACGATAGAAAGTAATAAAGCCCACCCTATTGCAAACTCTAAAAATACACCTTTTGGCATATCAACTTTTTCTTCACTCTTCTCTTTAAATAAACCTAAAAATGTATTAGAAAATTTATTTACGTTATCATGTAAAGATTTCTTAGGATTTTCTTTATCTTGATAAATTGAATATAATGAAACCGCTATTGATCCAATATTTAAATAATCATCTTTTAACTTTGGAACTTTTGATGATAATAATGCTTTTGAGTCCTGATAAACTTCTTTATATTTTGGATCAATCTTTTCACCTAGTTCTTCGATCTTATCAATCGAAGTCATTTTTATTCCTATAGATTTCAAATGTGCATATGCGTTTTCTAAATTCCCTTTAGAAATACTTCCTTGTAAATTTTTAAAAATATCCTTAATTTTTTCTGGAGTTAATTTTCCAATAAAATCAGATAACCCTTCATTTAGTAGAGATTCTTGTAAATAAATATTCTCTAAATATTCTTGAATTATAGTTTTAGCCATTATTAAATTCTCCCAGCTTTATAATCTATTAATTTATTTTGTGCAACTGATTCTCCTAATAATTTTGTTTCTTTAATTTGAGTTTTAAAAATAGAACTTGCACTGGCTTTAACTTCTTCCATATTTTCAAAAACTCTAGAATGAGTTCCAACCCCAACGCTTGAGTACAAAAAACTATAATTTGTAATTGAACACATCCCTTTAAATTCTTTCATACAAAACATTACCCGTCGATTAACATCATCTAAGAAAATCAATGAAGACCACCCCATCTTATATAATCTATTTATTCTTCCTGCAGATTTAAAAAAGTCATCATTTAAAGATGAAAAATTTATAGATGCATATAAATCTCTAAAGGATGTTCTAGCCATAATTATATCATGACGAACATCGCCTTTAACAGTACTGCCCTTTGATCTCCAAATTCCCCGATCCCAAAACTTATACAAAAGTTTTAATACCTGTCTTCCTTTATTTAAAATATAACTTTCAATTTTACTAATTTGTCTATCATATAAAAGAAGTTGTGCTAAATCGGCTTCTGATTTAACCATATAAGGGATAACTTTTATTCCTAATAAACCAGTCGTCTCTCCACCATCTCTGGTTTTTATCGTCATTTTAACCCATGTGGGCTCAAGAGTCAACCCAGTTGAGATAGGGCTAACATCAACAGTCCCTCCTTTGCCCTTTGCTTCCCACTCAGCTTCTTTTCTTTCAGATTCTTTTTTCTTTAATTCTAATTCTTCTCTTTGTTGAATGATTTTTAAAATTTCACTTTTTTCTTTTCTTCCTTGTTCCTCAGCTCTTTGAAGATCTTTTTCAATTTGAGCTTTTTCTTTTTCAAAATCTTTAGAAGCTCTTTCACCTTTTTGCCATTTCATTTCATCTTGTCTTTGTTTTAAATCTTCAATTCTATGTTTTAATTCTTTTTGTCTTAATTCATGTTCTTTTTCTCTTTGTTCAAACTCTCTTTGTTTTCGAAAAAATTCTTCAGCATTTTCTTCATCTCGTTGAGCTTGTGATTTTTTTCCTGCCTCTCCACCTGGAATTTTAAAATCTCCACCTGGGACAGTTCCCTCAACTTCAGATATTAAATGTCCGTCTATAGAGATCATTTCAGAATCATTAATTCCCATCCATTGCTTAGCCCATTGTGGGCTAACTCTCCTCATAATTTCATCTTGCTTATAAACTAACGTATAAACTTCCAAGGCTTTAACAATGCCAGGAATAATATTAGAAGATATTGATTGTGGAAATAACATCGGATATATTACGATAGGCATATCGAAATCTCCTAAAACAAAAAGATAGAATCTTTCTTATTTCTTTTTTCCTTTGGCGGAGATTGAATATCATCGCCTCCATCTTTTATACAAAAATCTTTATATTCACAATATGTACATTGTTCTTTTGTCTTTCCTATTTTTTCAGGAACAGTTTTCTCATCTAAATGCTTTTTTAGAATGGGTCCATATTTTAAATATTTTAAAGAAATCTCCTCATTACAAGGAAGATCAAAAATAACTGGCTTTTTTAATGTTCTTAAAATATATATCAAAGTCACATTTGTGATATTATATCCATATTCCTTATTTAAAATCTCAGAATATATTAATCCTTGTATTAAATCATTTTCTCTATATTTATTTTCAAATTTATCAGGATCTATAGTTTTTATTTCTATAACATTATTTTTAATAATTCCATCAACTTTTCCCTTGACTTTATATTTTTCGCTTATTATTGTTTTTTCCACTTCATCAAAAGGGTAAATCTCTTGAATCATCTTATGAATAAAAGATCCAGTTTCTCTCATTAAATAACTATAAGGATAAATAAAAACTTTTTGTTCATTGATTTGATAATTCATTCTGGCATAATAAATTTTTCTCAAACATGAAAATAATTCAGTTACAGAAATATACGGTCGTTCATATTCTTGAGGTTTATTTTTTTCTTGTAATAATTTTTTTCTTATTATTTTTTCAAATAGTTCTACATCAAAACAACTTGTTTCTTTATATGTTGTTTTAATATTTTGTTGAAGATCTTTAAAATCTTCTTTTGATTCATTTTTCTTTATTTCTGTTTGTTGGAAATAAGGGGAAGTCCCACTTTTTAAATCTTCTTGGGACTTCCCCTTATTCGTTTCTAAATAAGTTAAAAGATCTTTTAGATCACTTGTTTTTAGACTCATTAGATTCCGCAATCAAAATAGCTGAGTCCACGAGAGATTCTCTAAGAACTTTATAAGCTTCTTCAATAATTCTTCCATCCATTTCATTTAAAGATTTGGGAGACTTTGATTCATTTAACATTCTTGAAATTAAAAGATTATCGATAGCCAAAGAGAATCCCTTTTTCCTAATAGTTTTTTCAACCGCCTCATTAATTTTAACTTTCTTTGATTCCTGAATCAAGGATTTCACAGCCTTTTTAATATCCTTTTCAGACTTTTCTGTAACTAAAATTGCCTTACTATTTTGCCTAGCAATTTTTGCACTTTCTGCGGCTAAAATGTGTAGTCTCTTCTCCGTTAATTTCTGACCAATTGGTTTTGGAGAATGTTTTGTCACTTTATACATTTCAGACAAAACACTTAAAAGAGACCCTTTAATAGTCAAATATTCTTCCATCAATGCTTCACAACAAGTTTTCATTTCCCTAACAGGCTTTCCAAAAAATATATAATCTATACTATAAAAATTTTCAAGAATTCTTTCTTTTGAAGTAGGGCTTAACATTACTCTTTTCCTCCATGTCTTTTACTGGGTCTTTCATTGGTTTCATCTTCTAAAACTACCAATGATACTTTTCTTGAATCATTTATAAATTTTGTATTTTTTATCGCAGTCACGATAATATTTAAAGCCGTTATTGTTCTGCCTTTCTTTCCAATGACTTTACCACAATCACTTTTATCAACAGAGATTTGAACAATAATTGTTTTGGTTGAAATTGAAACATTGACAAAAACTTCAGATGGTTTATCGACAAGATTTTTAATAGATTCTTTTACGTAATCTTTTAAAATATCAGCCATTGAAGAACTCATATTCAATTTCCTCCGCCTGTTTCACAATAAAAAGATTTAAATTTTTATTTTGTTCTCAACAAAAAAGATTATCAGAACTTTTATGCATCGCCATATTTATCAATAAAATCTATCTTTATGGCTTCTTTAGCACATTTATCAAATGTCTCTTTAAAAGCTAAATCTGTTTCATATTGTTCTTCTGCGTCTTTTCGTCTAAATCTAATTTCAGGATAATCTGTTAACTTCCACCAACCAGCAGCTCCAGTCAGTCTTTTTGTTGTATGAAGATAATTAAAATTTGTCCAGAAATTCGAAAAACCTCTGACGAAATTTCCACAAATAGGAACTGGAATATTTGGGGTAAATAACTTATTCTTAACACACTTTATCTCAGCTAAAAATCCTCTGAAGCCATAATCTTCTTCTTTTACCTCACCACGAACCTTGATTTCTAAAAGTTGAAAACTATTAAACTTTAGAGAATTTCCACTTGGCATATCTTTTGTCGATGAGAGAAACTTCAAATCCCTCGGAGGAGCAAATTGTCCCATTGCCATCACATCTCTCAACTGATTTACAGATAATAAACAAATATTATGTTTTCTAAGTTTCGTAATATATTTTGGCAAAAGAAAACTTAACAATCTTGCTTTATACCCTATGACTTGATTCACATCAATAGTTGGATCCTTTTCTTTATCCGTTGAGGTATTTGCAATCGAGTCCCAAATAACCATTGATGGAGTTTCGATAATTTTTTTAGTTTCTTTAAATACACAAAGACCCTCAATAAATTTAAAAACCTTTTCAATTGTTATTTCATTATATGGGGTAATTGGAGGAGAATTAATTCCAAGATTAATTAAACGATTTCTTGTCATAGACTCTTCAGAATCTAAATATGCACTCAACATATTTGGATTAAGTTTTTGGGCATTGGCTAAACATTGAGCCGCTAACATTGACTTTCCACAGCCAGGCTGTCCAACTAAAACATTGATCGCTCCAATCGCAAACCCTCCACCAAGAATGGCATCTAAAATATCAATTCCAGTTGGAATGGTTCCTCGATCTTCAAAATCTTGAGTTATTTCTTTTGTCTTCTTGAGGAAAGATGAAAATTCTTCAAATAAATTTTGCTGCTCTGATGTTTCAACATTTTCTGTTTTCGATCTTTTCTTTGGCTTTTCCTCAATAAAAGTGTCTTCTATGGGCACAGCATTCTTTTTAATATCAGACATGATATCAATAAACTCAGATACCTCTTGGAATGAAGAAGGCGCCGGCTCATCTGGAAGAATATTAAACGTCTCACCTTTTTCTTCATTGTCCTTAGGAATAATTTCTTTCTCTTCACCATTCTCTAATTCAGACATTACTTTCTCCTTTATAAAAGTGAACTTTTATATTTGTTACCCAACTTCTTGTTTTTTTCCTTCATCAAAACTCTCAATCTTTTTAAGATTTTTATTGTTCTTAAATCTTTCTTTAGCTATATTTAATAATTCAACCTTTTTAGCTAAATCATCATAATTTATATTATCAGGATTATCATTATTATTATTATTATTATTAAGATCAATTTTTCTTCTAAATTCTAATTCATCTTTTAATGATTTGATAATCTCTTTTCTAATATCTAAAATAGTTTTAAATAATTCAGTCGCTGATTTAACTTTTTCTTCAAAAAATCTCATATATTTATGATCTAAATTATCACCAAATAATCTATCAATTTTTTGTTTTAAAACTTCTAATTCCTGAATCATCTTTACTAATTCATCTCTTTGAATAGAAAACTCAGAAATTAGTTTTTCATTAATATTATTATTTACTTCAGACATGGGGTCTCCATCAAAACTTCCATTTTACCCGTTTGATCTAAGGAATTTCGCCCTTTCATTTTTCTGTCTTTTATTGAGCCATCTTCCTGAAGAAATTCACAAGTAAACTTTACATTTCTATTTGGATTAGTTCCATTGCATCTTTCTGAATATTGACAAACTAATTTACAAACTTCATTGGGCATTAAAACCAACATTTTATTTATCTCCTATATCTCACATTTTCCTGAAATGCAAGAAACATCTTTTTCTGTAAGATTTGAATTTGTCTGTTCTTTCTTGATATATTCTCTTGCATCTTTTTCAGAAACAATATTTAATATTTGACCCTCTCTTGACCCATCGACATAAACCGTAACCCCTTTAAGATCTTTAATATATTCTAAAAGAAGATTATCTAATTGTTCAGTTGTTGAGCCTTTCGGCATATTAATTGTTTTAGAAACAGCTCCATCAACATATCTTTGAACCGCGCATTGAACTTCAAAATGATCCTCAGGTTTTAATTCTGAGGTATCAACAAACCATTCTGGAATTTCTTCATTATTTTCCAATAACTTTTTATAAAGAGGATGAACATAAATTCTTTCTCCAACACGATCTTCACGCCTATATGCCTTTGCAAAAAGAGGCTCTATCCCTCCAGTATAAGATGTCAAAAGAGAAATTGTTCCCGTTGGAGCTATGGACATTCCAGTCACACAACGCGTTCCATATTTCTTAATATCAAGTCTAAGTTTTGGTGGAAGCTTTTTGATAAAAGATGCCCGAAGATATGGGATTGCATCAAACTTTGGAAAAGCTCCTTTTTCAGAGGCTAACTCAACAAGAGATTGATAAACACAATCCCTAAAAAATTTCATTAATCTTTCAACTTCTTCATTGGCTCTTTTGCTGCCATATCTAAGTTGTTTAGCAAAAAGATATTCTGCTAACCCCAAAACCCCAAGACCAATTCTCCTTGAATTATGGGCTTTTATATCAACCTCTTTTAATGGATATTTATTTACATCAATGACATTATCTAAAAACCGAACTGCAAGTTTTATAGTGGCTTCGAGTTTTCTCCAATTTGTATTTACAGATCCTGTGATAAAATTGGGTAAAACAATTGATCCAAGATCACAAATTCCATGCGGCTCTAAAATAGCTTCACCACAATTTCGGCTATTAATAAAAAATAAATTTTTCTCTTTATCGTTTATATCTTCTTTACCAACAAAAACATAATAATTATGATTATCATCAACAGTTCCATTAAAAACATCTTCTTTTTCTAACGTCTCTATACTAACAACTTTTATTCCTTCTTTAGACTCCACTGAATTTTCATTCTCTTTTTTACTATTGACATAACATGGAAAACTACAAAAGCATTTTTCTCTTGAGAGTTGATCAGTTAAAAAAGTCGTTCCACAATATTCACACTTTTTCTCTAAATTAGATTTTTCAATCTCTACAAATTTATTTGGAAAATTTATTGAAAAAATATTTTCTTTTAGGCTATGTAAAGAATCTCCAACTTTTAATTCATTGATCTTAATTCTTTTTCCGTTTTGAAGTGTGACTTTATGAATTTCATTTGCTTTAAAAAATAATCCATTTTCTAAATTGACTTTTAGAATGACCTTATTTTTTCCAGACTTTCTTGGCCTTCTCATAATTTTAATTTCAACTTTTCCTGTTTTATCATTATAAGAAAAAACAGGAACATCAGCATCTTCTTCAGCCAATTGTTTAAAAGGAACTAGCCCTCTTCCATCCGCAACAAAAACTAATGTGTCCCCAGTATGGCAAGGATTACAACTTGAAACCGGGTCATAATAATATGAATTATTCTTTAAAAGATTATCCAAATTTAAAAGACCAGGTTCAGCACATTTAATCATATTATCTAAAATTTTATACCAAATTTCTTTTGCCTTCATTTTATGATAATTTCTTTGATTAAAACGAAATTCCCATTCAGAATTTGTTTCAACTGCCTCCAGAAATTCACCGTTAATTCTTATTGAAATATTATAATGGGAAATTTCTTTATCAACGAGTTTTGCATTAATAACATCCATACATTCTGGATGATATATATCCACCCCAGCCAATCCAGCCGCTCGTCTAGCCCCTCCACTTTCGATTGTTGAGGCAACTGTATCTCCAGCTTTTAAAAAAGATAAAAGTCCAGAAGATTTTCCACCTTTTTGTTTTATCAAATCTCCTTTTGGTCTAAGAGGAGAAAAGTCGCATCCAACTCCACCCCCTTCAGACCAAAGAATAAGTGCTTCTTTATAATATTGTCCTATCTCTTCAATTGAGTCTCCGATGGGTAAAACAAAACAATTAATCAATGAACCCTTGGCATGTCCAGCATTTCTTAAAATTCTTCCAGCACAAAGAAAATCTTGATTATAAAGTATTTCATGAAATGCCCGGGTATAATTATCTTTTTCTTTTTCTACAGAGGCAATATTTTTAGCTACTCTATGTGTGGCACTTTCCCAATCTTCTCCAGGTTCAAAATATCTAGAAATTGCGATCTTCTCTGAATTTTCAGACAGAATATTCTTTTTGCTCATTATTTAATAACTCCTTTTTAATCTATCGAAAGTAGCGTATTCAACTTTTCCTATAATTTTTTGTTCATTTTCAATTTCTTTTTTTCCCTATTTTTCCATCTTCTTCAATTTTGAATAATAAGATTTTTCTAGCCCCGGTTCACTCAAATGATCCTTAGCAATATTCTTTGCTATAATTGGGCAATTCGTATGTTCTAACTCAACATTGATTCCCATTTTTAATTGTTCTTGATCAAATTCTTCATCAGGAACATGATTATGTTTTCCAATATTCATTAAAAGTTCATGATATAAATTATAAACAATTTCATCGAATCTTTTATAATCGATTTTAAGATCATTTAAAGCATATTCTCTTGCGGCTTCATGCGTTAGATTAGCTTTAGATAAAAATAGATCTTTAATATAACTTCTAATTTTTTCTTCTTGCCCATATTCTAAAACATTTTCATATAACATTTTAAATAAATCTTTAGAATATTTTCTATTATTCATTATTATTCTCCTGGGTTGAAGCCTTAAAAAACAACCATGTTTTTGAATTTTTATCACCTTTTCCAAACGTACTTGTGTTTATTATATGATATAACCCTTTTATTTTGGAACCATGAAATATAATTTTAATATGTTTATTTGAACATGAAATTATTTCACATGCCCCCTTATCATATTTTTCAATGGTTCCTGCTCCATAGCCGGATTCAATTTTTCCTATAAATAACGCTTCTTCTCTCGTATGTTCTGTGGTCTCAATTATAACAATCTTTTTCCCTGGAACTAATGGAATTTGATCTCTTACAGAAAAAGATATCCACATATTTCCAGATGGTTTTTTAAATCTTAAATCATTATGTAATCCTCTTTTTATAGCATCATGTTTTACAATTATAAATTCAGATGGTTGACTCATTTTTTAGATTCCTCTAAAACAAATCTTGCTAAACAATAAGCATCACATAAATTATTATTATCAAATTCCACACCAAATTTTTTATATGTTTTTAAAAGCATTAAATCTTTAGGAGAATTTCCTTTTCCAGTTATAAACTTCTTTAATGTGGTTGGGGGTATTTCCATATAAGAGAGATTATTTTCTAAACAGCTTATTCTAATAAAATAATTCAATGCCGACATTTCAGCAATTGATCTTCCTTTGCTTCCATAAGAAATTCCTTCAATTCCAATTTTATTTATCATTTTCAGATCTTCAGGAAGAAATGAGAAAATATTATTTTTTAATTTTATTATTCTTTTTTCATTGGAGCCATCAGAGGGAGAAGAAGATATTAATTCCTGATTTATAATATTTAAATTATTATCAATGATAATCATCCCTGTTCCGGTCATTGATAAATCTAAGCCTATAAAATATTCTTTATCCAAAATCTACCACCACATTTAAAAGTCGATTTGTTGAAAGTTTATCTAATAATTCCCTTTTTTTAGTTTCTCCTTTTTCACCGACATCAGCGTCTATAGGAATTTCTCCAAAAGGAGTTCTCATATTTCCACTGTATTTTCTTCTAATATTTCCTAAAACAATCATTATATCTGCTAAAGCAAAATCACAAAAAAACATTTGAAGATCATTTGGTATATCTCTAAAATCTTGTGGCTGTTGTCTTTCGTATTCGATGGCTAAATAAGTTTCTGAATTATTTGGAATTGGAGAAATTCTAACTATATTTGGATGTTTAAATTCAAAGGTTCTATCAAACATAGAAAATTGCTTTATCATCATACTTGTGGCAACATCCAAAGCAAAGTTTCTTAAATCAGTCGGTTGACTTAAAGCACCCCAAATAGGGTGTCCATGAATAAAAAATTGAGAGTCAGAACCATAGATTTCTTTAACATTTAAAATTTCCAAACCATCGGGTTCGGTAATATAAAACTCATTTCCTTTTCCTGCAACCTTAGAAGAATTTAAAGTTGTATTTAAAACTGTAATTGCCTTACTTGGAATATAATATGAAAATTCTTTCAATGAAAAATTTTTAACATCATACATAATTTCCTCATCAGTCAACTCTATTCCCACATGAGGAAACCCTAATTTTCTTTTTATAAATTGAATAACTTGATTATCATTTAGCATTATCCTTTAACTCCCATAGTATAAAACATTTAAAGATTCTTCTTCAAGAATTACATGATTTTTTACGAGAGCGTTAAGAATTGAATCATATGACACAATTTCTTTAATTTTGAATGGATCTAAAAGTTTTTTCTTTTTATCAATTATTTCAGTACAATCAGGATTATCTAATTTTCTTGATAAAAGTTCAAATGATACTAATTTCATATTTCTAGAAATCAATGAACTGTTTTTTTCAGATTCAATTATTTTATCTATATTTTTGTTCAGTTTTGTTTCCTGATACAATGAAAAAGGATTTGAACCTTCTTCAATATTTTTATATAATAAGGTCATATCTCCAATTATATTTTTTAAATCATTAAAAATCGGAATAAATCTTCCAGCGGCAATTCCTTTTATGCCATCAATATCATCTCCAGAATCTCCAATAATACTCATCGCAAATGGAAGATATTCATCTGGAATATCAGATTCTATTTTTAAATATTCAGATAAAACTTGTCCTTTTTTGATAATTTTTTTTGTTTTATAATGTCTGAAAAAAACAAAGGTATTTTCGTCAACACACTGATAAAGATCATGATCAGTCGAATAAATTAAATTGACTGTGTTTTCATCTTGTAAAATCTTTTTTCTTTTGATTAAATAATAAGGAACAAAGTCTGCTTCTAAATTTTGTAGATGAACAACAAAAACATTAGGAACTCTATTTAATGCTTTTTCTGTCATTAAGAAATTTGAATACAAGACAGATTTAAAAAGATCTCTATCTTCTAAATCCAGTCCAAATAAATTCCCACCAACATGTCTTGATTTTTTATAATCTTTATGTAAATGAATATGATAATATGATTGACCCGTTTCAAAAAATATATAAAAATTTATATTCAACCCTCTTTTTAATGCATATAATTTATGAAATCCCAAAAAAGAAATAACTGATGAAAAAATAGATGTATCATAATAATTTGAAGCTTTAGAATTCTCTATGATATTTTTGACAGCGAACTCTAAAAATGTTGTCTGAAGATTGTTCTTTAAATCTATAAAAATATTAATATTTTTATAATTTTTTGAACTAACGACCTCATCTAAAATATTATAAGTTGGATAATAAGGTAAAAGGGTTGTCGGATTCATTATTCCTCATCTTCAGAACTTATAAGAGAACCTCTTGAGTACATTACAATATCTATGGAGCCAATGAGAGTTTTAAATTTACAAAGCACTGTCTTTCTTTCATAATCCACAATATACATTTTAAATTCAATATCACCATCATGTTCTACAATGAAAGGAATTGGAACCAAATTACAAATTGAAGACTCGATAGATTTATTCGTCGTTATATTTTGTATAAAGACAACCGATTGATCTTTGGCTTGAGTCTTAGAAGAAATTTTCGCTTCATTATTTTCAATGGAAACTTCAAAAGATGTTGAGCTAAAATTTTGAGAGATAACCTTCATTCGATTTGAGATAGTTCTGTTAATTGTGCATTCTAAAATAAGATCTTCTTCTTGTAATGTAAACATTGCATTTAAATCATCATTGGTAATAAATTTATTATCTAAAAAATCCAAAGACGTATTCTTAATTTTTAAATTTGAAAATTGATCTGAAAAACCAAAAGATCTTTCTTCCGGTAATTCTGAAAGGGTAACCTCTTGATTAATAAAACACTTCAAAATATCAAGCTTTTGCTTTAAATTACTTAAGGGAAAATTCAACTCAGAAATTATCTCAGATAAATTCATATCAAAAATTACAGAAACATCATTTGTCTTTTGTCTAATTTGGCCATTTCTAATATCAACGTCCGTACATGAATCTTTTAAAATTTGTAGACACCGAATAAATTCATCATATTGTTCTTGCTGAAGAGTCACGGTATTCATTGAGATTATTTCCCTCCGAGATTTGAGATATTAACCATGCCCTTTTTATATAATTTTTTAGCCACTTTACCAATACACTTTTTATCCATAGTTCTTGTTTTTTCCCCATACATAGTTCTAATAGTTCCTAAAAGTTCTGGATCAAAAGCGTTTACCATTTTTCGAATCTTTTTAGCGACAGTTCCTCTCATCTTAATCCCTCTCTATTTCTTTAATCACTGAAATGTAAACCCCTGTTTCCATTTGGAGAATAAAAACCTTTTCATAAAAAGTAAAACCACTTTCAAGCCACTTGATAATATTCATAACCTTTTCTGCAGAATATTTCACAGTTGATTCTTCTTTATTTTTTTGTTGAATATTGAATATCATAATTATTGCGTCATTTCCATCATGTTTACAATTAAACATACATGTACTATTTCCATCAATATGAAAAATTTTATTTCTTTCCGCAGCTTTTCCAAATAATTTTATATAATCTAAAAGTCCTAAATTATAAATGTTTCCATCAATTTTCATATCTGAATCTATTGTTGAGTCGAAATGATCTTTAATTCTTTGAATAATGATTTCATTTTTATCTAATGTTTCTTCTTTTCCTTGAATTAGATTTTCATTCTCATCCATACCATTTCTCCTATTTAAAAATCATAAAACATATTTTATTGGAATAGCTGGTGTGACATTAAAATCTTTTCCTTTCTTATTATAAAAGACAGATAATTTATCTATTAGATGTCTATAATCTTTTTTCATTTTCTTATAATAATTCAATTGGACATCTGAATCGGAAAGGATATTTATATTTAATCTATATATTTGTTCATTAAAAGCAATACTTCTTGCTAATTCTCCAAATGAGCTAGATAAAGAACATGCATACAAATTTGCTTCATCTTGGACTTTGATACTATCAAAAATCATTTCACTATAAATATCAAAAATTCCTTCTCCTAATATAACAAGATTAGAATCTTTTTTGGGTCCTTTTATTTTATAATAATCCAAAAATGTCGATTCTGATAACTTAAATTTGAAATGTCTAAAATTGCTAGATGCATCAATATTTCTAAAAAATATACAAGTTTTATTTTCCGTTAAAAAACCAATAAATTTTTCTTCAATATAATCCTCTATCCTTTTAAAATCAGGATGAGGTTCTATAAAATTTAAAGATAAAAAATCCTTTATGCTAAAAATTAAACCTTTTATTTTAAGAATATTCAGATCTGAAAAATCAATTCTTTTTCTTAAATAAAATTCTTTATCAGGAAATCGACCCATTCTGATTTCTGGGATATTATATTCCTTTGGTTTAAAAGCCTTTCCAGATTTAGAAAAATCTAATTGATTCTTTTTTATTTTTGTATAATCAATTAACTTATTTGAATTATCATTTCCTGAAACTTTTTGAACTAACTTTTTTATTGATCCAGATTGTCTACAATTTGCATAGAAACAATTGAAGATTGGTAAGTCTAAAGATATATAACAATGATAATGTTTCTTTTCTTCAAAATATTCACACCACGGACAAGGAATAATTATATTTTTTGCTTTATAAACAATTTTCTTTGGCCCAAAATAATTTTCTAGAAACTTTTTAAATTCTTCAGTGTAAATCATTTAGATCTCAAAGTTTCATATTCTCTTAAAGATTTTAAAGATTCAAAAACCATTCCCATAAAATTCATTGAGGGAACCAAACAATCTTTATGTTCATTACTATATTTATTAACTAATATTTTTACAATTGGAGAGACTCGTTCCATTTGAAAAATTGTTGTGTATAAATTTCTATAATCCAAACTTTCATTCAATGAATTCACTATTGTCCCTAACATTCGATTTAATTCATTCTTATCATTTAAAGATTCACAAGCTTTTATAAAACTTGAGACAATAAGTTTTTCAGAGGTTATAATACCATTTTTATCAAAACGAAGTTTTCCTGTGTTTGAATTTCTTTGAAGAGTGTTAACTATTTTTCTGATATCCGGAAATAATTGTTCTATTAAATATTTTACATCTTCTTCTTGAAAAGATATATTTTCATTGTTAAGAATATCTGTGCAGTATTTTAAAATAAAATTAGTTGGGATTTTCTCAAATTCATAGGATTGAAATCTAGATTGAATTGCTGGGGGAATTTTCGAAATATAATTACATGTAAAAATAAATCTTCCATAAGAAACTTGATATTTTTCAATGATGTGTCTTAAAGAACTAAAGCTATTATCTGTTAAATAATCTGCTTCATCGATAAAAACAATTTTATATTTATCTGTTCCAGATGGGGGAACCTTTAAAAAAGGTTCTATGGTTGTATCAACAAAATCGATACCTCTTGTTGATTTTGAAGAACCATTGACAATTAATAGATTATCAACCTTTCTATGTAAAACTCCATTCTCCGAACAAATGATTTTTCCTAAAGTAGTCTTTCCACTTCCCTGACATCCATAAAATAATAAATTAGGGATTTCTCCTTTTTTAAAATAGCTTGTAAAATCTTCTATATAATCATTAGGAATTACAAGATCTTTAATTTCCTTCGGACGATATTTCTCTACCCATAAACTTTCAAGGATTTTCATTTTTCACCTTTCTCTTTTAAATATTTGTTATGAAAAATAATTTAACATTCTTTAGCAATGAAATCCATCAGAGGAAATCAAAACAGATTTCATTTCAAATTCTTGCTCAAACTTAGCTCTAAATACTTTTTCTAAAAAATTAACATATTCCATTTTCGCTTCATTCCCAAATAAAAACCAACGTTGATCAGTTCCATAAAAAGGTTCCATTGCTACAATTTTATTCTGTGGAATAAAAGTCGTTAAATCCAATAAAAAATTAGTAACTTTTTTGTAATCACTTGAGATATGAAAAGATAACATTAAATAATCTGTAATCGTTTCTATTAGAATATAAATATTTGAACTCATTAATAATATACTTTTTGTATCTTTTACCTCAGAAACATTTACCTTATCATAATATTTTTCCATCAAAGATTTTATTTTATCAAGATTCTTTTTAACCATTTATTCATCCTTATAGTTTTCGGAAAATGTTGTCAAATGAATTATCAAATCTTTCAAGAATTTATCAGAATCTTTTATATTTTTCTTCTCAAAGTTGAATTTAATTATTGTCTTGATTGATGATAAAATATGATTTAACTTTTCATTTGATATTCCTTCAATTGGCTTCAAAGGGCAATCTCCATTTTTCACAGGAGGATGCATAAGTCCACAAACAGAACAATGAATAGTACCCGTAAATTCATATGATGGATTTGGATTTCGTTCCATTTTTCTTCCTTTCAAGTAAAAGTTTTTAAATTTGTTCTTTTCTCTAGAAACTAATTCTTTAAGAACATTTTTTATTTTTATATAACAAATTAATATAAAATTTTTTCTAACTTAAAGTAAAATGTTTTTAATTTACACGGCACATTAAACCACAAAAATGAAAGGCTTAAAAAATGAAACTAGCGTCTGAACGTGGAATGAACAGATACATTCTTTCAAATCCCCAACGAAGGGGAAAAAATGTAAAACTTCCTCATGTATTAAAAATTATAAATCCAATTGATAAAGAAACAAATTTTGACCTTGAATTATCAAATTATTGGAACTGTGATTCATATATGATGATGGATATTATAGGAACTATTTTTCTAACAAAACTATATAAAGATATTCCTAGAAATCCCTTAGATCCTTATATAATTAAAAATCAAGCAACATTTAAAAATGAAAAAGATTTTAATAATCTTAATAATAATGGAAATCCATATCTCCAATTATGTATTGATGATTATACGCTTTTTAAAGATTTTCCTATTTTTAAAAAATATTCTTCTGGATATGTATATAATATTTTAAAAAATATATCAGAATGTAAAATAAGTTCAGAATATGTTTTTAGAGCTTTCAATAAAGAAGAGAAAGTGACATTTGAAGATATCAAAATTAATACTATAAAAGAACAATCATTTTTTGATCTTGATGTTAAAAATATTGAAGTCGGAAAAAATGGTAATGTTTATACTAGAAAATATCGATTAAATTTTAATGATCAAATAGGTTTTTGTTTTTTGAACAATTTATCAGTAATTAATATAGATTGGTTTCCTTTAGAATTTTATAGTTTACCAGAAAGTACACAGTTTTTAGGAAGATTAATTTACGGATCTAAAAAGAGAATAAATACATACTTATTAAAAGAACTTAAAATATTATTATCTTTAGGTTCTTATTTAATAACAGCCGAATTAAAAGAGAGTTTGAAAAATAGTTTATTAGAATTAAAAGAATTGAATATGATCTCAGGATTTGAATTTTCGAGAAGAAGATTTGAATATGTGGCTATAGAAAAAAGATTCTACCCAAATAAAAATAAAGAAAATTAAGTTTAGATTTAAAATTTTATATTCCCTTATCAATAACGATTGTTATTAAAAAAATAATAAGTATTTTACAATGGTATTTAAGTTTGATGCTGTAGTTCTTTATTCAAGAACAGTTATATCTTAAGACATAACAGTAGTATTATCTATGAAAAATATACCATATAAAATATTGAATATGTTATTATTTTTTCTATAGATCTTAGATCTATGATCTAAGATTAATATAAGGAATTTTAAAAAATTCCTAAAATTAAAAACAAAATACAAAAAAGTTTCCGTAATATGTTTCGGGAAATTACTGGAGAAAAATAACAAAATATCATTTTGTACTCCTTGAGTAAAAAGCATTTTCGATATTCTTTTTCATAAATATTTTTCATAAAACAAAATTCTTCTATTAGCTTTTAATATCAGTTGAAGTTTTGAGCTCCGTTCCGCTGGGCTCCACTTTGCTCAACCTTCAACTCTTAAACCTCTTTTTAACTTAAATCCATCTATTTATAAAAATTTAAAATTCAAGGGAAAAGTTCTAAAACTTACAGAACTAAATAACTAGGAAAAATATTTTTCAATCTATAATTTCAGGTTTCCTACAGATTATATTCCCTTTTAAACCATTATTTTTTCCGGAATACTAAGGTATTAGAAAATAATATTTCAAAGATAATGATTCCCACATTTGTCCTCCTTTAATCCTTTTAGAAAGGTTTTAAATATGTCCAACCAAGAGTCAGAATTTTTCAATCAGAATATCCTTTCTTTTAAAGATTTGAAATACAGTACAAATGGATATATTAAATGTTCTCTTTTTACGAGTACGATAGATTATAAAAATTTCAACCAATTATTCTTTTCGATTTCAATTTCGAATGATAATTTTTCAAATAATTGTAGTTTAAATGTTTTTGAAGCTACTAATCTTTTATCATCACTTCAAAATGTATTTGAGAATTCAAACAAGATCGGAAAAGAAAAGTTTCAAGTAATAAGAAAAATAAAGGATAAAATTCTAAATTTTACTTTTCTAGAAGACGAGAATAATCCCGAGTATATAACTCACATTTCAATTTTCCTTTCCGAGACCTCTTCAAATAGCATAATAGTACCGATTACATTTGTTAAAATATTGGCCATGAGATTAAAAAGTTTTATACAAAATTATGAGCAAAGTTTTCTGTCGATGATTCAAAGTCAGCTTCTTTCAAAGCTTTTAGATGTTAATAATAGGATTTCTAGAAATATAGAAATTTTGCCTTCTCAAGTCTCAATTACTAGGGAAAATAATTTCCAAAAAGAGGCTCAGAATGTTTTACGTATAGAGCGCGAGAATAATCCCAAGAACAATTTCCAAAAAGAGGCTCAGAATGTTTTACGTATAGAGCGCGAGAATAATCCTGAGGATAATAAAGAAAATATTCTGGATAATTTTAATAGTTTTATCGAGAAAAATTTGGATTCTATCGAGATAGAAGAAATCAGTAAATTGAACGTTAAGAGCGCGCAGCCCACTTTTTCTCAAAAAGTTAAAAGTATTTTGATTGATAATATTTTATCTAATGATATTTCCAATTTAATTCAATTAACAAAAAGTTGTTTGTCAACGAATAATCCAATATATAGTTTTATGAATACATGCTTAAAAATGTCTCCTGGAAACAATACAGAAGATTTTTTCCGAGGTGCGTCTGAAGAAGAAAGAAAATCCATTTTTTACCTTTCAAAATTGTTGTATTCTATTATTTTAAATTCTTATCTTTCTTGTAATAATCCAATCCCAAATACAATTCCTTTATTACGGTATCGTTTGAAAAATAATGAACTTACTGATTTTAATAAAAATTTATCTATGGATCTTTTAATCTCATCAATTTATATAAGAATAGCAAAAGAAAAATTGGAACAAAAGATAACAGATGAAAATGAAAATTTTTCCTTAGATTTATTAGGGGTGCGAACGGTCACAGATTCTTTGATTTACAGTATTATAAAATTTTTCAATAAAGATCAAGGTGTTAATATTCTTCTTAATAAGTTTAGATCATATAAGGAACTTGGGTTTTTTAAATCTATCGAAGAAAAATTAGAAATGTATAATAAAAATATTTCAGAAAATGAAATGAGACAATTTTTTGAAAGAGTTTTTGATCATTTAGAAACTAATAATGATTATATAAAAGATATACATGATGAGTATTTTAAAAACAAAACTGCACATATTTCTTTTGAGAACGCATTTTCTTTAGAACAAATTTTAAACGATATCGTTCCTTCTGAAACAAATTTTATTGTTCATGGAAAAATTCCCTTGGAAATATCTGAAGAAATTAAATCGTTATTGATCGAGCCAGAAAAAGAAAAGAAAGAAGATCAAAATGAATCTATGCTCGAAAGGTATATAAGGTTAAACAATGAAAGTCAAGAGAATTCTGAGAATGTTGATCGCCTATTATTGGTTATTAAGAAACAATTCCAAAATAAAAAAGTAGATATAAAAGATGAGATAGATTTAACATTATTACCAGAGAATATTTTAAAATCTTTGATTATTTGGGATCCTGAAAATGATCAAAAGCAAAAAACTAATTATAAATATCTTTTAGATAAAATTGAAAATTCAAGTTTAAAAAGAGATAACGTTTTAACGCTTTTAAAAGCAAAAGATCGGATTAATAATATTCCAAGTGAAAACTGGGCTGATAGTATTTCACTTTAGGAGAATGGATGCTAGAAGATAGTCAAAATAGATTTAATTATTTTTATATTCATAATACGTTAGGTCATTTTTATAAAGATATGTTAGATTATTTTTCAGATTATTTATATCCACGTTTTTCTTATAAAGTTATTGGAACTTATCATAAAGCCGTTGAATATATTTCTAAAACTGAACAATATGGAAGAGAGACAGATCAACCAAATCTTCCGGCTATAGCTTTAAATCCAACTGGAGAATTTTTACCTTCAGACTCAAATACAACAGGAAAACAATTATGGAGATTTCCTAATTTAAATCCTGGAATGGCAGCTGGTTTATTTGATCCAATTTATCAAGATAGAAATATAAAAATTACCCCAGGATTTATGAGATTAACTGGAGATGTAGAATTTATTATGTGGGTTGAAAACGTTTATGAATATTTAGATCTTAGATTATTTTTAATATCAATTTTTGGTGGAATTGATAGGGTCATCCAACCTCAATATTTTAATTCCTTTATAATCTTGCCTCCAGAATTAGTAAATTATAGATATACAAATGATGTCACAGGAAAATCTTATGTTATAGATTGGGAAAGTGCGTCGGCATATTCTTCTTTAATTAAATCAACAAACCTTAATGAACTTGTTGTTCCGGTGAAAATAAGACCCCAGTTAAAATTATCATCAATTACAGATGGAAGCACAAAATATGGAGGAACAGATAAATTATCAGATTGGAGATTATTATGTAATGTAAATTATGAAATATCGATTCCTTCATTCTTAGTTATAGAGACAGATTATCTTGTTGAGAAAATTGATTTTGAATTAAGATATGGCTCGGCATATTCCAGATATAGTTCTTTTCAACCTCCTTTGGAAAGAGAACTTTTAAGTTCACATTGGAACTCTGGAATAAATGATGAAGAACATACGCCAGACGCTTGGAGTTTACTTGAGGATGCAACCTCTTCATTTGAATATACATATGTCGCAGATTTTAATCATAGATATTATTATGAGGTAACCCAGACCGATATCGATTCAACCGCAAATTTACAAATTACAATTCCTGAAGAAATTACAGATCATCGTCTTTTATATATCAATTCAAAGTTTGGGGAATTATCTTATGGAGATCATTATAATTTAATTAGCACAACTTTGATCGAATTGACAGATTATGTGGAATTAGAAAAAGGGATGATCATAGAATTGTATGTATATAAAATTAGGAGTTGAAAATTATGAATAAAAATAAATGCCTATGTGAATTTATTTTATCTGGAAATGATAAAAAAGTAATAAAAGAAATGAACGTTGGAGCCAGTATAGTTTATAAAAAAGATAAAGATGGAATATTTTCTATTCTTTTAATAAGAAGATCATCGGAAGATCATTGGCCTGACGCTTGGGAATTTCCAAGAGGAAAATGTGACAAAGGACAAAACGAAAAAATAAGAGACTGCACAATTCGAGAAATAAAAGAAGAAACTGATTTAGATATTGAAATAGTTGAATTAATTGATTCCTTTCAATATTTAGCTGATAGAGAAACAAGAAAAACTACAAGTTGGAATTATCTTTGTAAAATGAAAGATCCTAATCAAGAGGTAAAATTATCAAAAGAACATAGCGCTTTTAAATGGATTAGAACATCTGGAGAGGCTGATAATTTAGTCTTTCAAGAACAAAGAATCACTATTATTAAAGCTCTAAATATTTTAAATGGTGAACAACATTCTTCAATTCCAATGAATGATTTCACGCTAAATAAAATTTTAGAGGGTTATATTTCTGTTTTTTTAGAACTATATAAAAAGAGTAAAAATATTTAACAATATAATTTGGGAGTTTATTAATGGCAACTAGAAAACAAATTAAAGAAAATATAGAAAAGATTTTTAAGACTTCTGAAAGTAAAGATTATTTATCTCTTAAAAAGATTGAATCGATTTTAGAAAGCATTAGGGTCGAACTTCAGGAGAAAATTTCATATAATGAATTTTTTAAGAAGAAGCTTGAAAAATATAAAGTTTCAAGCCCTACCCAGTTAGAAAAAGAAAAGAGGAAGAAATTTTTTGATGAGGTAAATAGTGACTGGAACAAGGTGAAGAGTGGTAAATCTTTAACAAAGAAATCTTAATCTTTTTTAAGTTTGAAAGGTATCTTTAAAAATGAATCAGGGAAATCTTGTTTTACAAAGAGAAAATAAAATTGAAAGTAAAAAGATTTCTGATACCGAATATAGAATTTCTGGATTATCAAAAAATATAAGAATTGTAGATAAAATTGAAGATCTTAGAAAAAGCCCTCCAAATATTATAATTGCCGAAGCAATTAGAAATGCAAAGTATATAGTTAACAAGACTTCTTTACAAGAATTTAAAAAGGGGCAAAAATATATTTTAAGTAGCTCTATTTATGAACAATTACATTATGATAAAATAAGCAATCGAAAATTATTAAAACCATCTACGTCAAAGTTTATGAATATTTATAAACCTTATAGAGGACAAGATTTAAATAATAAAACTTTATTAATTTGGCGAACTGGTGGAATAGGCGATTTATGTTTCATTCAACCTAATTTGAAATATTTAAAAGAAAAATATCCAACCTCTAAAATTATTTTTGCTTGCGGAGCACAATATAAAAGTATGGTTGAAACGTGGAAAAATATTGATGAATTGATTGAATTACCTTTTAATTTACAACGATTAGTTCATAGTGATTATCATGCAATTTTTGAAGGAGTGATTGAAAGATGTAAAGAAGCAGAAACAACAAACGCCTATGAGCTTTTTACAAAATGGCTTGGTTTAAATGTCCCTAAAGAAAAATTATATCCTGAACAAGAACCAAGTGAGGAAGATTTAAATATTGTAAAAAGTCTATTAAAGACTCTAAACCCTCAGGATAAACCTTTTGTACTTTTTCAGCTCAGAGCCAGCTCGCCTTTAAGATCCCCAAGATTATCTAAATGGAAGGAAATAATTGATAAGGTAAATGAAAAAGGATATTTAGTAATTATCACAGATTCCCCGCCAATGGAAAGTAGTGTCCAGAAATTTATTGATACTTTGAATTTTAAAGATTTGGTGATAAACTTTTCTGGATTATCAAAAAAATTATCTTATAGCATTGCTTTAACAAAATTAGCCAAATTTGTTGTTTCTCCAGATTCCTCTTTAATACATATTGCAGAATCAGTTAAAACAAAAGGCCTTGGAATTTATGGAGCTTTTCCAGGGCACATAAGACTCTCCACATACAAATATATAGAATGGATAGACGGAAAAAGTATCTGCTCTCCTTGTTTTAGTCATGGACACAAACCTTGTTTAAATTCTCGTTCTGGTGCTGGGATTTGTTATGATAATATAGATTCAAATGAGGTTTTAAAAATAATCGAAAAAAATATGTCTTAAGGCGAGGAAAATAATTCAATGTATAAAATTATGATAACTTGTAGAAACCGTTTGGCCATTACCCAAAAATGTATTGAATCCATTGTCAAGCATTCTAAGGAAGAGTTTCATATTTATATTTATGATAATTTAACTTCTTATAGAATTGATGAGCATTTTTCATATTTTAATGAATTATATAAAAGCGGAATTATTAAACAGGTTACTTTCAACACTCCATCATCCACATTTTTTGCTTTTTCAAAAGCTGTTTCAAGTAATATGTTTGGTCTTCAACATATGCAAGATCCAAAGAAAAATGAATTTTCTTTTCTTGTATTAATGGATAATGATATGATCGTAACTCCAGAATGGGATGAGAAAATTAAAAGAGTTTGGAAAATTGTAAATAAAACAAATTTAAATCATATTAAAATTATTAGCCAATGCCCAGGTGGGATCAAGCCAAAAATTCCATTGGATTTAGGAACTACAGATATTTCTGCCGTGACTGGAAAATTAGGTGGGTCTGGTTTATGGACAACAAGAAGCAATTTTTTTGAAGATGTCGGTTTATTGGATTTAAGATCATTAGTTGGACACAATAAAAAACATGATCAAATGTATTGGCATTTGATGGATAAAAAGTCAGGCGGAAAAAATTATATTCTTGGAATACAAACAAAATTAGCTTATCATTGTGGAGCTATTTGCGGAAGTGTTTGTAATCAATTAACTAAAATTAAAGATAAAAAAGAAGCTTTAAAAAGAATAAGATTTCAGGAATCAGATGAAAATATTTCTAAGATGGATTTTGATAGTTTTTATAAATTTATTGAGTCCAGAAGAGATATTGTCAAAGGATGGTAAATAATGGATAAAAAGGATTCAATATCAAATTTAGTAAAAGATCCTGTATGGCAAAAGGTACGTGAATCTCTTTTAGGAAAATGGACAGAAGAGCCAGAAAAAAATTGTAAAAAATTAAGAGAATATTTAGGTTCTTTAAGTTCTACTAAAAAAGAAAAACTAAGAATCGTTATGAATTATTTAACAGGAACCGGATTTAGAACAGGTAATATAAAACACCCTTGTATTCAAAAATTAAGAACAGAAATTTCTTTAGAAATAAAAATTAGAAAAGCCAAAGGGAATTGGTATTAATGGAAAAAGCAATTTTAGCTGGACCATTTATAGGGGAATTGGGCTGGCAAGTTTTGCGTTTTGCCCCTTTTGTAATTTGGAATAAAATTTCTAAATATAAAAATAAAGTTAAACTTATCGTTTATACAAGGGAAGACACTTTTGATCTTTATGGACAATACTCTGATATTTTTGTTCCTTTAAGAATTGATGGAGATTTTACAAAATATAAAGGAAACTGTTTTAGATTAGAGGGTTATCCATTAACAGGTTATTATAAACTAATAACAAATTTTCATGATAAGTATATGAATCAATATGATATTGTTGAACATCTTTATCCGAAGATAGAAAAGCCTCATCATTTAAATAAGCATCAATTTCCACGTGGAAAAATGATTCATGAATTTAAGCCAAGAAAAGATAATTTAATTATAGTAAATAAATATATTTCAAATGGTAAAAAAAATGTAGTTTTGGGTTCTAGATTTCGAAGAGGATTTAAAAGAAACTGGAAATATTGGAATGAGTTTTATGATTTATTATATCAAAGCGATTTATATAATAGATTTAATTTTATAATTTGTGGAAAAGCTCCAGAATATATTCCAGATTCAAAAGAAAGATTTTTAGATATAAATAATTTTAAATTAACTAAAGATTCTTCTTTAATCGGCATCACTATAGAGTGCATAAAAAATTCTATTTTGACTTGTGGAAGTCAATCCTCTATTCCAAATTTATCTTTATCTTTAGGAACAGAAGTTTTAGAATGGGGAGATCAAAAAAGATTTCATACTTTAGATTATAATTATAAAAAGACTCCTATAACTTTTATCGATGATAGATATTATAATATCCCACCTGAAAAAGTTTTGAAAATAATGTCAAAAATTCTAAGGAATAAATAATGAATTCGATATTTTTATTTGGCCCTTTTATAGGTTCTTTAGAATGGGAGATGTTATATTTTGCTCCGTTTTGCATTTATACAAAAAGAAAAAATCCTAAAAGTCAAATAGCTGTTTTTACAAGACCAGAGAGATTTGATTTATATGGAAGATATGTTGATTTTTTAATCCCTTTATATTTTGATGATAATAATTCTGAGATGTTTAGAGATACGGAAATAACAAATGATGAATATATAAAAATGTCAGAAAAATTTAAGTCAAAATATTCAGGAAAATTTAAAATAGAAAATCATTTTTTTCCAAGAATACATTCTTTTAATTATAAGGTAAAGTGGCAATTTCCTCGAAGTAAAATGCTTTATGATTTTTTACCAAGAAGAGACAATGAAGCTTTTATTCATGACACATTGAAATATGATAAAAAAAATATTTTTATAGATTTTGATGCTATAAAAAAAATAAGTATTTTAGATAAAGTATTTGAAGTAATGTTTAAAGAAAATAATGAAAGATTTATTATTAATAGTTCAGAAAATGTAAATATAAAACGAAAGAATATACAAATATCTAAGATTCAAGAAAGTAAAAATCTTACAAAATTAGGTTGTATTATTGAGTCATTAAAATTATCTTCTCTAAGCATTGGAAACTTAAATTCGGATATTACTAAATTAAGTCTTTTGCTTAAAAAACCAACAATCCTTATTAATGAAAAATGTACTAATGATCAGATATCTTTAATAAATCCTATGAAGACAAAAATATTCAGGAGAACTTTTTAAATGAAAATTATTTTTAATTTGTTGAATTGTGGTCTCGGAAATAATGGTGGGTCACATACTATAGTTAGATCTGCAAATACTTTGGCTAAGTTGGGAAACGAGGTAACAATTATTGATAATACAAAAATTGGTTATAATTGGACTCCAATTAAATGCGATTATCTTTCAATAAAAAGAGAAAATCAAATTCCTGATGCTGATTTTATAATTGCGACAGGATATAAAACAGTCAAGTCGACATTGAATATTCCTCAGAGGTGTGGGAAAAAAATACATTGGATAAGAGGCTGGGAAACATGGAAAATGGATGAAAATGTTATCATAAAAAATATATTAAATGTTCCAACGATAAAAGTTGTAAATAGTATAGGCTTACAAAATTATATTGAAAAATTTAATATTCGTTCTTTCGTTATTAGACCTGGTTATGATTTTAATGAACAATATCCAATGAATTTAAGAAAAAATAATAATGAAATTGTTCTAGGTGGATTATATCATACAAAACATAAAACAAAAAGATCTGACTGGATTTTAAAAATTCAAAGTGAATTTAAAGATAAATATAAAACAAAGTTATATATGTACGGAACAGATAAAATGACAGACTCTGTAATTGATCGATACGTAAAAACTCCTTCAATTGAAGAAAAAAATGAGATTTATAATTCTATAAATGTATGGTTAGCTCCAACGTGTCTTGAAGGATTACATATCCCTCCAGCTGAAGCTATGTTGACAGAATGTTGTGTCGTTGGAATAAATGCGGAATTATCTGGAACAAAGGATTATTTAATACATAATCACTCTGGAGTGGTTTCAGAAAATAATTTTGAAAGTTTTAGACGAAGTGTGGAAAAGATAATTATTAATTCTAAAAAAAGATTTGAATTAGGAAAAAAAGGAAGGGAGGAAATTATCTCTTTAGGAAGTCGAGAATATAATATGAAAAAGTTTGTAAAACTTTTGGAGGAATTAAAATAATTATGTCAATAGAAATTATGAAAGGAAGATATCTTTTTTCTATCGAAGAAATTTTAAATGATTTAAAAAAATGTATAGAAAATAAAATCCCTTTTTCTTTGATTAGATTTGGTGACGGTGGATTAAAATTTATTGAATCTGTTACAAGAGGAAATCATAATCAACTAAGTGAAATATCTTTAAAAGAAGGTTTTCCTATTGAACTGTCTGGTGATATTTTAGAATGGTGGGGATGGGCTGCAAGAACGGCAAATTATATTGATACCCCAGAAATATATTTTACGGAATATTTTTGGCCCAGGCTTAGAGGGCCAAAAAAGCCAATGCATAAACAAACCATTATGAAATTAAAATTGTGGTATGAAATATATAATGATGCTGAATTTGATAATAAAAATTATTGTAATCCAGAAATAAATTTTTTATCTGTTTTAAGAATTAGTAAAAATAAAATGAATTTAATCGATTTATTAAAAGGTAAACGAGTTTGTTGTATAGGAACAAATAAAAAAATAATTGACATTTTACAAGAATTAGAATGCGCCTCAGAATGTATAGAAATCCCATCACAATGGCAAAATCAGTATGAAAAGTCATTTAATACTGTGATTAAAGAGATTTCAGAAAAAGCAAATTATTATGATATGTGGTTGGTTTCAGCTGGAGAATTAGGGAGAATATATTCTGGAGTGATAAAAGAATATGGCGGAAGATCTTTTGATTTAGGTTTTGTCTATGACTATTGGCTAAAGAAAGATATTCCTGTGAGATTAAAAGAGTTTATTGGCAAAAATCCGGATAATCAATATGAATTCATTTTAAAAAAAAAAGCAAAAAAATTCCAGAGGTATTTATAAATGGATAAAATAGATATCACTATGACATCTGTGTTAAGACCGGAAATTGTTAGAGGAACTTTGAAATCATTTTTCAAAAGTATGTTTTATAAAAATCCAGATAGATATAGATTAATTGTAAATATTGACCCTTTGGGAAATGGCAAGGCTACAGCGAATGATGTTTTAGAAGTTTGTAAAAATCATTTCAAAAAGGTCGTATATAATATATCTAAAGAACCATCTTTTCCTAAGGCTGTTAGATGGACATGGGATCAAGTTGAATCACCTTGGGTTTTTCATTTAGAGGATGATTGGATTGTTCACCGAAAAGTCGATGTTGATCACATGATAGAAATTATGAATAAATACAAAGACCTTGCATGTTTGAGACTCTATAAAGAACCAATTCCAAATGTTTTAACCCCAAGAATATTTAATACGAAATATAGATATAACGAAGAAGGTTTTTTTGTGGCGGATGATCAAAAAAAACAATTTGGGTTAAACCCTGTTTTGATAAGGGGAGAATTTGTCAAAACAGGACGAACCATGATGGTTGATGATAAAAACCCAGAAAAACAATTTAGATTTAAGAATCCAAAAATGTCGGATTTTATAATGAAATGGAAATATGGTATTTATGGCAAACCTGGAGACGCTAGATTAGTTTGGGGTAAAAGAGGAAAGTATTGGAGAGATGCAAATCATTTTTCTAAGGTGACACCAGGAAGAGAACAATTTATTTCATGGAGGAAATTAGAATGACTGATAAAAAAATATTTTTTCATCTATGGAGAATTTATCAAAGAATCTTTAAGCAAAATTATATTCATAAAAGTTTTATCAAAGGAAAAAATTTTAAAATTGGAAAATTTTGTATTATCGAAGAAGGTGTGATTTGTGGAGACGATGTATCTCTAAAAAATTATGTTTTATTACAAGAAAATACATGTATTTTTAATGGGGTTTCAATCGATAGTTTTGTGAAATCTTCTGGTGATAATGTGGTTGGTTCAAATACAACTTTGAGATTTAATTCTACAATTTGTAGAAATATCCATATAGGACATAATTGTTTTTTATCTCCAAATGTTATGACAATATTTTCTGATGTTAAGGGGGATCATTCAAAATATATAAAGATAGAAAAAAATTGTTATATAGGTACAAATGCTGTGATCGGTCCAGGAGTTCATATTGGTCATAATACAATTATTGGAGCGATGAGTTTTGTAAATAAAAACTGTGACAAAAACTCTACATATATCGGCATTCCTGCAAAGAAAGTGATAAATAAAAATGATTGAAATGTCATTATTTAAAGATTTATTAGATAAAAAAACATGCTCAATAAAATTTTTGAAACCAGACTGCGTTTCATATATTAAAGATTTGACATATTTAAAATATCTAATTGATATAAATTTTCCTGTTCATATTTTAGCTGATGAAAAATTAGAGTTTCATTTAGCAGATAGTAATGACAATTTTTTAAACCATAAATTTGTTAAATTTTATTTTGTGTCCAATGTATTATATTCATTTTCAATTTTACATAATTTTATAAATAGAAACAAACCAAGGGCTAAAATATCAATAGGAAAAAATGGTTCAATTCATATAAGTTCTGTGTTAGGAGCTGAGGGATTACATTTAGCGTTTGGATTAGATGATTCCGAAAATAAAATTAAAATTCAAATGATTCATATAGGAAATTTATTTATTGGAGATAATGTGATTATTGGGGCTCACTCTGTAATACATAGAGGAGTTTTAGATGATACGATCATTGGAAATAATATATATATTGGAGCCCTTTCTAATATTGGGCACAATTGTATTATTGAAGATAACACAGTAATTGGAAATGGTTGCATAATTTCTGGGTCAGTTAGAATAGGAAATAATTGTTGGGTTGGGGTGGGAACAAATATAAAAAATAAAGTTTCTATCTGTGATAATGTTATTATTGGAATGGGATCAAATGTTTATAAAAATATTACGGAGTCTGGAATTTATTATGGGACTCCATTAAAAAAACAAAAAGAATATATAGAAAATTGGAATTTTTGAAGGAGTGAATATGAAAAGAATTTTAGCAATTGGAGCTCATTTTGATGATATAGAAGTTGCATGTTCCGGAACATTAAATAAACATATAGATAAAAATGATGAAGTTTATTTAGCAATTTTAAATAGTGATGAAACAAGAACTGGAGATCCAGAGATAAGAATTCAAGAACAAATATGTGCTTCCGATTTAATGAAAATTTCAAGAGATAGAATTTTTCTTTTTACTGGAGATATTTTAGACCCATCAGATATTATAGGTGAATTAGATTTGATTAAGCCAGATATTATTTTTTCAATGTTTGAAAAAGATAGCCATCAGCATCATGTTCAAGCCGCTTTTATAGGCCGGTCGGTAGGAAGAAAAAGAAATTTGACAACATTCTTTTATTCCAGCGGTTCAACATATGATTTTTATCCTACAGTTTATAATATAATTGATAAAGAAAGAAAAAGAAAAATTGTTGATTGTTTTAAAAGTCAACTTGAGTTAAATGCAATTAATCACAATCTTATAGATAGAAGAGAATCTTTTTGGGCAAGTGAAATATCCACTGAGCCTGATTTATACGCTGAAGGCTTTATCGTAAGAAAACTTCAATATCCTTTTTAATTAAGGGCGTGAACAATGATTGTTCAAAAGAGAATTGATAAAAAAGGTCGAGTTTTTAGATATTCAGATTTGTTAATATCTGACATTGTTTTTGATATTAATAAAGATCTAAAAAATAGATATGGAGAAATGACATATCGAATTCTTTTTAAATATAATAAAGAATTAAAAAGATGTACTTATTATTGTCAAGTTAAAAGTATATTTTTCTGGAGAAATATTAAAGCCAAAGAAATATTGATTTTAAAAAATATTAAAGGTCCAATTACATCTGATAATCCGTATGTTTTATCAAAAAAAATCATTCCTATTTTTCAAGCTATAAAAGTTCAAAAGAAAATAAAAATAACTGGAGAACGATAGAATGGGTATAGAAAAGAAAATAGAAAATAATTTTAAAGATTTATATGAAAAATATTTTGAAGGGATTATTGATGAATATAATGAATATATTACAACCATCTCAAGTGGAGGTGCGGCTGCGTCAATTGAATGTTCAGTTTTTCTTTTGATTTTAATGGAACTTTTTAATTGTAAAAGTGTATTGGATTTAGGCAGTGGTTTTTCATCTTATATTTTAAGATTTTATCGAAAGCGTTATGGAACCAAAGATATGAAAATTTGGTCTATAGACACTGATAAAGATTGGTTATTGAAGACAAAAAAATTTGTTGAGAAAAAGGGTTTATTAGATGAAAATTTTTCAGTCTGGAATAAATTTAAAAATGAAAAACGAGATTTTGATTTAGTATTTATTGATATAGATCAAACAAAAAATAGACCCGATCACATTCCAATTATTTTAGAAAATTTTGTGACAGAAAAAACGATTGTTCTTTTTGATGATTTTCATAAGAAATGGTATACTGATAAGATTATGCCTTTTATAGATAAAACATATTTATATAATAGTTATGATATAAAAAAATATACTTTGGAAAAGAATAGGGGAAAAATGATTCGGTATTGCTGGCTTTCTACCAATTTTCAAAAAAGAGGTTAAGATATGAGAATTTTAGTTTTAAGCCCAAATTTAATTGGGCGTTATAATTGGGGGCATCAGAGATTTAGAAATGATATAGCTAAATTTCATGATGTAGTTTTTTATGGTTCAGGGTTTCCAAACTTTGATCCAAAAAAAAGAGTTATGGATGTTATAAACGAATATGGTAATAATTTTGATTTTGTTTTTACATGTGGCTTAAGATATACTTTAGAATTTAATGGATTGGAAGATGTTAAACATATTCCAAAGGTTCATTTTGTTGTTGATTATTTTCCAAAACATCCTTCTGGTTATAAAGGAAGTTGGCCAAGACAACATGAATTTATGAAAAAAAATAAATTTGATTTATTTTTTGTTAGACAATATAGACAGGTTGAAGATCTTAAGAAAAATGGAATAAATGTTCCATCTTATTTTTTACCATTTTCTTCTGATATGGAAGTTTATAAAAGACTTGGGTTAGAAAAAGTTTTTGACGTAATTACAAGTTCGACACAAAGATCAGATGTTTATCCTAATAGATCTAAAATAAATAAAATGCTTTCTAAAACAAAATTAAAAGTTTATATGAGAAGGGTCACTCATCAAGCATATATTAACGCAATAAATCGCTCAAGTATTGCTGTGATCTCAAATAATATATTTGGCTCATTTAATATGAAATATAGTGAGTTTCTTGGATGTGGAACTTTTGTTTTAGCAGACCGTCCCCCCGATCTAGAAAGAATTGGGTTAGAGGACGGCAAACACTTGGTTATATATTCTGATTTAATTGATTTAAGAAATAAAATTTTTTATTATTTAGAACATGAAAAAGAGAGAACTAAAATAGCCAAAGAAGGAAATAAATTTGCACAACAATATTTAAGTAATGATTATAGGATAAAAGAAATGACTAAGATTATAAAAAAGGAGCTTTTCTAAAAAATGAAAAAAGAGATGCCTCCAGAATATTATGATAAGGTATATAAAAATCCTAAGCATTTAAAAAATATTGAAGAAAGTGGATATTATGAATTGTATAAAAAAGCTGTTGACTCTATTCCAACAATTTGTTCAGAACGAATAATTTTAGATGTTGGTTGTGGCACTGGAAAAATAGCAAGTCTAATAAAGAAAAAAGGATTTAAGAAATACACAGGAATTGATTTCTCTAAAACTGCAATTAACATAGCTAAAAAAATGTATCCAGAATTTAATTTTGAGAACATAGATCTTTTTGAATTTCATAAAAAGAATGGTTTTGAAAATTATAACACTTTCATTTTATTGGAAACATTAGAACACATTCAAGATGACATAAAGGTATTAAGTCTAATTCCAAAAAATTCTGTCATAATTATTTCAGTTCCTAATTCTAATTTTGAATCTCATGTTAGATTTTTTAAAACAATTGAAGAAGTTCTAGATCGTTATAAAAATATTTTTGATAATAGATATATTCAAAGATACACAATAGAAAATCCAAAAAAGCCAGGAAAAAAAATCTTTTTAATTTCTGGATTTAAAAGTTAGGAAAACTTAAAAATGTCATATCCCGAACATCCAGATACAATAATTATTAAAAATAAATATTATCCAAAAGGTTTAACTGAGATAGATATTTGGAATTATTATCAAAAAGAAAAAGTGAACTTATTACAAGAATTAAGTAGACATAGGGCTATGATTTTTTTAGCTACAAATGAAAATGAATTTATAGTTAAGAGAAAATTGAATAATGATTATATAAAATTTTCATCTTCGAATTATGATAAAATTATGTCTGGAAGAACCGTCTCAATTCATACGACTATGGAAACACATGAGAATTTTTGCATTGTCGATATTGACACCGAAAATTGGACAATGGCAAAATACGCAGCGATAAAAACATATGAAACATTAACAGATGCGTCATTTTTTCAAAAGGTTGAAATTAGGTACACAGGAAAAAATAGTTTTCATTTAGTTGGATATTTAGCAAGAAAAATAAATATCGATTCATCAAGATATTTATTAGAACATTATTTGAAAAATAGTGATTTAAAAAAAGAATTTACAATAAGTCATAAAAGAACAAAAGATATTGTAAATTTAGATCTATGGGCATCAAATAAATATAATGGAAATTTTATAACTTTAAATAGTTTATCTGTTTGGGGTTTAAAATGTATGAGAGTTGAATATAATGAAATTAAAAACTTTGAACCCATGAAGGCCACAATAAAATGAGAAAAAAAATATTTTGGATGTTTAGAACCGATTTGAAGAATTTAGAATACTACCATAAGTATACCAATCAATTGGATTTTTTTAGAAATTGTCATGACTTTTATTTGATGATGCCTTTTTATTTTTATCAAGAAGGAATTTTCGATGAAGTCATCATTTGGAGATTAACTGATAAACCAAAAGAGTCTATAATTTTTGAATTTGATAATCGAAGATATATTCAAAAATGGGTTAAGTCTTTTGATGAATGTTTTAAAGAAAAAGAAAAACCTGATATAAGTTTTTTTAGAGGAGGATTTAAATCATATTGTGAAATTACAAAAAAGAATCCTAAATTCTTTGGATTAAAATTATATCTAGGATCTTCAAAAAGAGTCAACCCTGTATATGGGGGAATTTATGACTATATTTTAGTCGAGGATAATTCTGAATTATCAAGTCCTAAACATTTACCATTTTTTAAAACAGCAAGCCCTGATGTATTTTATCCTATTAAAAATAAAGAATTAAAATACGATATTTGTTGGCCATGTAATTTTACACAAATCGGATATAAAGGACAAGAATATTTTATTCAAAAAATTTCAAATTCAAAATATTTAAAAACATTACAAATTGTTCATTGTGGAAATAAACCAGAATTGGGAAAACAACTTTGTAAAAAATATAACGTTAATAATATTGAATTTATTGGATCTATAGATAGAAGAACTATGAATGAATTATTGAATAAATCTAAATTAGGATTGGTTACTTCAAATAAGCAAGATGGATGTCCAAGAGTTTTAACAGAAGTTCTTATGGCTGGAACACCTTTGCTTGTTAGAGACACAACAAGATTTCTAAATTTTTACAAAAAAATAAAAGGGGTTTTTATATTCGATGAAAATAATCTTGAAAAGATAATTTTTAAAGCCATAAAAAATTTAGATATTTTAAAACAAAATTTATCAAATGAAGTTCAAGATGGAAATCTCAATTTTATAAAAATTTGCAAAAAAAATTTAGAATTATGGAAATAAATAAAAATGTTTATTCGCCAATGGGGTCCGGTTAGACATAGACCCCATTGGCGAAAGATTTCTTAGTCAATAACCTCATACAAAAATGTCGTGCCTGCAATGAGTTTTCGGTTATTTGAAGTTGACTGAATAAATACCCTCCAATTTGATAGTTCAATATTTGGAAGTCTTTCAGTTATCCCTCCACTTGCCGTTTGAGGTTTAAGGCCTAAAATAAGTCGAGCTTCTTTTCCACCAAAAAATTCTCCTGTCCTTTTATTCATTAAAATGATTTCTTTGTATTGCTGTACTTTAACTGACTTTGAGAGTTCATAAAAACCTCTACCTTTTTGAAAAGGAATTCCTTGAGACGAAACAAACGTTTTTATATCAATGGTTGAATCGACAGGAATAACTTGAAATCTTCCTGAAGGAATAATTTCAAGACCTTCAGGGAGATTTTTAAATTCTCCTGATTTTTTCGTTACCCTTCGAATATCTCTATATGATGTTCTTTTCGGTTTTTCAAAATATGGATCTTCATATTCAAAATCATACTCGGAATAATCTTTTTCAATTGAAATTCCTCTGAGGGCATCAAATGATTTTTTAAGAGAAACTGTCATAAAACCTGATCTTTCAATTTCATCATTGAATTGATTTAATGAATTATTTTGATTATAACAGACTCCCATAATTAAATTCATAATGTCAGAAAATTGTTCAAGAGTTAAATAGAACCCTCCTGTTTTATTAGCAATTTCCATATAGAATGGTTTTGAGTGTCTTCGAATTCCTGGCATTGCATGAACCCCATAAACTTGAATTCCCATCTCTTTTAAAAGATCTAATTCTTTTCTCCAATCAATTTTTTCAGTGTTCATATTATAATGTGGAGGGTGTGGAATATCATCTCCAATGATGACAATCAATTTTTTGCTTCCAGGAGTCCATGAAATTTCAGTTCTTGCCTGCCTTAGAACTTTTTCATAACATTCGGGACTGTCGCCCCCACCAGTTGGACCAATGTTCATAACAAAGTTTGTAATATTTGTCATATTGTTGCTCAGATTTAAAAATGTCGTAACATAGGTTCTATTTTTATCACAATAATCTCCATGGGCCAAGACTGAGATTCTTAAATTTGGTATGTCCTTAAAAAGTCTCTCAATACTTTGTTTAAGAACTCTTCGAACTTGTGATAGACAGGGATACATACTTCCTGTCGTATCAAAACTGAACAAAATCTCGATCAGATCGCTCATGGGGTTTCCTCTGGTTCTTTTTTAGTAGTTTTTTAGAACATTTAGAATTAGATTTAAAAAAAATAAATTTTTGTGTTAGGGCCTGGAGCGGTGATGTGTGCAATGCCTTCTTGCACGGTTTGGTGTTCCCGCTCCAGGCCCAACCCTTTTCTTTTTGGGCGGTGGGGTAGACCGATGCAACTCACTCGGATTTGTACCCCACCGCCCAGGACCCTTTAGACGTCTAAAGAGCCCTTGGTGAAGGAAAGTTTTATGCGGTCTTATGGCAGAGGCCCATGTAAGTGAGTTTGCCGGCCAGCAAGGTGGTTCCCCCAAGATCTGTTAACTTGGGGGAACCCTTTCCTTCATTCTTTTAATGGGGGAAGGTTTGGATGTGGACTTACAGACTTTCCCCGTGAGGGTATTCGCTGTCGCCTTAACATGAAGTCATCAAGATACAAGCGCCTTGACGCACTTCCCTTCCCCCATTTGCTTCGGCCGTTGGGCTCTTGGCAAGTCCAGCGGCTAATCCCAGGCTGAGGCCGTAGCCCGGGAAAAACCACACAAATTCTACTTCGCCTAATTCCTTCCGTGCCCTGCCGGCCTCCAGAAGGTTTCGGACATGATAGAATTCTACTTCACGGCTTCCTTGATCTTGTCCTTGGCGAAGTCCTGGATCTCGTCGACGTACTTCGTTCCGCTGTCGACCGATCCATCCGCTTTGAACTTGAGGGTTTTTTCCTGAGCCGGGAAGTCAACCCAGGACTTGAAGGAAGGGGGGCCGCCGAACAGGCCGGAGAGGAGGGTTTTTTCCTCTCCGTAGACCATGGGGCCAAACTCCGTTGTCCCAAGGGGAACCACGATTTCATTCCTGTTCTCAACTACCCACCAGGGCTTGCTGATGCCCTGGCTGATCATCCTCTTGATCAGCCAGGACATGGTTGTCTCGGGACCCAGGACCATGCCGGCAGAGGTGATTGGCGCAATCACTGCTCCCTCCACCAGATCCCGGTATATCGTCCACGGGAAGACGACGCTGTCCTGGCCATTCTCCTTGGCCTGGAAAACGAGGCCCTTGAGGATATGGGGATTCTTCATCCCCTCCTCGTTGGTGATCACCTGCATCCCATCGACCGTCACGAACCTGAAACCGAGGAACTCCGGATTCTTCACCTCAGCCCGGAGTTCCTCAACAACGTCCTTGGCGAGCTGGTTTTCGCCGGAGATCGCCTTCAAGGCCAGATACATGTCCTTGGCCCCGGTGAGGCTGTTTCCCACGGAGCTCGCCACGTCCTTCATGCCTTGGGAGCTGAAGCCCCCGAAGGCCGCGAAGAGAACGATCATTCCCAGGATCATGACCAGGGTGATCTTCATCGTCCGAAGGACCTTTGTGGTTGTTTTCTTGGCCACATGTTTCAGGTATTCCTTCGCCTTCTTGTTCTCCGTACCCTTCTCTTCTCCGACTTGGCATCCATCTTCCATTGTGTCCTCGCTTTCATGTAACATTGTTTTGGGTGAATTACACAATGAACGCCATTCTTTATCTGGCGTTGGTAAATGAACTTCCTATTCGGAAAGAAGGCCTTTTTCTCGGGCCATTCTTAGAATTGCGAGTTGGTTGATAAGTCCAGCATCTCTGAATATTTTAATATACTTAACCAAGTCTAAATATATTTCTTCATAAGGTTCAATTTCTTTTTTCATCTTTATACAGTCTTCAATCCTATGTTTTAATAAGTGCTCGAAAATTGTATATAATTTTTCCCATTTTCCCATAGTAAAAAGCTTGTTTATATTTTCGATTATTTCGGAAAAGAGATGATTTGCAAATTCATTATGATTTTGTGCACAGAATATCATAAACAATTTATTAATTGAATCCATGGTTGCATTAGGAAATTTATTGACATCTAATAGCGCAAATAATGCATTTCTTTGATCGACTCCCAATTGGTTTATGATATCATTCTGTTCCTTTGTCAGCTCTAACATGTTCTTTCTCCTTAAACTATTGGAGTTTCATTTTTATCATCATCCTTGGTTATCAATTGAAATATGAGTTCAAAGATTTTTATCAAAATCTCAAGGGAGATTTTTAAAATTAAACCTATTAACGTTACCATTGAAGCAAATACGCTTTCAACCACAAAGGCGATTATTTTGAGACATAAATCCATTATTGACTCAAATCTAAAACTATTTTGTTTTGATATTTAATAATTTCACAAACCATATTTGGCAAAAGCACATATAATCTAAATGTGTCCAAATGCATCACTATATCTTTTAAATCTGTTTTCAAGAATTTATCTTTTTTTCTTTTGATTCGAAATTTATCTCCAGGTTTAAGATCTTTTATTGTTATCTCTTTTACAGTACATGATGAACTGTTCATCTTTTTCTCCATGTCTGGGATTGACTCCACTGGGGCCGGATTGATTTCCTAATACCAATCCGGCCCCCTCTGCTTATCTGTTGTTTTCTTCCCATCTCCGGAAGGCGATCAACAGATATCCCGCGTTCCCACCGAAAGGGCAAGATTCCCATCCCTTCCAGGTTCCAATTCTTTTAAAGGTTGCACATCCCGGCGGGGATGCGTCATTACATTCAACCACCTTGGAAAAGGGAACTTGAAATCTCCCTAATCCAGCCCCTTGGAGACAGGGATTTTGAATCATTGAAGACTCCATTTGAGGGTTGATAATTACGCAAACATCCATTCGAAGGGAACTGAGAGGTTTCCCTTCTTCTGATTCTTATTATACCATTTATCTGCTTCTCTCTCCGAGACCACCCTTTCCTCCATGAGGTCACCTTTTTTGTTTCTCTTGGAAAGGATGAAAGTACTGCTTTTGAGAATGAGTTCTTCAACCGTTTCCTCGGTATGAACGACAGCGATTATATCCGACATTGTTATGTCCTCTCTGAGGGTTGATATAGGAATGAAAACCACATAAACAACTCATAACTCATTTATTAATATATATAGAAAGTAAAAGAATAAATGAAAAAAAGAAGGTATTTTTAACCTAAAGAACAAATTAAAAATTTGAATATTTTGGTTAAGAAAAAGTTTTTTAGATAAAGAACAAATTAAAAAATAGTTTTCCTCAAATCGTGAAAGGCTAAAAAATGGGAACTGATAGCACATGTGATCTGGTTATTTTGTATAGTGGTGGTGCGGATAGCAGACTTATGATCGAATTTGCTTTAGGTACAAAAAAGAAACCATTTGGTGTTTTAATTGATTATGGGCAAAAACATATTGAAGAATTGAAATATGCAGAATCTCATTTATCTGAAGGAAATATTCCATATAAGATTTTGAAAGTAAATTTAGGAGAAAATATTTCTAGTGGTTTAACTGGAAATTTAGTTTCAGGAAAATATGGAAATGCTCATCCAATGCACGTTCCTGGAAGAAATACAATCTTTTTGGGTTTGGCCTTATCCGTTGCAGAAAGTATGAATATTAAGACGGTTTGGATTGGGCCGGACTTTTCAGATTATCTAAATTCTTTTCCAGATTGTTCTCAAGAATTTATTGGACGAATGAATAATGCATCTCAAATTTCTCCATCTTATCCCATCAATATTGAAGCTCCATTATTAGGAATGACTAAAGAACTAATTAAATCTCTTCTTTCAAATCAATATCAAATTAAAGAAAATACCTATTATTCTGGTTATGAACCTCCAAAGAAAGGCTAGTTTAAAAATGTGGAAAACAGAACTATTATTAAATAAAGAATTAACAGAAGAACTATTTAGAATTATTGTAAATATTAAAAATAGAACTTATACAAATCAAGAAAGTCTTGAAAGAATTGTTGAGGTTTTTAAAAAAGCTTTTGATTCTTTATTTATTAATGAGCCGGTAAAACCAGAAGAAAAATGTTCTTGCTCTAAAGATGATGGATGTTCTAATTGCGGAGAAAATTCAAATCTTCAAAAAGAAAAAAATGTAATGTTAAAATCAGGAATTTTTAATGATAAAAAAATGTTTAATGGGTTAGGTTTAACATTAAATGAGATTTTTACTATTTATAATGAAATATTAAATTGTACTAAAAGTTCAGAAGTTCAACATGAAATTGACAAATCATGTAAATTTATTATGAAGTCAATTACTAATCAATTAAATAAAAAAGATGAAAATAAAGATGGTAACGTTGATCATTTAACAGCTTATATTCCGCCATTTGATTCTAAAATCATTGAAGAAATTAGAAAAGAAAAAACTGATAAGGAACAAATTAAAAATAGTCAGGAAAAAGAAATTAAAATCTGTCATTGTTCTGAAAATGAAAAGTGTGAAGCATGTAATAATATATTGAATGATCATGATGAAGAAAAAATTGCTTTTTATATGGCTAAGTCTTTTTTGCCCTATGACGTAGTAAAACAATGTTTAAACTTTCTTCCAGAAATTGAAGATTTCAAAGAATTTCCTCAGCCTTCCGAATCAGAAAAACACCCTTTTAATGTTTCATGTTTAGAAAGCATGAAAAATATTAACAAGGAACAAATTAAAAAATCTTCAAATGATATGAAAATTAAAAATAGTCAGGGAAAAGATATCAGTATGTATAATACTGGTCTTTCAGCTAAAAGAGAAAATTGGGCAGCTTTTGCAAAATTAATTGCAAATCAATTTGAACATGGCGGTGAAAAATATGCATTAATCAATGATATGGAACATACAGATTTTGTTTGTCTTTTAAGTCCAGGAAAAACTGGAGTCGATTGGATTATTCAAACAATTGTAAAATATTGTGGAAGATTCTTGAATCAAAAAAGAGAAAAAGATCTTTTGAAAATTGCAACGTATTGTTTTTTAGCTTGGATTAAATGTGGGTTTCATTTGAATCAGGATCATGATGAAGATGTAAAGAAGTCAAATAACTAAAAGAAAAGGATTTAAAAAAAGAAATGAAGTTCAATGTTTTCATGACTGGTTTTTCGGCTAAGGAATCTGGAGAAATTATCCAAAAGTATGGCAAGACTCAAAACATCTCTGCGATCAATGATATTATGGGAGATGGCGATTATCATATTGAAATGTCCAAGAATAAGATTGAGAATGCAGATTTTCTTTTGGTAGGAAGTTTGAATAAGATGATGTCAGGAATGCAGATTTATTTCGCTCGGACTTTGAACAAGCCAGTCGTTTCGGTTGATCCCGACGATTCCGAAGTTTGTAATCTTTGGTTTTTGGATAACGTGACAAAGACCGTTGTTTCTGTCGGGGATTTCTTCAAGTATTTGAGTGAGTTTTAATTTTTGGCTTGAATTCTCTGTTGGGGATTTCTTCAAGTATTTGAGCGAGTTTTAGATATGATATCCGGTGAGATTTCTAAGGAATCTTTTGATAAGAAAGTGAGTGCGAAAATGAATAAGGGAAAGCAAGTGGATTCTTTTCCGGGAACGGGAATTAAGATTGGATCGGGAATGGAAACTAATGAAGCGAAGGAAACGTCTGCGGGAATTAATATGGGCGAGATAGCAAAAGATAGAGATATGAATAAACTGAACCTTGGAGATGGAAGGTTTGGCTTGGAAGATAGAGATGTGGCAACAAAGCTTCTCGATAAAAATTTTAGTCCCATGATAATTCGAAAATATACACGAATTGGGTTTCCACTTTTTGTTAGCTTAATTTGTGATGAGAATTTGGATGATTTGGATAATGTAGTTCATGACTGTATAGATTTTTGCAGAGATAATAATATCTTAAGAAACAATATTCAATCCCTCAGAAATTTTACTGGAATTTTATCTGATACAATTAATACGCATTATGATAAAAAGAAACGTGGCTGTGTTGAGTCAATATCCATAATTTTATATGCTGACAAGCTCCTGCTGAGTTCACTTCAAGGCGACGCGATGAATTTTTTAGCTTGTCGAATGGAACTTTATGAATCTTTGAATTTGATGGCTAAGATTTAAGAATTAATTTCATATCGACACCCATTATGAATAAGAACAAAATATAAATCATAATGGGTGTCGATATGAAAAGGAGCTTTAAAATGAGTGAAGAAAATTTTCCTTTATGTGATTGTGGGTGTGGAAAAGAAGTTACTAAAAAAACTAATAAATATTTATGGGGTCATAATAAGAATGTGGTTACTGATGAAACTCGTCAAAAATTAAGAGATGCTAATTTAGGGATTACTTTAGAAATGCGACATGGTGAAGAAAAAGCAAAAGAAATAAAGAGAAAAATTGGATTAAAGAGCAAAGAAAGAATTCCTTATCAAAAAGGAAAAACTTGGGAAGAATTATATAGTAAAGAAGGGTCAGAAAAATTAAGAGAAAGATTAAAAGAAACCCATACAAATAATCCAATATTTAAAGATCGCAAGGGGCCGAGGAATCCATATTATAAAGGAGCTAAGGATAGTCTTTATAAACATTGGAGTCCAAAAATAACAGAAGATAAAAATAGAGAAAACAAAGATAAGAAAATAGAAGTTAAATGTACATATTGTGGAAAGTGGTATGTTCCAACACAAATTGAATTAGATAATAGAATTGGAGCAGTTAGAAAAAATAATGGAATAGGTTGTAATTTTTATTGCTCTGGTGAATGCAAAAAATTGTGTCCAGATCATTATCAAGTGTTGTGGCCAAAAAATCACAAACCGTATAATATTAAGAAAGATGATACGCCCAATCTAACAAATGAACACGGACATAATTTCTCAGTCGAAGTCAATCCCCTCATCCGAAAACTCGTCTTTGAAAGAGACAATTGGGAATGTCAAAGATGCAATGTCCAAGAAAGTCTTCAATGTCATCATATTGACCCAATCGCTCTTAATCCCGGCTTCGCAAACGACATAGATTCTTGTATCACACTTTGCATAGAATGTCATCAATCAGTCCATAAAACTATCGAAGGCTGTGGATACAACGATCTCAAAAACGAAAAACAAAATCGAATTCAAGGCTGTCCTGAAAAGCAAGAGGTAACAAATGGCGAAATATAAAACTATAAATAACCTTCTTCAAAATAATAATGATAAAATGAACGCAGTCATTTTTTCTGGATTTGAAAATGGGATTCCTCAAGTTGTGGTTAGACCGATTTTATTTTGGGGAATTTTCGATATTGAAGATGATGAAGATAAAAATTTTTTAGAACAAGAAATAGTGGGAATGATATATTATAGTGGGAAAATCGGACCTTGTACAGATTCAAAGATTTTTATGACTTATGTTTCTTCTGAAGATGAATTAGAACTTTTGATCAGTTCTTTAAATGAAGAAGATTTTAATGAAATGATAAATCCTGGAGAAAAGGAAGAAGTGAAAGAGGAAGGTAAAATTATCAATATAGATTTCGGAAAGAAGAAAACATGAATGTGATTATGGCTCCACATCCAGATGATGAGATTATAGGTTGTTTTGAGATTTTAAAAAAAGGAAATTGTGTAGTTAATTTTACAACAAAATTAAATAAAGAGAGAGCGGAAGAATGTTTGAATTTGAGAAATCATTTTGATGTTAAATTTATATATTTTCAATATTCTGTTCCTCCAGCTTTTTTATCAATAAAAAATACTTTTTATTTTCCACATCCGATTTATGAAACTCATCCGGAACATAGATTATTGGGACAACATGGTGAAAGGCTTTTAAGAAATGGTTACAATGTAATTTTTTATTCGACAATAATGAATGCGCCTTTTATATTTGAAACGCCTTTTTCAGAAGAAAAGAAAAAGGTTTTAAATTTATTGTATCCAAGTCAAAAATCTTTATGGGAATATGATTATAAATATTTCTTGTTTTCAGGGTATGACAAATGGCTTATTGAATTAGGAAATGAAAATGGCTAGATTGATTTTTGTACCACAACTTCCTATAAAGATGAGATATAGCGAATGGTGGTTTACAGAGTTTCCAAAGAATGTTCAAGATGCTTTTAGCGAAGTCATTGTTTTAGGAAAAAATAATATTCCTCAAAATGCTGATAATTCGGGATTATTTTCTAATACAGAAATGGCTATTAAATTTGAGCTATCTCAAGTTGAAGAATATCTTGATTTAAAACTAGAAAAAAATGATGTTTTATTTCATGCTGATTTAAGTTTTCCAGGAGTTTTTCATTCAGTTTTATTTCATAAAAAACCAAAGTTAAGTTTATGCTTTTGTCATGGCTCATCATTAAATAAATATGATTATTTTCAAAAAGTAAGAAAAGAAAAATATTTAGTTGAACAGGGCATGGCAAATAATTATGATTATATTTTAGTTGGAAGCGTTTATCATGCCCTTAAATTAAAAGGCATAAAAAATATAATGATCACAGGACTTCCACAACCATATGATATTTTTAATGATGAAATATTCAATTCAAATAAAATAATTGACATAACTTCTGTGTCTAGATCTTGTATACAAAAATCTACAAAAAAAATAGAGAGAGAAATAGAAAAAGAATTTAACACAAAAATTATTAGAAAATCATTTGACTCATGGAAAGATTATTATCAACATTTAGCAAATTCTAAAATTCTTTTAATTTCCTCAAAAGAAGATACATTTAATTATTCAATTTTAGATGCATATTTAATGGGTTGTATCCCTTTGGCTCCAAATAGATTAGCTTTTCCCGAATTATTACCAAGAGAATATTTATATAATAATATTGAAGAATTAAAAGATAAAATTAAAAAAATTTTTAGAGGAGAATTAAAACCGTTGAAAGAATTAAATAATCAATATAAGGTTGATCACTTTTATGAAATCTTTGAGAGCGTTATAAATGAGACTTTAAATTAACAAAACTTTAAAACATAGTATGACCTCAAGACAGGGATAAGGGAATTTCAAAAGTCCCTGTCTTGAGGTCTTCTGAATATCATTAATTCCAGATGAAAAGTATTCCTACTAACCAAAAAAATGGAATGAATTCACTCGGATCTTTTTGAAACATCAAAACTGCTGCGGCACTAATTGCAATTGTCCCAACCCCTTGACAGGCTGGTTTCATGTCAAATCCTTTCTTAGAGAGAATAACCAATTCAATTCTTTATTATTTTTTGAATAATTAATTTTCTAAAGTATCGATTTTAATACCAACTAAATTTAGATTTTCATTAAGGATATGCAGGAATTTTTCCTTTCTTGCATTTCCCACGAATATTCCCATCCCCAAAGTTATCAACAATGGAGAGCCGTTTGTCAGACCAACCACTTTTTTGGAAAGTTCATCCATTGACACCTTATCAGATGCCTTTAGCCATAGAAGAGACGTCTGGATCAAAGGCAGTATGGATTCTTTTGAGCCACGATAAGAAATTATATCTTTACACCCGCAAACTCTGGTGCTCAATTTAATTTCAGTAATTTCAGAAATATTTCCCCCAAACATCAATTCCCATCTCACCAAATTTTTTATTGCATCCAGAACAAAAAATTCGGTTTTGACCGCAGGAATATTTTCCTTGTCTCTTGAGTCATTGAATATTCTGAAATTGGTTTTTGTTATTATTCCTTCCATTAGGTTTTGACCTTGTTCTGTTAGAGCCCCTCGGTCCATGCTTTTATCCCCCTTTTAATCTGAAGTGATTCTAGTTTTCTCAAAATTTTCCATTTTCGTATCATAAAGAATTTTTATCAATGAATTAAAAATCCATATACACATTAAGAATGTATGTCCAAAAGTTCCTAAACTAATTATATAAAATATCCATAATATATTTTTAAAATAGAATATAAAATCTTTTTTAAATTCAAGCTTCTTTTTCGTATATATAAATGCTAAATCAAATAAATTTTCCTTAAAGAATAAAATAGGCATAGAAACGATTAATGCTAAGGTAATGAGAATTGTATAGAATATGAACACATCAAAAAATATATAGTTTTTAAAATAAACACCATAAATAAATATTCCTAAAAATATCAATTGAAAAAACATTTGTGAAAAATATTTTTTTAGGTTTTCCATTCTTAGAATAGTCCTTTCATTAAGTGGGTATAAAAATCCTTCTCGTTTATTAATATATATAGTTAGAAATTAAAAAACAAAAAGAAAAATATTTAGAATAAAAGAACAAAAATTTAAAAGGATAAAAGATATGCCATTTAAGACTTTTTTTAATTGGCTTTTTGACGATTCAATCAATTCTGAAATTCCAAAACCTAAATTAAATGAAGAAGGTAAAGTTTTAATTCCTGATATTTTGAAATACAATTCTCCAATCACTCATACCTATGTAATTTCTTTATTTTTAAATAGTCCTGAATTAAATCATTTTTTAAATAAAAAATTTAATAATATCAATTTAAGATATTTAGAAAAAAAGGAATTATTCTTATTCATTAAAAAGTGTGTAATTGATTTTAGAATTAAAAGAAATATGATGCTTTATAAACCTTATAAAAAACAAGAAGAATTATTTAAAGGTTTAAGAAGTAAAATTCCTTTATTAAAAAATGATGATATAGAATTATTATCAGACCTTTGTTTAAAATTACCAGATGAAGAAAAAGATGAAATATATTCTGGATTGGGCTTATTGAAGGAAAAACCAGTTAAAACAAAAATCAAAAAAGAAACTAAAAAGAAGCAAAAAAATAAGATTAGTAAAGATGACTTCTTAAAAAATATAAGTGTGATTAAGAAATAGAATTTTGGATGGATGGGCCCCAAAGGCGGAATGACGGCGCCGGTTGGGGCCCATCCAGAATTACTAGGCAAAGGCCTGCGAGAGCAAAGGGGTTTCTCTCAGCTGCAGGCCTTTGCCTTTCTGCGGTGAAGCGATCTAAGTCTTCCAATCCACGAGAGCCCAGCGTCCCAGGTCTCTTGGTTTGGGATTGGATAGCCTTAGACCATCTTTCGCTTTTTCATGGCACGCCCTTTCAAAGTTGGGGTTGGTTTTCACTCCAGGTGCTCCGGACTTCTGGCGGTCAGTGAAAAGCTATCCGTGTTCTAAACAGGAAAAACCTCAACACGAGGTATTTCATCCTGTCTCCTTTCGATGATGGTTCATTCCAAGGTTTCCCAGAATTAAGTTTCCCTTGTCTAAATGAAACGTGGCTGGAGATCACAGGGCGTTGCCCAAGCGTAACGGATAAGAGGAAAGTCTAGATCTTCTTAACTAACAGATCCGAAAATTCCTTAGTTCCGTTTCTAGTGACCCGCAGTTTTCCCTCATGCCCTTGAGGACCACAAATTAACGATTATCAATATCCCCCATCTCTACTTCGTTTCGCTTCTCTTCATGACAAAACGGGGCTTGTTGAACCCCGGCTTTCCCTTGGAAGTCGGCCCTCCTCCCTCCATCTTGTTGATGGAGAAGGCCATCTTCCGTTCCTCCTTGTTGATGGAGACCACTTTGGCCTCCACGGAAGATCCGACCGGGAACGAGCCGGCGAGGTTCTTCGTCAGGTCCTTGGGGATCTCGGAAACGTGGACCAGGCCTCGCAGTCCGCCCTCAAGGGAGAGGAACACGCCGTAGTCGGCGGTCCCGGTCACCGTGCCGCAGATCTTCGTTCCGACGGGGAACCTTTCCCCGACGGTATCCCAGGGATCGGGCTCCAGTTGCTTGACGCCCAGGGCAATCCGCCCTGAAGAGGGATCGATCCGGATGATCTTGGCCCGGATCGTTTCCCCGATGTGATAAAGCTCAGCGGGCGTCTTGATGTGCCCGGTCCAGGAGATGTCCGAGATGTGGACCATGCCGTCGATTCCCTCATCGATGCCGAGGAAGATCCCGAAGTCGGTCATGGCCTTGATCTTGGACTCGATGGTGGTGCCCACCGGGTACTTCTCGCTGACGCTCTCGA